TTTTATACACCTCCCTGTCTTTCGGCAGTCTCCGTCTGCTGAAACAGTACGGACCGGGTTCTGGCTGATTCCTACAGGCCGCACGGGCGGTCTTCCGTCATCGGCCGGCCCGGATAACCTTTATAGCCGGACCTCTTATAATACCCCGGTAGTCTCAACATTTGTTTTCAGCGAAGTTACAGCATCTTTCCGGACAAACGCAAGATCCGGGTGAATTTGGGAAACAATCTCCAATCCTGCGGATAGTATTCTTTCCCAAAATCTTGCACGAAGTCCAGACAGAGCTGTGCACGGGCGAAAAAAATTGTTTCACCTTAAATCTTCGTTATTATGAATACATTTTCTTTCCCTCAGATTTCAGTAAATTACAAGGATGCCGATGCTGCAAAACGTACCTTGGTAAACTCCTCCAGAGTGAGCTACGACATCTTCAAGGAGGCATACGATGAATGTATGCAGCATCATGAGGAATGCTGGGTGATGTTCCTCAATCAAGCCAACAGGCTTCTCGGACTCTCCTGCATATCAAAATGCGGCATCAGCCAGACCGTTGTGGATGTCCGTATCATCCTGCAGACGGCTCTTCTGGCCCATGCCTCGGGCATAATCCTCAGCCACAACCACCCGTCAGGCAACATGGTGGCCAGCTCCAGTGACAATGCCATCACAAGCAAACTCAAGAAAGCCTGCGAAATCCTTGACATCACTCTCCTTGACCATATCATCCTCTCGGATACAGGCTATCTGAGCTACGCGGACGAAGGGATGCTTTGACAGCATCTCTTTTCACGGCAAATCCCGTTATACTGCCGCCCTCATGTGCGCCAGGCGGAGACTGTTATAAAACCTTCATGCACGACGGCAGCCCTGGGCTGCTGTAAGCACTCCGGTCCGGATCTGTGGCTGATGACGGAATCCGGCACGGGCCGTATTCTGCCATCGGCCGCTCCGGGAACCTTTATAGCGGCACCTGTTTTAACGCCGTCCGTCATAAGCCCCCGCCACCACCCTTATCCCTTTCTATTTTCCCTCTTGTATTGACATGAGAGTCATTTCTTCTTTCGTCGTCCTTCCCGTCGCCGCGTGGACTTTACTGGTGCGAATGTAGGCGGTCGAGCCTGTTCCCTCCGTTTTGAAGTGCATTTCCTGCAAATTCTTCCTTTCTCTGAAAGAGTAATTGGCAGGAAAAAACATCGGGAGAGGCTTTGACGACCGTCTATCGATGCACCGTAAATCCCGAAGCGGCTCCTCCGAAAAGGAGGCCGAACAGAGGGAAGAAAAACAAAATCGTTAAATATCAGAATTATGGACAAGGACATCAAAGAAAGCAGAGAGTACCGTCTCGCTAAAGACTGGGAAATGGCAGTCAACAATTACAGTTTCAATCCGGCTCGATTTGCAGCAGCAATACCGACCATGCACCCGACACTGCAGCAAAGCCTGTATAGGTTGATTAAAGAGTGCATCAAGGTTATGGCGGATGACAGCCGCAGGTACGACGAACGCAATATGGCTTCGCACGAGGAAGCGAAATGTATCATGGAGTACCTGAAAGAACACGGGAGAAACATACCATTAAAGTGATAGACCGATGAAAAAGAAAGAGGTGGAATTTGCCGGCAGAACTTATTCTTGCCGTGTGGTGAAATCAAATGAAGGTGAAGAACTCCTTATCGGCTCAACAGGTTTGCTTGACGCACTCCAGCCCGGTAGTTTCGACAGCGAGAACGAGGGCTTTGCGAGTAAGGAGGCTGAGAAATTATACGATGAGATTTTTTTCTTCACCGATGCCGGAAGTCTTGAGCTGCCGGATGACGAGCTGGTTGAGATGCTGAAAGAAGACAACCCGGAATGGTTTGAATAAAATGAATATATAAATCTATTAAAAATCAAGATTATGGATAAAGAGTATGTAATGAGAGTGGCTGCGACAATTCGCGAACAGCTGGTAACGATGACCGACACGCCGGTCCTTATGTCATGGGGCATCGGGGAGTTTATGGCAACAGTATTCAATGACCTGCCGGGACTGAAATTCCATGTAAACGGAAGACTCTTCCAAGGGGAAGTGCTGATCTGTCTGAACGGCTCGGACTATTATGAAGTATATCTCCGGAACGGGACAGACATAGAGTGCCTCAGTGACGAAGTCTGCTTCGATGAACTGGGAGAACTGATAGACCGCCATATTGAAAGCGGAACTGACAAAGAGGAATATGCACGCTTCTGTGAACAGGCAGCCATGTCATTCGGATTTGGCAATTGAGGAAGTACTGTACTTATAGGCTAACCCCGAAGGCTCGCATCTGAACCTCCGGGGTTATTGCTGTGTTATGGATGTGTTTTGTCCTTGTCTGTATCTTGATTCTCACACCGGTTCCCTTGTTTGTCAATGTAGTACCAGTCATCACTTTCCCAATACCAGTGCTCGCTGCCGGAGCCTGCCACCTCTTTCCGTTCCCCCGAATCGGTGACTTTCGCCTTGCCACCCTCGAATGGATAGCCGAAGGCAAAACGAGGACGGATGACGGTCTTGCCTGTCTCGTCTGCGTAACCGATACGCCCTTTCCGGTCCACTATGCGGTACAGTCCTTCACTTACATAGTCGTCTCCGTTGTCATATTGAAACGCTGCATAATGTCTTGCACTGCCGCAACTGCACAGCAGCAATACGGCACTCAGATAAATGATAATCTTGTTCATGATGCGGGTTGTTTTCATTTGATAATCTGTATTTGTTAATGTCAAGGCAGCAGGAACTGCATGTTGAAACGGCAGAACAGCATCCTTCTTTCCCTGATTATATTCATGTCTTCTTTTCTCCATATTCCATTCAATGATACCAAGTAAAAAGCCAGAAGATTAAACACAAATCAATCAGCCACAGACCAAGCGGCAATAGTAACTGAAGCCAGAAATATTTTTTATCCTTTTTTTTCAGGATATCGGCGGTAATAGGCTTGTTCTCTCGCTTTTGTGAAATATTTCTTTTCTATCCTGGAAAATTGACGGAAATACACCGAAAGATTCTCCCTTCTTTTTTACTCTTCAAAAAGCAGCAGATATTCCACCTTCCTTCTCCGCTCGATGCTCGGAACTACCTTGCCTTTATAGCAGCGGAAGGAAATGTACTCCTTGTAAATATCCCTGTTTCCGGCTTCCAGTTTTTGTATCAGCTTGCTTTTGGGAAAGTCTTTGCTACCTAAAAGCCGGTACGGGCCTACCTGGTAGGCAAGACACGAGAGCAACGTAGAATCACGCCCGAATCTGCTGAACAGACGGCAAAGTTTCATCATGTCCGCTCGCAGGATGGAGTCTCCCTGAGCTTTTGTGATGTCGTTGGTAAAACTCTCTCCGGGAAGAACCTTATGACCCCATCCCACATAGGGCCAATGTTTTTTCTCACCATGCCAACCCTCATAGTATTTCGTGCATCTGATTGCCCTCTCCAGCGGTGGCAGCTTGTATATGGACAGTTGGGCAGTTCCCGTTTCTGTCCCATGCCTTTCCTTCCCATAGACTGTTGCCACTGCAGATACCAGCAGTATGATGACAAACATCCTTACGTGCTTCATTTCGCACCCCGTTTGTTCAACACATCCTTGATCATCTCCTTCACGTCCTGACCCACCTGCACGAAGTTCTTGTACAGGATGCGTTCCCGTTCCTCCCTCGATTTGAAGGTGTAGAATCTCGGCAGCGGCACATACGCGGCTTCCTCTTTCTTTATCTCTCCCATATCGAAGTCCGTCTTGCAGAAAAACTTTGTGGTCTTGAACTCTTCCGACTCCTGAATGTTCATCGAGCCGCCTACGCCGGTCTTGGTTTTCACGAAGTCCCTCGCTGTCTGCCCGCATATCCATCCCGTTGCCATATCGGAAATCTTTGATGCCGGCACCAGACTGTCCATGTTCTCGTTCAGGTTAATGCTGGTCTTGTCACGGTCAATGGTCACGCCCTTCTTCACTTGCACGACCTTACCGAAAATGTCATTCGACAGCCATTCCAGTGTCTCTTTCGAGCGGGCCGAACCGCTGACCACGTTACCCACGGTCGTGATGATCTTCTGCATACCTACCTTGCCGTAGTCGGCCTCCAGCTGCGGCAGCTCCTGGAATCCCAAGGTCACGCTCACCTTGTTGCTTCGGGCAGTTCCTATCAGTCGGTCTATCTTGTGGAAATACAGCGTCGGCAGCTCGTCCACGATGATGCTCACCGGGATGTTCTTCCCTTGGCCTGTATTCACTCGGGTGACAAGACGGTTCAGGATAAGGGCGTTCAGCGCACCGATAATGCTCTCCATCTCCGGGTCGTTGGCGATGAGCAGGTAGCTCGGGTTCTTCGGATCGCTCACCTTCAGGTCAAAGTCATCCCCGTCACGGTGGAATATCCAGTACGATTCCTTGGTCGCCAGACGGGACGTATAGACACGCAGCGTACCGATCATACCTTCCAACTGCTCCATGGCCTTGTTCCTGAAGGCAGTCTGGAACGGCCCGAGCAGCGGTGCCACCTCGTTGTCAGTCTCCAGTACCTCAAAGATGGTCTGATAACTTTCGTTCAGGAACGATAATATGTGCGGCATGTCCGAATACTTTCCCAGCCAGTAGGCCGGCTCCACGATGTTGCCGCCCTCTTTGTCACGCACGACTCCGGTCGGCTTCCAGAATTTGGTTTCCGGGTCCTGACGTTTCTCCGCATACAGCATGTTTCCGTCCTTGTCATACGGCTCCCGTTCGTAATTGACAAAGAAATAGATGCAGGCAGCAAGGAAGTTCACAGCGGATGTCTGGAAAAACTGGTCGCTTCCGCCGCCACCTTCCTTCTTGCCCTTCTGCAATGACTCGAGCAGGGTTTCCGCCGTCTCACTGGCTGCCGCCAGGTTGTTGATGTATTTTGCCTGAATAGGATTGACACGACGGCTGTATTCCACGTCCACGAAGTTGATCATGTTGAACTTGCACCCCTTGGGAACTCTTCCAAGTTTCTCGTTCAGCTTGTAATGGTAGTAAAGTTTCGTGGCAAGTGTCGGGAATTTATAGTCATATACAACCATGGCAAACCCCTTGGCACTGTGCTGACGGATGAACGGTTCAATGATACTGAATGTTTTACCCGAGCCGGGAGTTCCCACGACCCACGTCCCGCGGAAAGGGTTGCTGATACTGACCCATCCCTTGCGGAACTTCCCCTTGTAATAGTAGCGCATCGGGATATTCACGCTGTATTTGTTCTCCTGAATCTCTTCGCTCTGCTCGAAACTCTCGTTCTCGAAGTTGAAGCGGTCCTTCATCAGGCCCTCCTTGATGAACTTGGAGATATTGTCCAGGGCTATATGTACCAGTATCACTCCCACGAGCGAAGCCGCCATGTATAGGATACGGTTCAGCGGCAGCGTATAGAGCCGCATTTCCATCGGATGTCCGAACAGCCATACGGACAGGACAAGCAGAAGCAGTCCGCCGGTCAGGGGAAAAATCACCTGCTTGCGGGCGTTGAACTCCAGATGCTTCTTGTTCCTCGTACCGATACAGGTGATGCAGATCAGCAGTATCGTGGCTATCTTGCTGTACACGAGATGGCCGTCCTGATAGATCGTCCATCGCTTGATACGTCCGTGGATGTCAGTCAGTATGCCGCCCCACTGGTCGAATACTGCCGGGTCAATGGCATACTCGAAGAACTCCAGCAGAACCGACACATAGACGACTGCACGGAATATCTTGTAGAATCCTTGTAACTCTTTGCTTTCTTCCATTTTTTATAGCTTTTTTATTGGGTTGTGGTTCTGATCGCCTCGGATATTGTTGGACTTGATTATTTTGATTCAGACGAAAATAAATGTCATGTTTTTGCAGTAAAAAACAAGACTTTTCTTATATTTGCATCCGGAACAAAACGATTCGATTATGGTGATTACTAAACAGGTACAGGAAATACTGGACGCCACGCCTCCGGGCAAGGTGCTTACCATTGCCGATTTCAATGTGCTGCCGGAGTACCAGCCTGCGTTGGTCAAGGCACTCAGCCGTCTGGTGGCAGAAGGCTCTATCTGCAAGATTGCCAAAGGACGGTACTACAAGCCTAAACAGACGGTGTTCGGCACATTGAAGCCTCCGGTGGCAGAGGTGGTCAAGGACCTTCTGGAACGTAACGGCAAGCCAATCGGCTATATGACCGGTACGGCAGCATTTGCGCAGTTGGGGTTGACGACACAGATCACATCGGCCATTACGATAGGCACGAACAAATACCGCCGGCCTATGAAACGGGGCGAATACAGCGTGTCCTTCCTTGTACAGCCTAATGCAATCACACGGGAGAACATTCCTCTGCTGCTGATCCTTGACGCGCTCAAATTGCTCCGTGAGATTCCGGCAACATCACCTGACGATTGTGTGCGGGGCGTTGCTCGGCTGATAGCCGCTCTGTCCGAAGGCGATCTGGAGAAACTGGCGGACCTGGCCGAAAATTACCAGCCGTATGTCCGGGCATTGCTGGGTGCCATTCTGGACAGTCTTGGAGCTGACACCCGACAATTGCGTGCGACACTCAATGGGGTCACGACCTACAAACTTCCTGTCACCGCACAGGCTTTACCCACCAAATTAAAATGGAACATCGTATGAGACTACACGAGAATCAGCAACTGTTTGCCGATGCCATAGAAGCGGCTGCACGTCCGGTACAGGACGGCGGACTCGGCATCAAGAGTATCTTTATCGAGAAAGACTATTGGATCTGTCGTTCGCTGTCGCTTATGGCTACCGGAGACAAGGATAATCGTGCCATTTTCAAGGGCGGAACTTCCCTGACCAAGGCCTACGGCATCGGGGCACGTTTCTCCGAGGACATTGACGTGGCCATCGCCGAAGCATGGACACTGAGCGGAAACCAGCTAAAGAACCTCATACGCCGTACATCGAAGAATATGACAGCCGGACTGGAGGAACTGGTCATCCCCGGCATGACAAGCAAGGGATCGCATTACCACAAGGCGTTTTACACCTATCCACGGGCCATAGATACGGAACAGGTCGGAGCAATCCGGGCTGGGCAACTCCTGGTAGAAATCAACAGTTTTGCCAATCCATATCCTTTCGAGCGGCGTTCTCTCTGCAGTTTCCTGACAGAGTTCCTGCAGGCTACCGGCAACAACCGTATGATAGAGGAATACGGGATGCAGCCGTTCGAGGTCAATGTGCTTGACCGTCGCCGCACGCTGACCGAGAAATTGGTGTCACTCATCCGATGCTCGCTGGCCAATCTGTATATGCCGCAGTTGACGGCCAAAATCCGTCATTTCTACGATCTGCATCATCTGCTGAAAGATGAAGAGTGCCTCACGTATCTTCATAGCGATGCTTTCCCCGAAGATTTCAGGTCACTGCTCGAACACGACCGGCAGAGCTTTGACAAGCCCGAAGGCTGGCGTGACCGGCGACTGGAGGAGTCCCCGTTGATGACAGATCTGCCGCAGGTTTGGGGCAACTTGCAGACAGTTTACATGGGTGAACTCCCGGATTTGGCATATCGTGCCATTCCGGCCCCCTCGGATGTCGAGGAAAGCATACGTCGCTTGATGGCATTACTGCGTGAATTCGGCTCTGGTTTGTAATCGTATGTTGTCCAACAATGTCAAAGAACGCAATCGTATATCTCTGGTTTACCGGTTGATGGTTATAATCGGGCGTACCTTGTGCGCCTGTGTCTTGGGTGTTTCCTGTATGGCTCCGCTGCCCATCGAGTAAAGCCAGGCTTTTGCCGTTTCCTGTTCGGCCACTTCCGTGGATGTCCAGTACCAGCAGTCGCCGTCGGTCAGGGGCAACGGATCGCCCCCGCACTGTTCGATGACAGGATTTACCGTTTCCCGGATAGTATATAGCAGACGCATCTGTGCCACCGACGGAACGTATGCGCTCTGCCCGTAACACCAGAGGTCAAAGACCGCTTCCGCCATCGGCGAAGCCGTTTCCTTCGTTTCATATAGAGCGAATGTATTGGCATTGCCGTCATGTGCCGCGAGGTCCGCAGATGTGCCTTGGGCAATACCGAGGCTGTCGGCAAATGCCTGCGGGGTGATGTCCCACAGGTAAACCGCGTAGCCGTTTCCTTCCGCACCCTCATGCTGCCGGGTGTCGAACACGACGGCCACAGCCTTTTTCCCGGATTGCTGGTATTCCGTGTAGGACAAGGCCGTTCCGTCCTCGCACAGGACATGTCCCGGGCGGACAGCCGTGTCCGGTACGTCTATATGCGCGTCACAACCTGTCACGGCGACTGCTGCGACAAGTACCGGTACGAACCGGCTCACCTTTCTGAAAATGTTCTGTTTCATCTTTTCCCTTATTTTATCGGTAGTTTCACACCAAGGGCTACACCTACCCGAAGCAGATCCGCGCCCTTTATCATCAAATCACTCTTCGCCTGCCAGTACAGCGTCCATCCGGACCGCAGCACGTAATTGTGCTCGTAACCGAAATGCAGGCCGCCCAGGAACTTCTTCGTGTCGCTTCCTGCCGAAGCTCCTATACGCAGGTTGCCGTAATGATTGCGGCCCCGTACCACGCAAGGCTTGTATGCCACGCCAAAGCCATAGGTGCGGTAGTTGCGCCAGAAGGATTCCGGACAGATATGGCCGCACGGGCCGCATTCGGCCCACTGCAGGTAGCCGTTGGCAAAGAACTCCCACGCGTGCCGGTAGTTCATTTCATGTTCGTATGAAAACGTCACGTCCATACCGTTCCTGTAAAGCAGCCCGACCCCCAGTGAAAGACGGCCGCTGTTGCGTTGTGCGTTCGCGCTGAAGGCAAGGCACATGCAGGCAAACATCAGAATCAGAGTCTTTCTCATAATCATTCCTCCTCCAGCAGGTCAGCGTTAAACGAATCGGCAGACAACACATCCTCATAATCGATGTTCAGGCTGATATTGCGGCCGCTGATTTGCTTTTCCGTCATTTCGACAGTCAGCAGCTTGTCGTTCGGGAAGGTCATCTTCTTGATGACAAGCACATTCCTGTAGCCATGTCGGAATGTCTTTCCCGGTTCCAGTATCATCGCCGGAGTAAGCTCGATAGTCTGGGCGTTGGTGGCCTTGGCGAGTTTCTTGTCAACGAGCTTTACCCTGATCTCATCGATGTCGAAACGGATGTTCGTCTTGTTCTCTATGGAAAAGTCTATGAAGAAGTAGTCCCCGACAGAGTATATGTTGTTCAGGCGCATCACCATACGGTGTGCCTTGGTGGCCACATTCCTGATTCTCGCCGGAGAGTTCCAGATCCGTCTGGCAAAGCGCGTCATCTCGGCGGTTGACATCGATACTGCCGGATTGTTGTAGGCGTTGCGCTCGTGAGGGAGTATCTCCTTGTCCGTTACGGCTTCCTTAAGCCGTGTGGTGTAAACCAGCGCGTATTGCGTGCGGTAGCGTTCCGTGATGACGGTCACGATGGCAATCACCTCGCCGTCCTCGTGCCCGGCTTCTTTGGGTTTCAGCCGTACAATGTTGTCCAAAGGCTGGTCGCCAACCACCTTGTCGGTGGAAATGTCCACCATGCGTACCGGCTCCGATGCCGTGATGACGGTCGTCACCTGTTCGTTGACCGTCAGTTGTTCCATTTCCTCGTAGGTCGTCTGCGCCTGTGCATTCCGCGTTCCCAGCAGTCCGGCTGTCAGAAGAAATACCGTTCCGATTTTCTTGAGATTCATATTCATGTCGTTGATTGTTTATATTCCATTTGTTTTTCTTTTACCCTTATGTCGTCGTATGTATTCGCTCCAGTTCTTCCCGGATACGGAGTTCGGCGATGTCGCAGTACTCCTTCACGGTCTCGAATCCGATATAGTGCCGTCCCGAACGGATTGCGGCAATGGCAGTCGTTCCGGACCCGATGCAGTTGTCCAGCACGGTGTCCCCCTCGTCGGTGTAGGTGCGTATCAGGTACTCGACCAGTGCCACAGGCTTCTGGGTCGGATGATAGAATGCCCCTGTCTTGTGTTCTTTCGGGATGAAAATGACCGATGTCGGATATTTGTTGTCCGCCATGCGTACCGGTACCAGCTTCATCTCCCCGTAGCACCGGTTCGTGAAACTGCCTTCCGTCATGCTGCGTCCATGGTTTCTCCTTTCGGGAGGGCACGGTGTCATCTGCGGATGATACACGGGCTGCTTCATGTAGAACACCAGAATGTCCTCATGCTGGCGCAACGGCATCCGGTTGGCATTGAGATGGCCCGTAACACGGTCCTTCTGCCATACGAGGTTATAACGCCAGATTCCCGGTTGGGAAAGCATGAGATGCGCGGAGAATATTCCCTGGGCGAACAGGATTATCGGACTGTCCGGCTTGATAATCCTACGGTACTGCTCCCACAGCGGACCGAGGGGTATCTGCCTGTCCCAACATGCTGACCGGTTGCCGCGGTTCAATACACCGTAAGGCAGGTCGGCGATGATGGCATCGACGCTTCCCTCCGGCATACGGCTCATGCCTTCCAGGCAGTCCATGTTGTATATCTTGTCCGTCTCTATCATATCGCGTTGTTTTTCGGCCCTCCAAGCTGCAGGGCACTCGCCCAAGTACAACGTCCCTTCCGGTTTTCCCGGACCTCACACTCCCAGAAGGTATTCATCTCCGCGTGCTTGAAATTGACCGCCCCGTCTCCCGGCCCGTAAAAGCCGGTGTATTTCTGGAAGGCGAACAAGGCGATTTTCCGCCCGTCCTCTGCCAGAAAGTTGCATATTAGGGCGAAGCGTCCACCTTTCTGCCACCATTGGGTACTCACGAGTTGCCCGACGAATGTTTCGGCCTTGTCGGGAGCGAGGAAGTCATCGTAGTAAAAGCCGTCCGTTCCCTCATGTAGTTTTGAAATATCTGTTTCCATTGTCTCGAACCTTTTTATTTCCTTTTTTCCTGACCATTGACCAGATAGACGAAAGTCCCGTATTTCAGCTTGACCTTGTTTTTCTTGATGGCCTTGCTGATGGCGTTGCTCGTCTTCTGGTAAGCGTTGTTCACCGCCTGCATTCCCCATTGGGCGAGGCTGTTCCCTGTAGTTCCGGTACTCATGCTCATGTTGCCCGACATGGCACTGCTGGCCACATCCTTGCTCGTTTCCCGGAACTGGCTGTTCGGTACATACAGGCCCTCCATACCGTCCGTGTCATAAAGCGCGAGACTGACCTTCACAAGCTCGTCGTCCACAAGGATGCTGTTGATGTTTCCCTTGACACGTCCGGACGAGAAGCCGCTTACCGTGGCGTACAGGTACGTACCCCGTTTCACTACGCACTCGTCTATTTCCACGTCATCCAGCAGGCGCAGCCTGATGCGCGAGCCGTCCACAGCCTTGATGTCCTCGTCTATGATGGCCTGGATCAGCTTCGGTTCACGGGCATCCTTCGCCAGCGTGTTGAAATAGTCCGAGGTGGTCTTCACCTTGCGGACTACCGCGCTGGGCGGTTCGTCTGCCGACGGTGCTTGCACCGGACGTTTCTCCTCGTCGATGGTGCCGGCCTCCGGTACATTCTGCGGCGGAACGGTGTCCGTGGTATCCGCCTCTTCAGGGGGCATCACCATGTTCTGTCCTTTCAGCCGTGCTTCGGCAAGGGCCTTTTCCAACTCCGCGAGTGCTTCCTGTTCACGCTCTTTGGCGGCGGCAATTTCCGCTGCCGCTGCTTTTTCCTGCTGTTGCTCATCGAGCAGGGCGATGTCATCCTGCGTGTATTGTGATTCATATTCTTCCTTGTTTTCATCAGGTTCGTCTCTTTCTATGTTGCCGACCGCCGAGTAGTCCTGTATCTTGCCCCACGATTTCTCCATGTTCTCGTATTTGCTGCCAATGCCGTCATCCTTGATCTGCGCTTCCGGCAGTTCCGGATTCAGGAATTCCGTTGTCTGCAGCGTCTTGTCCGGTATATCCGCCGTTTCAGTATGAAACAGGTCGAATATGAAGTAGGACGCACCGAGCAGAGGGATATAAAGAATGGCAGGGAGCATGTACTTCGGCTGTCTGAAATTGATTTTCTCAAATATCTTTTTCATGGCAAGTCTGTTTTGCTACGGTTTGTATTTCCTGTCCCGGTTTCCCTCAGTTCCTCTTCCTGCAACATCCTGTGCCGCTCCCTCAATACCGAATCCTGCATCTCTGTCGCTGTCCTCTCCGCCGGCTGGTGACGATATACCACTGTTATACGGTAGATGTTCCATGCCAGCCCGCCCAGCACGAAAGCGAACACGATGACCAGAAAAAGAGTACGGTGCACGTTGGCAAAGCCCTGCACCTTGGCTGCCGCCTTGTCTATACGGGTCGCCTTGGCAAACTTGCGTCCGGCTTCCACATCACGCTCATAGCGTTCCTTGTACTTCGGATCATTCCTGTCAGGCATCTTTTCGCCCAGCAGCATCCGTCTGAATCCCTTGATGTTCATATCCTTGATTGTTTAATAGTTGCTCTTGCTTTTCTGTTCTATATCCTTGTTAAGGAGAGTGCGCCAGTTCACTATCAGCAGACCGTGAGGGTTGTTCTCCGTTCTCGGTACACGCTTGAGCTGACCGGCTGTCACCAGCTCACGCATCAGGATGTTGCTTCTGCGTTCGATTCGCTGGCGGCCGTAATAGGTGAACTCCATGGTGCTCTTGTCAAAGCGGATGCTGTCACAATAAATCGAGAACACGGCACTCGTGCCGAGGATGTTGGAGTAAAAACCTTTCTCCTTAAGAGTGTTATATTGCGCCAGACCTGTTTCGTCCACCAGATACATCGCCTTTTCCATCGTGTATTTGATGTATTTATCATCAGGCGGCAAGGTGAAGAAATAGTGGTGGAACATCTCCACATGGCTTTTGGCTTCCACATCGAGCGTTTCCTCCATTGTGGTGCGGTTGACAAGAATGGGCACGTTGCCGTCCAGCACGTACACCTTTTTCTGTGCATCCGACACCATTGTCCTGGCTGTCCAGATGCTCGATACGCTGATGATGACACATCCCACGAGAAAAGCCGTGCAGATAATGCCCACCAGCCGTATCTTGTTTTCCAGATGCTTGATAATCATATCGGTTTATTGTCTTATTCTATTCAACTTCATTACATATTCATTGTGCAGCATCGGTATGATTGCTCCGTATGACTCCTTTTGGAGTTTCTCAAACTCCTTGGTGGTGATTTCCGTATAAAGTCTCAGTATGACTATCTGCACAAACACCCACCAGATGCCACGCCTGCGTTTCGATCTGTTTTTCTGCAACTTGGCGAGTTGCAGGCGATAGGTCAGATAAGTCGTCAGTGGGACGAAATACCGATCATCCAGGTCAAAGGCATCGTCCAGTTCCTTGTACTTCTGGTCGGGACGTTGTTCCGATACATGACGGATTTCTTCTTGTACGCGCATATTCACATAGTTCACGAACCGTCTGTCTTGATACCATTCTTTGATTTGTTCTTGTACGTTCATACTTTTTTATTTTTAAGGATTGTTGTTTATATGTTTTTTATCTTATCTCATGATTGCCCCGATACCGCCTGTCGCTGTCATCTTGGCCTGCTGTGCCACGCCTTCTCCAAAATTTCTCGTACTGAAGGCCGTGTCGCCCTCCGGTATCATCCACGCCGCAAGGTCAGGTACAAGGTTCAGACATTTCAAGGCTACAATGCTTGCCGCCATCAGATAACCGGCGGAGAAGAAACTGTTCTGCAGGTAGGCCGCCATTGTCTGCTCGCTGGCCGTGATTGCGGTCAGGTTTTCCACCTGGATGCACAGCACGATGTCGAAAAGGAGCAATACATAGAAGCCCACGAAGTAGAGCATGGCCCCGTAGAAATGTACCGTCAGGTAACGTGTCAGCCATTTTGCCCAGGAACCTTCCCATTTCGGCAGCAGAGAGAACGCCCATTGCAACGGGCCGAATATCGTCAGCATACCGAGCAATATCTGCTGGCAGTAGATCGTCGCCCACCAGCCTATGCGGAACACGACAAGGGCAATCAGCATGATGATTTTGTCTATTCCCACGACGACACCGGCCGTCAAGGAGGTGAACCACAGTTCCGCCGCATCCTTTTCCATGCTGGTCACTTCATCCACACCGGTCTGTTCCATGGTCGCCTCGATAAGGTTGGGGTCTGATGTTCCCGTGTGGGCGACATCCGCCTGTGCCTGCAGGCTGTGGTACATCGTGTCCCTTACGTGGATGAGCTGCTGCACTTCCTCGAACTTGTCCGCTATCTGTGTGGCTTCCGCCTCGTACAGGTCATGCGTGTACGAACCGATGCAGTTCGGGATGTAGGATAGGAAGTCCAGAAAACACCAGTTGCTTCCGCTGCCGGCCATACCCGTGTCTGCAGGCGGATACCACCAGCAGAGAACGATGGAAACAGCCAGCGGTCTGAACAGCTTCATCACATCCAGCGGCTCATGCTTCACCATCATCTTGTAGGCCATACCTGCCGCCATGACAAGCGAGAACAAGGCGGCCAGAGCCATGCACATCTGCAGTATCCACCAGAACGGCCCCTGCGAACCCGTAAACGTCGCGTCCGTGAGGAACTCGTTCGTTTGAAAAATCACATCGTCAATCTCCTCCTCAAGAAGATTGATACCGAAATCAGTGAGTATATTTCCGTCTGCCATTTGCCGTCTGTCTTTTTAGTTTCACCTGTTTACACTCTCTTCACCGTCACCTCCGGAACTGCCGCCCGACTGTGAGCCACGCACCGCGAGACGCGATTCGTTCCAGCGGCTCATGGCTTCCCTGATGACGCTGCCTTTGTCCAAGGTACGGTCCGAGGTCGCGTTCAGCAGGTTGCTCGTCAGGGTGGCATTCTGCCGTTTGGCGAGATAGCTGACAAGAATCTCATTCTGCTGCACCACGTCTTCGTAGATTCGCAGATACTCTTTCTTCCGCTGCGCATTGGGCATATAGGCATCCCTGGTAGCATCAATGGCGCACTGGAAAACATGGTAGTATTCCGTCCAGCGTTCCCTGTCCTCCGGGGTGCCCCCGGCAGGAAGGATACGGTCGATGTTACGCTTCATCCTTTCCATCTGGCCGTTGATCTTGTCACCTTCGGCAAGCCAGGCGATATCAGCCTGTCGGTCTGCCACGTTCAGGGCCTCTATTTTCGCGCGGCTCACCAATGCCGAATCGATGGATTCGGCTTCGTCCGTCTGGTTATAGAGGTTGATGCCGGCTGTCGTGCGGAACCCCAGTTTGTTCTTTGCCGCTGCCGATTTCTTGTATTTGTTGTGTAATGCCCAGTAGTACAGTTCCGGCGTGAGGGAGCCCGCACCGGTTTCCATGACCGTAATCTGGTTCTGCTTCGGCGAGTCGTGGTTATAGGTCACATACTGCGCCTGTGCCGTTGCTGTTGCAATGATCGCAACCGTCATGAGCATGAGTTTTCTGTTCATCTTTTTTCCCTTTTATCGTTAGTAATCCAGCCTTCCGGAGTTGCGCCAACGTCCGAAGGCTCCTTCAATTATCTCCTGTTTGGTATGTTCACGGTATATCTTCGACTTCCAGTAGCCGATTCTTACCTGTATGTATCGCCAGGTCTCCATATAGGCCCGGTTCAGATGCCGTTCGATGTCGTCCAGAGACCTGTTCACGGCCTCCAGCACCATCAGCAGATCCGAAGTGGAGCAGGCCGCCGCTCCCGTGGCATACAGCGCCAGGTCGCTGACCGACTTGTAGAGTTGCTCCCCGTCATGGGCTATATCCCGTATGGCTTTCTCGTTGATGGTGATGAGCAGGGCGTCGGAGGGTTCGATGCGTCCGCGTTTCAGCACCTTCTCGTGAAATGCCTCCAGCATCGACTTGTAGTCCGCTATCCGGTCACTTACCGTATTGTAGGTGTTCTTTGCGTTCAATACCGTGCGTAACGACTGGTACATCACATCAATGACATCAAAGGCACGGGTGTACCGGTCAAGGTCGATATTCAGTTCCTTGTATTCGCCGACCTCCTTGCGGCTGTATTCGTGCAGCAGCTGGTTGCTGTACTCAAGGGTACTTCGGGCCAGCAACAAGCTACGCTGCTTCTTATGGTCATTGATATAGGCTTCAACGGACACCACGTCGAATGTCCATTGTGCTTTGACGACATCAGGCAGGAGTGCAAGCAGCACTATGGTTATCAGCAAGGCCCGTTTCATGGTCTTTCCTCCTTTCTCCCGCTTCGCAGGCTACGGGCGTTTTCCACCCAACGGTCATGGCATTCTTCCACGAGAGTGAGGCGTCGCCCTTCGTCCATATTCAGATCCGGAAGGACATCCTTCAGCACGTCGATGATGCTGCGCTTGTAATGCATCATCTTTTCCAGGGATACCAGGTCGGCGTATATCTGCGTAATCCGGGAATCCACTTCACGCGCGATTTCAAGACGGTCACTTGACCACAGCAGGTGGTACACCTCTCCGGTAGAGGTATCTTCCATCGGGGTGGTACGGGCATATGCCGTCGTGATCTTGCATGACGGATGCTCCCGGGCGATTTCCGCGATACGTTCATTCACGATCCGCTCTTTTTCTTCTTCCGGAAGGTCCGGGTCGAATGTCAGCACGTCGGCCACATACGTGTCGGTGTATTGCGAGGTCAGTTCCCAGCTGATCTGTACAATGGCACGGTGAATCTTGATGCCGAGGAAGTATTTCGGCTTGCGTGCTATGCTGATGGTTGCCTTGAAAGTTATCTCGCCGTCTATATTCGGCATGGTCGCCTTGCGGACGAACGTGTATCCGTTCCACGAACCGCCGTCCTGCCACGACAGACTGTAGGCAGTCTTGCAGTCCTGCATGATGGCCGGGATACGGTAGTAGTCGTCCGTCGGCACGTCATTGTCGTTTGCCGCTTCCTGCTTCGCATCCGCGTATTCCTTCTGTTTCTTCTGCCACTCGGCCAGTTCTGCCTTCAACTCTCCGATACGCGTCAGGTTGGCGTTGTACTGCTGCCTGTAAACGGCAGCATCCTCCACACTGGCCTCGGATATTTTCTTCAGCAGCTCCTTGTTCTCATCCTCCAGTGCCTTGATCTGTGATTGAAGCATGGCTACCTGGTTGTCTGCCTCCCGTATCAGCTCATCCAATTCCGAAAAGTCAAGTTCATTTTCCGTCACGGAGGTCTGCATGGAGCAATCCTTGGTATGGGCATTGGGTGAACCGCCGCATTTCCTGCATTTGTACTGGGTCGAACCTTGGCCCAGAGTAGCCCCGTCCGAGCAGGTGACGCTGATGGTCACGCTCTCGCATCCTTTAAGTTTGGCGGCATCCGTTGCCTGATAGTAGTTCCACGCGTCGGAAGCTATGTAATAGACATAGCCGTCCTCGTTTTCGTTGAATTCCGACAGACGGGCATTGAGCTGCGCCTTGAAGGTCTCCAGATCCATAGTGTAGGAATCGAATATCTCTTCATACACGATTTCCTCATGGTTCCAGCTTTTCTTGACATGTATCTCGTAGGCGTAAGCCTTCTTTGTCTGCTTGCCGCCGCGGCTGATGATGTAGGCGTTCTGCCAGTAGTTGATGCTGTAAGTGTTGCCGTCATTCTGGTTGTTGAGCTGCTGTACACGGTTTCTCGACCATCCGGCATATCGTTCCGAGTTGGAGAGAGCCTGTTCCCGCTGCGAGGCATTGGGATAAAAACCGGGGTCGCTCGTTTCGAAACGGGTCCACTCACCGCCGTTCAGGATGCTGTTGTCGTCCGTGGGCGGGTAATAGTCACACAATGACACGCTGCCCTGGTCACGTCTGGCGATGTACCAGCGCTGCGTGTAATAAGTCCCGGCTTCGTCGTCTATATAGTCACTGATCCAGCCGGCAAGGTCGTAATCCCCGAACTCGAACAGGCCGGCCACGTTGTCAGGACCGCCGATCTTGTCCAGCAGCAGGTTCCCGATACCTTGTTCCGCTTCCTCGAACAGGCCGGAGTAATGGTCGTACAGGTTGGCAATCTCGCTGACCTTGCCCGAAAGCAGGTTATGGAACATACTTTCAGGCAGCAGGGCATCGCCGAGATTACCCGCACCGGCCGTTGCCAGACCGACACCCAGATTGTAGAGATTGTCAAGGTCGCTTTGCAGGTTCTCCCGTGTAAAGCGGTCAGGAATCCGGGAAAAATCGTCCAGCATCCGCTGCCAGTCTATACCGCCCAGTTCCGAAAGTTTCAGCAGAGGCACGACCTCGCTGTTGATCTCCAGAAAAGCGATGTCCGAGAACGAAAGTGTACTGTTTGTCACAACGCTTTCGAACTGCATACACAGGCTCTTCGTCTCATCGCACACCTTCATCAGGTAGCTACCCCAGTGGATCGCTGTCTGCGGGGAGTGAAGCATCTGCTTTGCCACCACCCAGATTTTCGGTATGATCTTGTCGGCCACCATGTGGTAGATACGGCGGTAATAGTAGTTTTCCGTGCTGCTACACCAGATACCGAGGTCCGAGAGTGCTTTGTGTTCCAGAAATTTGGAAGAGAAAATTCCGGCTGCCGCCACCTCCGCCGCCGTATAGTGCTTCAGGATGTCATCGACCTGCTCACGGTAGTAGCTTTCAGCCACGACCTCCGTACCGAACGCGGCTGCCATTGCCGCCACGGTACGTGCGTCATAGTTCACGCTGTAATACTGGGCGTGGACATGCTGCGTGAAGGCAAGCAGCAGAACTGCAAAGACAAGTGACAGTCGCTTCATGTTCATTCTGTTCAACGGTTGAAAATATTACCTCTCCGCTTGCTGCGGTTGTTCTTCTCAGGTACTCCCTGCAGGGCCAGTATCAGCTTCTCTGCTTCCTCCATAGCCTCGTATGGGGACAGACCCCTGTATCTGACATACAGGTCTCTGGCTACTTCATACCGGCGCTGGTCCCACTTGACCTCCTCCGATTCCTCGAAACGCATGATGGTAGTGACGTCTTTGTCATCCTCGGTTTCAAATCTCATATATGCGTCCAGATCCTCTTCGGTCATGCCCAGTCGCAATCCGAAATTGCCCAGCATTTCTTCCATGTGCGCGATGCTCCTTTCCCCCAAATGGCGGAAATGAAGCAAGTCCCAGTTGCTGTGCAGGCACAGTTCCCGGATGGTGGCAATATCGTGGCTGTTGCACACGTTGCGGATGCGGAGAGCGTAAGGCTCAACACTGAACAGTTCCGCTATAGGTCGGTCTATATCAAATTTTCCCATTGTATCTGATTTTATTGTTTTGCTTTCAGGTTCAGTACCCGTCCGGCCTCGTTGACCTTCTGGGCGAATGTCAGGGACTTGCTGATGCCGCTGGCATCCCAGTCCCGGCAATAGGCTTCGATGGCTTCCTGATGGCTGCACCGGAGCTCCCTCTTGTAGAGTTTCAGGGCTTCCTTCTCAGCACGTTCGGTCGTGTAGGTCATGTAGCATTCATGCGGCTCTTCCACGCCATACACGCCGCTTGTCGTTCCCCTTCGTATGAATACCTCCCGGAAGAACGAACGGCCGTCCTTGTTGTCCAGACGGTTGATCGTGAATATCTTCTTGCAGTCAACATCGGTGAGCCCGAGAATGGCCTTGATGGTGTCGAAACGCTCCTTGAACTTGCTTTGGTCAAGCAGCATCACCACGTCGCTGTTGTTGATGATGGCCTCTTTAACGATTTCACTGCCGATGATGTCCTGTATCTCCTGTGTCACAACGCCCACGCTGGCCCAGAACTTACGGGCCGTCTTGTACATGAACTTGATGTACTCGGCCATCAGCGGACTGGCAATGGCTTTCCAGGCTTCCTCGATGACAAGCACCTTGCGGTTCTTCTTGATTCGCATCTTCTGCAGGAACACGTCCATGATTATCAGCGTGACAAGCGGGAACAGCAGCGGATCATCCTTTATACTGTCAATCTCGAACACCACGAAGGTCTCGTCGAACAGCGAACTGTCCATGTTCTCGTTCAGGGTCTTTTCATGGTTGCCGCCCCTGTAGAAGTCCTTCATCATGTAGCGGTAAGTCGAGAGGTCTATGCCCGAAATGTGGTTCTCGTGACAGATGTCCGGAATACGCTGGACGGAGTATTCGTAAAATGAATTGAACGAGAGTTCTTCCACCTTCAACTCCTTGCGCCTGCGTTCCATTTCGTCTATCATGCACTCGATACGGCTGTTCCGTTCCTGCTCGCTTTCCTCACGGTTCCCGTCACGGTTGCGTTCGTCTATGGCGAGGCTTTTTCTCAGGTCTTCCCGCTGCATGGGCGTGAAGCCGTCGAAGCCGTTGAAATACGCATCGTAATAATCGGTGATTACATTTTCCACCAGACGGTCTTCCGTCTTCGTGACTGTTCCCTGCGTGCCCTTCCAGATCAGCAGGACAAGATTCTTTAGGAAGCCGGTCTTTTCCACGTTCATCTCTTCCTTGTGGATACGAAACGGGTTCATCGTGATGGGGCGTTCCTCCGTGTAGCTGATGTACTTGCCTCCCAGATACTCGCACAATCCCTCGTAGGAGTTTCCGGTATCGACCATTACGATGTCTGTACCCTGTTCGTGCAGCTGGCGCACGACAGAGTTCATGTGGAAGGATTTCCCGGAACCGCTCGGCCCGAGGGCAAAAAAGTTCGAGTTGTCCGTCAGCTTCTGTCTGCCTTCCTTGCCGGTGATGTCGATGGCGACAGGCACTCCCTGGCGGTCAGTGTAATAGACTTTCACCGGGGTGTCTTCGCTGTGCTGCACACGTTCCTTGTACATCAGGCACATCGCCGCGTCCGATAGGGTCAGGAACCGGTCATACTCTTCATTCAGGCTGTAGCAGTTGCCCGGGAACGAGCCGACGAACAGCTCCAGCTGGTTGTAGGCTCGTTTGGAAATATGGATTCCCATTCTACCGAAAGCATTCTCCAGATGATTCGTACACTTCTGCAGGTCCGTATCGCCGGACACGGCCACTATAAGGTTGAAATGGCTGTACACGAGCTGCTTGCTCTCGCGGGCAATCACCTCCTGTACACGTTTTATGTCTTCGACCGCTGCCTGGTTGCTCGGGTTGGGAATGCTCGCGTGCCGGTTCTTCTTCTTGTCCAGCAGCGAAAGTTCACGCTTCTGGTTGGGAAGGAAGATGACCTGGTTATAGACCACTGTATCGGCATTCGGAATGCTGTCAATGGCCGAGACAAGATCCACGGGCATTTCCGTGTTGTTCACTTCTATATTGGTATAGGGTCTGATCATCGAAGGCAGCGAGATGCAGTCCACGTCCACGAGACTGTACACCTTGCAGCGCTTGTCACCCATCGAGACGCTCTCGTCGTCCGACTTGAAGTTCGTCATCGAGATAATACGGTCCTTGAAGTTCATGGCGAAATACCGGTCCACGTAATCGCTTGCCTCGGATTTGTTCAGGAAACGCGCCTGCACGCCGCTGTCCCGCAACTGGTCCTGTACCTTGCGGATCTTGACAAGGAAATCACGCCATTTCTTGTTGTCGAACGAGAAAAGGCGGCTTTTCCTGGCTTCCTGCGTGATGGTCAGGTAACACATGCTGTCCGTGTACGCCCTTCCCTTGAAATACCGGAAATACGATTCAGAAAGGAACTCCTGCTTCCCGGTATCCTCGTTGACAAAACGCTTCCTCACGAAGATGTCCTGCTTGTGAATGGCATAACCTTCTCCCAAGGTCAGGGCAAGGGCGGAGAACAGATGCGTGAAATCGTAGTAGCTGTCTATGTTCGCCGAATACTTCTGTACCGGATTCTCGATCTTCAGCATGGCGGAATATTCGCCCGTCTTGGTGTACAGGACACCCACGCCTTCCGTGTCTTCCACCGAGAAATAGATGTCCTGGAAGATACGCTTGCGCTTGCCTCCGGTACCGAACGCATGGACGGATATGGCCATACCCGCGCATAAGGCAACGAAAATCAGGATAATGTATAGGGTCATTTCAATATACGTTCAATTAAATAGGGGTAGGCCCGTATCTCATACGAACCTACCCGCGTTCAACATTCAATATAGCCACACATTGCTGTGATGGTTTAATTTTGTCAGACCTTACGCGAGTAGGCATAGACGAACACGCCTCGGTCCGTTCTCTTGCTGTGCAGACCTTTCCGCTGCTTGAAGATGATTAGCACGATGCCCACCGACAGAATGACTGTCAGCGCGGCCAGTCCGGCCACGAATCCGGCAAGGCAGTAAGCGGCTATGAAGCCCGCGATGGCTCCGCCTGCCGTTCCTGCCGCCCAATAGATGTAGCGGCCCTGCAATCCCATCACTTCAAGAGGACGTTGCAGCCCCTTGAACAGCGGATAGTCCGGATAACGTGTTTCCTTGCTTTTCATCCCTCGGTACTTTTATGCGTCAATGCCGAAAAACAAAGGAAGAGCCTGTGCTGCTGCAATCAGGAAAAGACATGCACCAACCACCATCATGATCTTCTTTTTGACATCCTGCTCTTCGTTGTTCATGGCGATGTAAACGGAGATGGCGCCGATAATGGCGACTACACCGGCGATGGCATAGCAGAGCTTGACCATGACTGGTACATACTTGACAATTTCCTCCGCCACGGTAGATAGTGCGGTAGTACCGGCTGAATAGTCGCCGGCCGTACTCTGGGCCATTGCCGTGGTACCAGAGAACAAAGTGAGTGCAAGCATCTTCACTTTGGTGGAAACACCTTGGATGAATCCTTTTGCCTTTCGGCACATTTGTTTTACTTTCTGAAACATACTTGATCGTTTTTGAGTTAATATTTATGTATTGGATTGTTAAACAGCCTTATATGCGATAACCGAAAAATGCCGGAAGTACGATGGAGGCCCCGATGATGAACAGGCACGCGCCAAGCAGCGATAAAAAGGATTTGACGATGCCGTCCTCTCCAGTGTTCATCTTGATGTAGATCTGGAAGGCGGACACGATGACCAGAACGGATGCGATGGAGTAGCATATATACAGGACATACAGCATCATCGTGACCACGAAGTCGTGCATCGTGGCCAGCGCATCCGCTCCCCAGCTGTAGTTCACGCTGCCGCTCTTGGCGAAAGCCGCATAGGGTACAAGAATTAACAGGCATACTATCTTTTGCTTAATCGACATGCTACAATTTGTCTTTAATTGGTTTCCAGGCCATCTCCGGACGATTTTCCAGTTTGCCCCTGGAAAGCATCGCCTTGTACATTTCATCTGCACTGAAGCCATCAGACAGGTAGGGCGTGGTTTCCTCCATCTTTTCCTCCGCCTTGGCTTTGAGACGCTCCAGTCTTTCTTCCGGGGTCTCCTTTGTCTCCGGCTTTTTGTCCGCCGGCTTCTGGTCGGTGGCAGAATCGCCGCCTGATGCTGTTTCAGTATCGTATTGCTCGTTGCCGACACGGAACCCGGTTTCACTCTCGCTCACGGCAACACTCTCTTCGTCCTCCAGTGTGCCGAGGTCGAAAACTTCCTCCTCTGTCTTGCCGGTTCTCCTTTTTCCATAGAGATCCTGCATAATGATGACCGCGTAATAAATGAGGTACGCGACCGTCAGAACAATGGCAAAAATGAAATATGATCTCATATCTTTTAGTATGGATATTGAATTTTGTATTAGTTTGATTTCACAAATAAAAAAGGAGAATTTCGAACTACGAAATAATTGTGTATTAAACGGATGTTTTCTTTACAAGATTTATATCGATTTTGAAAATCGTACTATAAAATCGTACTATATCGCCTTAATGAACGGGAAAAATGAAGAAGTCAGGGCATAAAAAAAGCCCTCCGTTCAGGAGGGCTTCCATTGGCAGATTCGCTTTTTTTTAGGTCAGCGTTTCTTGCCTCGCAAGCAATCATTCAGATCCTTGTATTCGCTATATCGGACAGCTTCGTTGCTGACCCGTTCGCCGTATAGTCCGGCTATGGTTTCCACGGTCTTTTGCCCGGCAAGGTCGTTGTCGAGATAACAATGTATATGCAGGTATCTCTGCAGGTACATCAATGCCTTTTTCAGGTTGTTTACGGAGTTCATGACAAGGTAGTCGCAAGGCTGGTCTATACAAATGGTCCAGTTGCATGACTGCTTCAATGTCAGGTAAGACAGAAAGTCCATGAACCCCTCGAACACGCAGACCCGTTCCTGTATCTCTCCGCACTGATGTCCGATCAGGGAGATGTCCTTGTTCTTGATACATCCTTTATAATAGGCGTTGCGCATTTCATATCCGCCCGAAACATTACCGAACGCGAGGGCAAAATAATGCCGGTCACGCAATTCATAATGGATTTCCTTGCAGAACATACGTCCTATGTCAGCATCTATTTTCCGGGACTGAAGGTAAGAGTATAACGCGTGATGCCGTAACGGGACGACAATCAGATTTTTCATATCCGATTCCACGGGACGGGGCGGAAGAGCCTGGAAACGGACTTTCGGCAAAGGCATATCGCTGGAATGCCGCCCGATGTATGCCAGTACCTCGCTTACACTTTCAGTCTGGTAAAGGTATTTACCCAATTCCACGAGGTCGCCTCCGGTGGCCGCCCCAAAATCATACCATTCGTTCAACCGGTCATTGACCTTGAACGACGGCGACTGCTCATCCCTTAACGGCGAGAGATACCAGTACTGATCCGATTTAACGTATTGCGCATGGTGGCCGAGCTGCGCCAGAAAGTCCACTATGCGTACCTGTTTTGCTTCTTCTATAGTCATGGCTGTTTTCTTTCACTTGTTCACACGGAAATGGTTTAGTTTAGTTTTATTCCCTATATATATACATACTAAAGTAAACTGAAATATATATGCCCGCGCCCGGCTTCATTCTTCATCAAAAAGCCTTGCTTCCGCGGGGGTCATGTCATAGTAGAACAGCTTGTCCTGCTTGACAACAAGTTTAAGGTTGTCCGTCAGGTACTGCAGCAGTTTTATCATGACACTGCGGCCACGTTTGAAGCCTATGTTTTCATAAGAGGCGATCAGACGTTGCAGTACATTCTCAAAGCCCCTGATGGGTTTGCCGTCAAAGGCAGCGGAAAGGGCTTCCCGGTGCTGCTCGATGCTCAGCTCCGTAAAGCTTGTCCGTTGCCTGGGCTTCGGGGTGTCACCGAACGTGTGCCCTTCGGCGATGACCGGGAGCCCGTTGTCGTCCACGGTGAACGCGAAGGGTTTGAACTCCTTTTCCCGGATATGCAGGGCATGGACTTCACTGACAGACGGATTCTCGTTGCATTTGCTGATGACCAGTACTGTTTCCGCCTTGTTGCTCATCTCCGTACCGATATGGCCTCGTACATTGTTGTCCCCTTTGTTCAGGTGCAGCACGCAATGGATATGCAGGTCGTAACGAGAGGACCATTCCATCATTTTGTTGATTACCTCCACCGATTCGCTGGTGCTGTTGATGTCCAGCATAAGGTCGCGGATACCGTCAATGATAACCAGCCCGTAACCTTTACCCTGACGAAGGGCATAGTCTATCACACTTATACGGACTGTCGGAGAATACTCCCGCAGGCAGATGAAATCAAGGTTCTCGCTGTCTGCTGTGGTAGGAAGCCCGGCCAGACGCAGAATACGTTCCAGCACCGTGTGACAATGATAGCGGCTCTGCTCGGTATCGACATACAGGATCCGGCGTTTGCCTTCCGGCAGATGCGCCCGGTAGTTCAGCACCTGCTTACCTGCCAGGGAAGCGGCGACAAGGGCGGAGACATTGAATGTCTTCTTGGATTTTGCCTTGCCGGTCGATGCACTGAAATTGCCGAGAGTCGCTATGGTCGAATTGTCAATCCAGATAATTTGCGGCGGGGTCTCGTATGTATCCGTCGCCTTGATTTGGGAAGCTGAAAGAATATCTGACAGACGGGTCTCTTCCAATCCCATTCCCGTCTTCTGGTCAGTTCTTCTTTCGTTTTCCATGGCGTTTCTCGTTTAAGAAGGGTTGTACTGCTGCCGCCTCGTGTGCCATCCGCGTGGCATCATCGACGGCAAGTTCATGATTCTGCAGGAGCCATTCGTCCAGTTCCTCCTTGGCAAAGTAGATCATCTTGCCGCGAGGCTTGTAGTGAGGAATCTCCTTGTTGGCCGTAAGTTTATACAGCATACTTTCTGATACCCCGATGTACATGCAGGCTTCCGAAAAAGTAAAGACCTTTTTGGTCGCGTAAATGTTCTTTTCCAGCAATTCCACCCGTTCCAGAAAGCTCTCGACCGGTTCCAATTTCCGGATAATCGCTTCAAGGGCCGTGAGCCGTTCGCTCAACCTTTCCATGAATGTCAATCTGTTACTATTCTGCATAAGACATTGATTAAAAATTAGACAATGGAAGCATGCTTTCCGTCATATAGCGCTAACTGTAGTCAAAGGTAGGACAAGTGAATTGCTTGACGGAAATTTATACCGTGATAGTTGCCACGTATCACGGCAACTATCACGCTTTTACCTTTCACATGCTTTATTTTTTTGCACTTATTGGCACCACCTCAGTTCATCGACGGTCCGCTTGATTGCGTAGGCCGCCGACGTCATGCCGTTTCGCATGGCAGACAACGCGGATGAAAGACTCGTGGCTGAAACGAATCCTTTCCCGTCTTTGGTCCGCAGAAATTTTCCCTTGCTGAGAACTGTCTGCCATTGGGCCTGAATAAAGGAATGCTCAAGAAGGGCATCGAACAGGATAGCCACACGGCGCACGCTGTTCACCCGAAGGCTGAAACCTCTCTTGCAGGAGAAGAGAGATTCCATGTCGTCAATGGTTACGGAAGAGCAGAACAGATGATAAGTGTTGGCACAAGAAACGATACCGGCCAGTTGTTCGCGTGAAAGGCTGCAGTCAAAAGAAAGAAATGAAAACTTTGCCGGATTACAATCGGAGGATGCCAGTTCCGATGTGTCATACTTCCGCTTCAGTTCCATGCACTCCTCGAAAGAAAGGCTCGGGGCGGAAAAAAGCGGTTGGATAAGGTGGGGACAGTCAGTCAGCAGTCCCTTGACGATGTGGATGTTCATTTCGTGGCAGTTCCGGCAGACAGCATTGTTGCAGTCAATATACCGGTGACTGTTCACGAAATCCTCCACATAACGGCAATACTGTTTGCCGTAGATTTTGACCTCCTGGAGATAAACTGTTTTTGCTTCGGTAAGCAGGGCGAAAAGTTCTTCCGCCACGTCCTGTGCCGCTTCAATGTGATGCGGGTGTTTGCTCCCCTCAAAAAGAGAGAAGGCTGATGTCAGCTCTTGTCATGTCGATTTACATTTAATTGGTTTATAACAATATATCATAAAGGTATTGTTTTTCGACTGCATCTGCAATCGATGACGCCCTTAAAATATCTACTTGTAAATTTGACATGATATGGTATATCATTGGTCACTCAAACAATCCGTTGACCAGGTTGACCGCATCATCCTTTTTCTGGTTGATGATTTTGGCGTACACCTGTGTCATTTTCACGTCAGCATGGCCGAGCAGCTTGGATGTCGTATATAAGTCTGCTCCGAGTGTCAGCATCATCGTCGCGAACGTGTGCCGCGCCGTATGGAATGTAAAACGCTTGTTTATTCCCGCCGCTTTTGCCCATGGTTTGATAAGAATATTGACCATTGCTGGGGACGGCAGGTCGAACACATTGTCATCAGGAGCTTTGTCCCCACGTGCAGGCATCCACTTCAACGCTTCCGGGGAAAGCGGGAGATAAATCGGTTCTTTGGTTTTCTGCATGGAAACCGACAGACGGTATTGTCCACGGTCAACGAATACATCTTTCCATTGCAGCTTGATTATATCACTGATTCGCAGACCGCAGAAACAAGAGAACAGATAGGCACCTTTCACGGATTCATTTTTCATCGGGGTTGCGATCAATGCACGCACCTCTTCAATGGTCATGTATGACCGTTTGCTTTCAGGCAGACGGATCTTTTCCGACTTGCTGATTTTCGTGAAAGGATTGGACTTGATGATCTCGGCCCTGACAGCCGCATTCAAGGCTCCGTTCAATACCCGGTAATAAGTATGCAGTGTGTAATTCGACACTCGTTTGCCTCTGGAACGGTATTCGGACTGAAGGTAGTCAAGATAATTCTGGCAGAATGTCTTGTCTATTTGATCCATCAACATACGTTCTCCCGCATAATCCTTCAAGATGCGTATAGTGATGTCAATCTGATAACCGTCCTTTTTGCCACGCTTGGCCTGGTTCTCCTTGTAGGTGTTCATCCAGTCAAGCAGGTAAACTCTCTCTTTGGTTTCTATACCGGCCTCGCCGTTGGTCAACTCGATAATACGTTTGGACTTGATGGCATTGGCGGCATTCATGGTCGCCTGATTCTGCCGACGGGCATTGTTGTCCGTTTCCGGAATGAGATACAACTTGAGATATTCGTATGTTCGTTTTCCGAAACGGTATATATCAAGATACAGACTTTGGCTTCCATCTGCCAGCTTCTTTGTCCGAAGGCGGACAGGCTCTTTTACTTTTGTAGGCTTCTTTACTCGTGGCATATCGATCCCTTCATAATTTTGTTTCTGTTGCAAAGATATGAATAAAGGTCGATATTGAGAAACAAACGAGAAACAAAATTGCACCGAAAAAGAACCAATCAACTGAAAAGAAAGAAAACAACTGAAAACATCAAGCACCCTATAATCGACTGTAAATAAGCGGTTTTATTTGCACTTGTTTAGCTCTTGTTTTCATTTTAGGGCTTTACTTTATAAATCTGGTAAATTTATAATCCACCCATAAGCACTTTATTCGAAATACTATTTTTGACAGAATCTTCTGATTTCAGCGCACCTCCGCTTGTTGTTTAAAATAAAAGAAGAAGAAAAAGAGGATGCAAAGAATACGTCAAGAGAAATTGTTTTATCTGTAGATGAGGTATTTATAAGGAATATACAAACCTTGATACAAATCTTAAAAGTTAATACCCAATTCTATGATAAAAGTGCAATAGGATCTTATGATGCATCAAAAGCGCGAGTGATGTATCTATATGATTATTCAACTTTAATATCAACTCCCTGTTTATCAGGTGTTAATTGCGGCGAGGTGGCCTATTCCTAACATACAGCCGTACATGAGCCGGTTGTTATTAGAATTTGTTCCGAGTACAAAGATATACAGAGTTTGCGAATATAAGGCGTTAATTATCAAGTTTTTGTCCATCGATTCACTTTCCGACAAAAGTGAAAGGTGTATCGAACTCATTAAGAGTTACATAGACGTGAAAAGCCCCCGAAAAAACGTTGTTTCCGAGGGCTTTCGCTGTTTTGCGCCGTCGTTCATTTTTGAATCGGAGTCGGTTCCGGTCGGTCGGCGTATCGTCGATTGACGGGTTTGACGTGTATTTCGATTCGGTTGTCGTCGATGATTCGACGGACGGCTTTCCAGATGGGAAGTTTTTCTACGCCGGCCAGTTTCATGGCCTCGACGACCATGGTGTTTTCGACGAACTGAAGGTAGTCTTCTTCCCGAAGTTCGACGTATTTGTGAAGGTCTTTTTTGAGTTTTGCCATAGTTCGTTGTTGTTAGATTGCTACTTTTCTCCGAAGTCGGCAGGTGTCTCGCCCCACAGGGCGTTGTCCCAGTGCAGCACTTGGATTTTGTCGATTTCGGATGCCATCGCTTTGAGGAAGATTTCCGCTTTTTTGACGGCGGGGTTCTTTTTGCGCGAGGCGGTTCGTTTCTCGTTGAACCACGTCAGGGCGGTAAGGCTGTCGGTGTAGATGATTGCCGGACTGAAATGATGCTCGATGATGTATTTGGCGGCTTCGACTACGCCCAGAAACTCGCCGATGTTGATTGTCTGGTTGCCGATATTTCGTTCAAAGAGGAGCCTGCCGGTAGCCAAATCAACGGCTCGGTACCGGGTGACTCCTCTTTTCATCGAATGCGCCCCATCGGTGGCTATTCCATGCTTCGGACGCATTACATACCGGAAATGGTCGGTGTGTTTAATCCGTCATCGGTCATTCTCCGGAGAAGTCTTGCGGCTGCTGCTTTGAACCCGTTGATTACGCCGTCCAGATTCTCGATGTCGGTGCGGCGTTGTAATATGGATATAACTCCTGATACAGTTCGGCTGGAGGGGGTGTTGCCTCTCAGCGGGTCGAAAAATACGGTCTTGTTTCCAAAATTTACGGTTACCCGGTAGGTTTCACCCGGTATGACCAGCGTGTCAATCGTTGCCTTGAACAGCAGCGGCGTAGCCGCTACGACGACAAAACCGTTGCGAGAGTGCATTGCCTTGAGTTCGACCGAATACAGGACGTTGGGAACGACTTTCCCTTTCAGGTCTTCGGACAATACACAAATCTTTTTCTTGTAAGGTGAATCCTCACGTACACCTCGCAGTTGCTTGGTCTTCGAATGGCGCGACACGAATCCGATGATCTCGCCAGTTTTCTCCGAGGTCGCAAATTTCAATTGCGTTCTCTCTGATATCATACTCCGTTCTCATGTTTTCTTAATCTGGTTTTACGTTCAATTAACAATATGTAAATCAGTCATTATTATTGTAAATCATAGCACAAATTTATAATTTCATTTCGTGGCGAACAAATAAATTTATGACTATTTTTTAGCTTGTAAACGGGCTATTCACAGAGAGAAACACGAGGTGTCACCATAGTCTTTCGTCTTCCGAAAAATGGCTGAAACGCTCGTCTACAGTGGAGATTGAGTGGTTGCCACGACACTTCCAGTACCGATAGACTCTTTCGCTTTTGTTCATACGGAAATAAATATCGTCGGCGTTGATGTATTGTACGCCTTGTTCGGTGGCTGGGTTGATCCATGTGGCGGGATTGGTGATTCGGGGATTCTTTCCGACGTACAGTTTTTGCTTTTCGGTGCCCAATATGAAAATATTGTGCATCCGCACGTCGGCGTCTACGTCGAATCGACGGGCGTATGCCGCAAAGTCGTAGATGTCGGTATGAAGCAGGCTTCCGCCGAAGTATGACGCCGCGCTGTCTTGGAGTTTGCGGAATGCTCTGTTCAATGACGGACGAAGCCGGATTTCTTCCAATCGCTCCGTTGTGACCGCATCGGTAGTGACGTACACCACCCGAAATCCGTTGCGTGTGGTGTCGCATGCTTCGAGATGCCGGACTACCTCTTGCGAGCGATTGATGCTGTCGTCCATCGGGCTTTGGGTGCGGATACAATCTTTGAGCAGTCCGATACAGACAACGAGTATCGTGAGCATCCACGGGAGGAACCGAAAGAACATTCGCCACCGGATTTCCCGTTCCGTTTGTCGTTTTAATTCTTCGGGTGTCATGATGTGTGTGGGTTAAAGATGTTCGGGGAGGATAAGCAGGCCTCGTTTGTTGAGTTCCACCCGGAGCATTTCTACCAACTGCTCCAGCGTCTTGACTTCCTGTTTCTCGCCGACTTTGCGGTGGAATAACGGAGCGAAATAGAGCTTATGGTCGTGCTTGGTCGGATACGAAAGCCCGCCGAGGCACACTTTCGGGGTCCGTATCTGGTACAGGCCATTGACCAGTGTGCATCGTTTGGAGGGCGGTACCGTGAATCCGTATTCGGGAAGCGCTTCCGCCACCATTCTCAATATGGGGCGAATGACGTCATCCACATAATTCGGTACAGTGATGTTCAACCTCGGTACGGGCATTCTTTCTGCTTCCGCCCTTTCGATGGTGCCGAGCTGTTCGGAGACTTTCGCCTCGCGTTCAAAATAAGCGTGTAACAGTTGTTCGATTGTCATGATTATCGTTTTTACAGTTATGGACTTTTGTAAAGAATAATGGCCTGGAGCAGTAAACCGGTGCGCTCCAAGCCACTAATTTTATGCGGCGGCCTCGTCGATGTGCTGCTGGGCCTCCTCAACGGAGGAGATGGCCTCGTCGATTGCATCAATGGCGTCGGTCATGCGGGAGCCGTTGTCCGACGATTGGAGGCTTTCGGGTATGTTGTCATAGGCATCCTGCTCTTCGTCACGGATATCGTTCAGAGATGCGATGATTTCGTCTAAGGAATCTTTCACATCTTCGAGTTGTTTTCTTCGGTCTTTGTTCATAATAATTGGGGTAAGGTTTCTCTTCTCTTTGAATTTTCCAAGTATATATCATAGTTACATCAGTTGTATTTGGCCATTTTTTGCAACATTTGTAACTTTGCATCAAGTATTTATGAATTATTTATATATGTCCCAATTTGAAATCATCATCCAGTGTATCACTGCTCTCGGCGCTTTGGCAACCGCAGGTACTTTTATCTATGTTGTAAGGAGTCAGAAAGGAACTCAGAAACAGATTGATAGTCTATCCCAAATGGCGACCACGTTTGCACGTCAATATGAGATAGCACGCATCCAAGCCGGAAATACTATATATCCTAAAATCCAAATTACCTTAAAGCATGATGTGATGTGGGGCATGAAAATATTGGTCAAGAATCTGTCCTATCCCATAGATATTTATCGCATCATCGTGCATACTGACCAACATCATTCCGATATAACCATAAAGCCTAAAGATGATTACATCACCATAAGACAAGGGGAAACCAAACCTGTATTGCCAGGCGAAATGGTAAGACATCCTTTGTACCTGTATTCTGCATCTATCCGGCTCTTTTTGGTAACTCCTTTCGATGAGGCGTATGAAGTAAGATATGCGGTCAGCAATGAACAAGAATCTTATCAATCAGAAGCCATTCCTATCTTGTACAGAAAGGAAGAGCATGAAAATAACACAGAATCCACTATTACTGCTAAGGAATATTCTATCCATGGGGGTATCCCTGGTACGGTGGAAGATAATTTCCCCGAAATATCAAGGGAGGAAGATAACTTGTAACCAATCACGAGTTAAGGCGGGCAGTAGCCTGATGCCGGAGTAAAGCACACAATATTGCCCGTCTTGCAGGAGTAGACGGTTACGCTCTCGCCGATTTGTTCTTTGGCGGCTTTCTTGGCATCCCGCAGGCGGACGAAATGGAGGCCGTGGCCGTACCACTTGTCGTTGAAGCGGTAGTTGGCTGTGGTGAGTTTGGAGACCGTCAGGTTCCGGTGGGTGTTCGGTCGGGAGGCAAGCAGCATTTCTGCCGCACGGCAAAGAAAATCCACCCACTCTTGGTACGGCATCTTTGACCGCCAGACAGATTCTTTGAGTATCAGCGGCTGGATACTGGCATCTGTTCCGACGTGATAGCCTAAAATGTTGTCATAGGTTATTCGGGCTGTTCCGTCCGATAATGCGGAAAAACAGACGCCGCCTTTACGGCCGGTCGGCTCGAATTTCCCCCAAGCGGCGTCCACCTGCCGCACCACGATTTTCGGGACCCCTGTTTCATCTGCGCCGTCCTGCAACAATACAGTGGCGGAATGACGGAGTTTTTGTGATAAGGATTTGGATATAAGCATAGTTTGTTTGATTTTCGGTGTTAATCGTTCATCGGAATGAATCGGATGTAGTTTTCGTTGTCGTTGAAGCATTCGTCGTTGATGCGTTCCGCCAGTTCGTCGAGCGTCAGGCGTTCAACTTCGTATTCAGCCTCGTCTTCTTCGTCGATGACGCTGCGGGACGGCCCGTTTTGCCATGCTTCGATGAGTGCCTTGTCGGACACGTATCGTTCCAGATGGCAGCAATTCCAGACGAAGGCATACTGGCCGGATGTTGTCGGTTCTTTCTCTGCGGACAACCATTCCTTGAATGTTTCGATGTTGTCCTTGTCCAGCAGAAGGTTTTGCCAATGTTCGTCGACGAACTCCCGAATCCGCATCTCATCGGCATCGCTGTTTTGCAGGAGTACTTTAACGGCACGGTCTTTCCAGATTTTCTGTTCGATACTCAAATCGACGTACCAGTTCCAGATCGTTATGAGCCAGTCGATGTTTATTTCATATAAGTGGCGGTTGTGGAACCGCTCCCCGCTTTGGGGGTTAAAGAGTACGCACGAGCCGTCCTGACGGATTTCCTCTAACTTGTACATGGTATAGACCGGATAGTCGCCCTCTTCCTCGACAAATACGATGTGAGGCAACCAGCCGTCGGGGCGTTCGGTCGTGCGACAAAGGGAATCGATGATGTCTTGCGATAGGTTCTTTTGCTGTTCTTGCGGTGTCAACAATCGTATGTCGATTGTCTTTGTCGGCTGGGATTCTTCGGCTGTTTTCGGAATGACGCGGTAGTCGACCCACAGGTGGGCATCCGATACGCCTTGTATGTAGGCGGCATATTCCGCTTTTGTAGGAAATTCGATGTCTTTGACGACACCGCCGTTGTCCATCAGCCATTCAGGAGAGGGAATTTGGCCGGTCGTGTTGTATTGTCGGACGGCGTCGCCGCCAAGAATAAGGGTTGCTGTTATCATGATTCGGTGTGTTTGGATAAATAATCTTGGATGGATTTGTAGTCGTCAGGTATGGATGCGTTTTCGTTGAATCCGTTCAGGCAATGCAGCAGAGCCTTTTCCATGCTGACGTACCGGCGTGAGAATTGCTGGATGTTATCCAGGCAGTAGGCCTCGATGATGTACTTGAACGGGGCGACTTGCGGTTTGTCCTCCTTGCGAAGCGTTACATACCAGTCGAAACGGAGTCTCAGACGGAAACCGTCCGATTCGCCGTTTTTCATCAGGTGCTCCTCGTCCAGAAGCCGATGGATGAGTGCGGCATCAAGAAAGCGGTTGCACTGCTGATAGAATTTGATTCGGGCGGTGTAGATAGCTGCGTATTGCCGGATGTCGTCTTCGGTGAGGCAATGCTCTTTCGGATAGAAGTCCAGCACTTCCTGCGTTGTGACGGGGATTATTTGCCCGTCGATATCGATGTCATAAGTTTTATTTTCCATATATGAATTTCGTTAATTGAATTTCGGACGGGCTCTTTGCACGACACGGAGATCTGTATAGCCGATGGCTTTCAGTTCTGCGAGTAAGTCGCGGTACTCATCCTTCCGTGCCGGCCGAGTGGCGGCAATTACGCCTGCATAGTCGGCCGCCCCGTGCTGGCCGACGTGCATATAAGAAGTGGTCGAGTAATCGCAGCGGCTCCACGGTGCGTCGGGGAAGAGTGCGATGATGTCGCCGTCCTTCCATCTCCTAAATACCACTTTCGTCATGGCGGCCGCAGATTTCGGTGTTTACGATGAAGTCGCCTACAACCTTCGTGTCATGGTGAAGCTGGTCGAGGATGTCGTCGATGTCCTCTTCGGACACGTCGTCGCCGTTTCGGTTTTCGATGTCGTAGCGGACGGTGGCATAGGTCGTCTTGACTTCGGTTGCATGTGACTCGATGGAGTCCGCAGCGATGCCGTCGGGTGCAGTGATGTCGAACTTCATCAGTCGGGCGATGCGGTCGTATTCCTCATCGTAGAAACGATTGTACTTGTCCTGAAACTCCTCTTTGTAGTGTGTGCTGCTGTCGGGATCGTCCGGGTCGTCGGGTTCGATGAAGGCTTCGAACGGTTGTTTGTACTTGTCTACCAATCTGGCGACGGCAAGGTCGCTGGCGATTTCCATGATGGACGAGTTGATGTCGTCCTTGTTCTCTTTGTAATACTTGTGTAAGTCCATATTGCGAGTGTGTTTATTTGATAAATTTGCGATAACGAGGGAAACCGAGAGCCTGTATAGTGAAATGGAGCAATCCCGAATAATGTTCCGGATGGGCTTGCAACCCCCGCTCCTTGTAGCTGCTCTGTTCATCAATGCCGTCTACCCTGATTATTTCTTGTTCATCGAGGTAAACATCCGTCACGCCGATGCACAGATTCTCATGCTGGTCATAGAAGAGCATCGTTACGGGGTAATCGTAACCGCCGTATTCATCGGGAACCGGAAACGACGTGATTCGCTTGCCGTATCGATTCAGCAGTCGGACAAGAAGGCTCCTTTGCTGTTTCTGGAGCAGTCGTTCCAACAGGTTCAGAAACCGGTACAGCAACCTGCCTTTCATGCGTTTGTCCGGGTAACTACGCCGCATATAAGCGGTAACGGCTTTCTCGGTCGAGCCGTAGCCGGCGATTTCATGGCCGGTAACGAGGAAACTATCGACTTCTCTTTCCTTTATGCCCTTGAAATTTTGTCTGTAGACATGGCAGATGATGTCCTGTTTGTGGTCAAGGTCTTCATTTCCTGCCGATTCGACCTCCACGATATATTTTTTGTACTGTATCATAGCGTGATGATGAATTTTTCGGTAAGTTGCCGCTTGAGTTTCCCGTCTCCTTTTGCGATGCGGGCGATGAGCTGGCGGATATGTTTGTTGGCTTTCTCCGCAATTTCTCCGGCTGTCGGCTTGGGCGTGGCGAATGTCCGGCAGGTCTCCGAGCAGTATTTCTGTCGGGTACGAAGCGGTTTGCCGCACGCCGGACAACGGCGTTTACCGTCCTGTTCGAGGACTTCGAGCATGCTGGCGTGGATGCACAGCCACCATTCCAATCGGTCGATTTCGTGTGACTGAAGCGTTACGGTATTGCCGAACTCCCGTGCCTCGACCTCTACGGAGATTTCGGAATCCTCAACCATAACCTTGACGACCGGGTCGTCGTAGGGATATCCGTCGTTATCGTACCAAATGACGTAGGCCGGGTCGTTGAGTTCGTTGTAGTTTCCCAACGACAGTTCGGTCAGGCCGTTGTTGTTGAAAATGGCCACGATGGCAGCCATGATGTTGCTGATGTTGTCCATAATTACAAAAGAATTGATAGTTATAAGTTCAAATCTTCATAGTATGGAATGTTTTGTCGCAGCACTGCACGCTCCAGTTCAATCCACCATCTTTCACGGTACTTTTCATTATTGAAGTCTATCGGATGATTCGGCGATAGTTTGTAATAACATTTTGTTGCCAAATCTGTATCTTCGATGATAGTCTGCATCTGTTTATCTGTTACCTTCGATGTACAGAAAGGACATGGCAATTCTTCTAAATCTTGACGAGAGATGATACTGTTGCCACAAATAAATTCTTTTGTATAAAACTCTTGTGCTACTACTTGTTCCATAAACATCCTATTTTGGGAAATGCTTGTTATAATAAGATTAGTTGTGATACTCAAGGGATGGGCGTTGCCCGTCCGCTGATTTTTCAAAAAAGGTGGAGCTGCCGGGACTCACGTCAGGACAGCTCCGGTTATCATTATGGCGAATGATGTTTCAGTAGTTCAGTTGGATACCTCCGAATACGCCGGAGATTTCGTCCTGCCGGATGCCCAGATAGACCATCGTCACCTGCGGCGATGAATGCTTGAGAATCATCGACAGCAGGATGAGGGCTTCGGTCGTGCGTCCCATTGATTCGTAGACGTAGCGTCCGAAGGTCTTGCGGAAGGTGTGGCTGGAAAAGCGACGAATCGGGAGCCGGTATTTTACCCGCAGGTATTTGAGCGTGTCGTTGATGTATTGTTTGGTGTAGGGCTTTTGTGTTTTGGGGTTGCAGATGACCGGCAACCGTTTGTCCGGCGAGCCGAGCAGTTTATATAGCGACGCGATGCGCCGCTGTACGTTTTCGTTGAACGGAATCTGACGGGTTTTGCCGGTTTTCTGTTCGACTTTATAGAGAGCATCTCTTTCGAGTACGTCTTTCCATGTCATCGAAAGGATGTCGGAGACACGGCATGCCGTGCAGAAAGAGATGCAGCAGTAGAGTTCCCAGAGGTAGTTGCCGTCCTCGTGCAAGCCGGAGAGCAGGCGGAGGAAATCGTTGTATTCCAATGGTTCGGCGGTGGTGATTTGACCTTTGACTGACATGTGCGTTCAGGAAATTAAAAAGGCAGAAAGTCGCTATGCTTTCTGCCTCGGGGTTAAACATCGGTGAAGATTATACGCCTGTTTCGGGTGCCGGCTGCTTTTGAAACAGGGACATGATTTTCGCCCACGTTTCGCGCATCCGGAAATAGTCGTCGTGCCCTTCCTGATTGAGGAAGAAGACGTAAGGCGGAATGCCGGCCTGCTTGAACAGTTTGTACTCCTGCTCATCAAGCCTGCGGACGCTGGGAAGTCCCGTTCGGCACAGGGATTCATTGACGAGCCATGCTCCCCGGAAGTTGTCCAAGCGGAGCGAGTCGATGCAGACGACTTCGCCCACGCAGCTGTTCATCAAGAAATTGCACACGCACATCAGGCAGCATGTGTAGTCGATGTCCCATCCGACCAGATAGCTTTGCGGTCGTTCGGTTTTGGCGGCCAACAGGATTCGGCCGCTGCCTGCTGTCGGGTCATACACCGTAGTAATTTTGGATGTTGACTCGTTGTGTCCCATGGCGATTTTCGACATCAGTTCCGTGATGTGCGCAGGCGTGAAGAACTGACCTTTCTGCTGCTGGCCTCGCTGGGAGGTGAGTGCCATGAACAGGTCGCCGAAGGCGTCGTACCAGCCGTGCCGTTCGATTTGCTGTGCCATGATTTGTACCCATGCGACATACATGTCATAAAACACTTTGGTTTGTTCTTTCTTGTACCTCCAGTCGGTGAGCGGAGGTGCGCCGGGAGAAAATCCATGAATGATGTAGCGCAGCAGGTCCTGAAAGACCGTCCGCACGTCCAGTCCGTTACGATACGTGAAGTCGTTGAGTAGTTTTTCCAGCTCCCGGACTTCAGTCGGGGCGTTGTATCCTTTGCTCATAAGCTATTGAGAATAAAAAAGGCGGAGAACTTTCGCTCTCCGCCTCGGGTGAATAAACTAATGTTAGATGTCGATGTTGCAATCTGGATAAATGTATTTCCTCCAGATGTCTATCTTCTGACCGGGTGAACATGTTTGCCATGAGTCGGGACAAGTTTCGTCAATGACATGGTCGGCGACGTTGAAGTGCGTATCAGCGATTTCTTTACGTTCCTGTTCATCCATTGCGTTCCACCATTCCTCCACTCGGGGCAGGTATTCGGATTCGGGTATTACGTTGTCGTTTTCGCAATCGAGGCACCGGTATTCGATGCTGTCGTCTCCGGCGGCAGATTCTCCGGTGTTGGCGTCGCTCCATGTACGGCACTCTACCGATAGTGAGCCGCATACGCTGCACCGCCACGGATCGGATGGCATTTGGGGTTCTGTTTTATTCATCGTCTTCGCCCTCCTCCCAGAAATTTTCTTTATACAGGATTCGTTGCTGGTCGAACGTCAGGTTATTCCACCAAGCGTCGAGGTCATCGGCATCGCCGGACAGCCGTTTGTTTTCTTCCATGTCGAGGGTTTGCCACCACCGGAGCATTGCCTCCTTGTATTCTTTCAGGGTGAGAAAACCATGGTGCTCTTCACAGGCATCGCACCAGAAGTCATCATCGTCATCGGTAATTTCCGAGATATACTCGTTCGTATTACCATCGACCCATGCTCTTATCTGAATGTCCTGAGAACCGCAGCATTCACATACGAAGATTTTGCTTTCGTCTGCTACGTTTTCGGAGACGAGTTGCTGTCCATTGTAGAGTTCGCACGCCCGTTTCACGATTTTGCGACGTGCCTCATTGCCCAGTTCGGCATAGAGGCGTTCGGCAGCACCTGACGGGGTCGGATTGCTCAGGCCGCACCACTTTTCCCAGAAATGTCCTGCCATGCTTCCGAATACGGTTTCGCATTCCGTTTTGCTCCAGCGGTTCCACATGTAGTAGAAGTAGCTGGAGACGATGTTTTCGTTTGTCCGTTTCATATTTTAGATTGATTAGAACCAGGAAATGAGTACCCATTCGTTGCTTTGGTCGCTTGCATCGATTAGGTGGTCGAGGACGTCCATGAAGTCGGAGGTGCTCCTGCCGGCGCGTTTCAGTTCCTCTCGAAATTCATCGGCGTGCGCCTGATATTCTTCGGTTTCCTCAGTGATGATTGTACGCAGACGCTTCAGTTCTGGACGATAGATATCATAATTGTCGTCAAACTCGTTCTCTGCCATGTTTTCAATGTCGAACATCGAAAAGATGTTGTAAAGGGCTTGCTGCCCGTCGCTTCCGAACATGCCTTGCCCGCAGGGCGTGTGTTCGATGCGGTAGACTTTCCCGGTGTGTAAACTGGTGCTCATGTTGTATAGATTATTTAGATGTTATTTGTCAGAAAATGAAATCGACGACGACTTTATGGTTGCCGGAGAGCAACCGCTCGTGATTTACGTCGTCGTATTTGTAGGTGCTGTATTTTTTTGCCTCACGGATATATTCTCCACGTACCCAGACCGGTGCGGATTCTCCGGCGGAGAGGCGGAAAAATTCTCCTTTTTTGAGTTGGCGTATTGATTTGTTTTTCATTGTGTTTCTATGCGGCGATACCGAGTTGCCGGGCAGCATTGCGCATTTCCTCGTAGGCGATGCGATGACAACCGGCCGTCATGATGTCGTTTTGGTAGGAATTGATGGACCATTGGTGTCTGTCGGCATCCTTGACGAGGTCGTGGCGGAAGTTCGTCTCGTTCTCGTGGAAGCGTTCGACCAGTCTCCAAAGGCGTTCGGCTTCCCCAGCCTTGACCCGAATGCCCATCGAGGTTTCGATATGACCGTTGCGAACTCGAAGCAGTGCATTGAATTCCAGTCCGAACGGAACGGAGAACAGACGGTTCGAGATTTCGCCGGAATACCACAGCTCTTTTTTCTCCTCGAAGCTCATGTGTGCCACACGCTGGCGCATCTCTTCTTCCCTGCGCCATTGTTCTCGCCGTTCGGCATACCGCTGTTCCCGCAGTTCCGCATTGTGACGGTTGGTTTCTTCCTGCCGCTCCCTGCGTTCCTCGAAATGTTCCCACAACAGCGGATCGCCGGTGCGGTCGATGAAGAGTTGCGACACACGGGCTTCAAATCCCTCGATTGCCGTAGTCTGAAAGAGTCCTCGGGAAAGGATATCGAGAAAAAGTTCCTGATGCTCGGATTTGTCTTCCCTCGGTAAGTCATAGGAATAGCGGGGGCGTTCACTCGTTACGTTCCAGAATTTCGCTTTGTCGTTTTTCGCAGTGTCGCTCAACTTGGTCAGGACCGGCATGAGCCAGCGGCCCGTTGCGGACTTCTGTCGCTTGTCCAGCCCCCAAAACTCAATCCAGCGACCAACATCGAGCAGGTATTTTTTAACCAGTTCCGTATAATTTCTGCTGCGGGATTTTGCTTGAGCCTTGATGCAATCATCGATATATTCTATCTGATCGACGATGTAATAGGCAGCTTCCCGGTAGTCCTGTTCGTGTAATTTGCCATGATACAGGGAAACGGAACGAGCCGTATTGAAAATCTGCGCTCCGCAGGGAATCGCACTGCGCACCATTCCCATGTGCTTGGCGGTGGTGTTGGAATAAGTGCGGGTCGTGACCAGGTAGGCTTTTCGCCCCTGTCGGTTGGTTTCGACGGATGCACACCGGAAGTGTGACCCGTAGGAATAGATGTTTTTGCCCTCGAAGTAGAAGTTGCTTCCATTGCGGGCGCTGTCCTGACTCTGGTGTGCCCACAGATGGGCGACCATCGGGGAGTCTACAACGTATCTCATGATGTTTAATGGTTTTATCTGTTTAAGAATAGCCGTAAACGAAAAAGAGAAGGTCATCGCCTTCTCTCGTTCAGGGTATTTTTTCTATAATCGCTCAACAACTTGCTGGAGAAACTTTTTGCTGAGCACCTGTTTGTCGACCGTGACGCCGGACCATCCGTTGGCGGAATTTTTATCCAGCAGTTCATGGATGAAGTTCAGCCACTCTCTGACCGGTTTTTTGTTCAACACGGCCAGCAACCGTTCCGCCTGAATCGTCCAGTCGTGAAAATCCGGTGACCACGGTGCGCTGACCAACTCCGACAAGGGGATTGTGAACATGTGTTTCCCGACGGGTTTGACGGCCGGATTCTGACCTATGCTGCGCACCGTATTGGCGATAGCCCGTTCGATACGTTCCCGTTCCTGCTTGTACTGCTCTTCCAAGCGGTCGAGGTCCTTGATTTTGTCCGTTAGAATACCCATCCTACAAACGGTCTTTTCACGCCGAGTTCCTCGCTGGCCTCATCGCTTCCGCAGTCGCATTTGCCGACGGGCTGCCCCGATCCGCATTTGCAGAGGTCGATGCCCCAATGGTTGACGCAGTGGTTACAGTTGCAGAAAATTTGCGGCAGGCGTTCTCCCATAAAGCCAATCTGGTTGAACAGCTTGCGGCTCATGCTGTTGGTGGCGCCATCCTCGAATGTTACGGTCATGGCTCCACATTGGCATTCCTGAATATATCGTACCGGTACCATATCATGCGGATTGGAGTTGGAATCGGATGCCTTCGGGCAGCTTGGTGTAGTCCACCTTTTTCAGGAAGCGGTCGAACTGTGCCTGCGTCACCATCTCGTTTTTGGAGGCGTAATCCCGCCAGTTGAATACACCCGTGTTCCGGTGGTCGTAGTAGATGAAGTTATCGAGCGGCATCCCGCAGCGGAGTACATGGAGTTTGACGGCGAGTTCTTGGTCGATTTTCGCCTTCGCTTTTGCCGCATGGGTTTTGAGGTCATCGATTTTCTTCCGTTTGGCGGCGAGCCGGGCCTCGTGCTTGCGTTTGCGGATATTCTCCGGCAAATAGTAACCTTCGGCAAGCCTTGTGCGGAACAGCTCCCGTTGTTCTGCGGTAAGCGGGGTAAACTGGTAGCGGGAAGAGGTGTCCTCGAATGTTTCACCGGTGAGGGTTTCCAACTGACGGATGGCGGCCCGTGCCTCTTCTTCCCAGCGGGCGACAATACCCATCTCTTCGAGCAGGAAGGTCATGGAAAGCGTATCTTCGGCCTCACGTTTCAAACGCATGTACTCTTTGTGGTCGATCCGCAGGTAGTTTCGCGTGACGGTTTCGCTACTGTTGCGGAGGTGATAAAGGCCGTTTCCAGCGGCATACATCGGCGCTCCTTTGGCATCGCACAGATGCAAATCGATAAAAGGTTTGAACTCGGGAAAGAAATGAAGAATGATTTCGTGAATGCAACCTCCGCAGTTGTTGCCGTTTTTACAGTCATAAAAATCTCCCGTGATGGCGAAATCGGCATGTCCGTTATGGCAGTCGTCCGACAACCGGATGTTCACCCGCAGATTGTAATCGTCGGTACTTTGAAAGGTTTTGTATTTGAGTGCGTATGTCATATCCCTTGTTTATTGAATGGTTGATAATGCAAATTCCGGGAACGGCAGTTCGGGGCCGTATAAGCGGAGACGGTTTGCCAGTTCTTGCCGATTGTCCTCGGCTATTTTTTCATCGATAAATGCCTGACATTCGTCTTTGAGCTGGTCGAGGCCGTCATCGCCGAAGAATCCCCAGCAACTGTCGAGGATTTCGGTATCGTCGTCTGCCAGGGTGATTTGAAATCCATACACTTCGCCGTGCAGGTATTCATTGTAGGTGTCTATTTCGTTTTGGAGGTATTCCTCGATTTTCTTGCGGCGGGATTGCGTGAGCACTTTCCAGCCGTATTTCTTTTTGACCTGCTCGATGCTGACCGCCACGATGCCGAACCAACCGCTGTCCCACCGGCATGAGAACGGCCCGGACGATATGCTCAGACCGCTATGGTCGTAGAGGTAAAGGTTCAGGGCGATGTAGTTTCGCAGGAACGATTCCCGCAAGTTCCCCGGATGTCCGTCGCATACGTCATCGAACTCGAAATGGCTATCGAAGTCTTTTTCGGGCCGATAACGGCGATGTGCCGTATAGAATGTTCCGAGGTTGCTCCACTCGCGGGGATTTTCGGGACACTCGTCATAGTAGATGTTGATGTGGTGTCCCTTATAGGTGATTTGTTCGTATCTGTTCATATCAGTAGGCATAAGCGGTTTCCAATTCGCTTTCGTAGTTCTCGAAAGCTGCCAGATTCTCTTCGTCTGTCGCCTCCTGATCCCAGAACAGTTCGACAAAACGTTCTATCACATCCCGCATGGCACGGGTGTATTGACGGAGGTATTTTACGGCCCTCGTGCGCCAGTCTGTCGTTTCGTATTGCATGATGATTTGTTATTTTGCTGATTCATTCAAATGTCGTTTCGATAGTCGAGCAGGTATTGCTCGAAATGATTTGCAGGTGGGTTGGGTAAGAAAATGAAATGCGACTACCGATGTGGGGCATGGCTTTATACGTTCGATGTGTGGTCTTCCGGAAGGATCCTGAGGCACGGCGTGTAGCCAGCGCCTCAGGATCCTATTAAGGAAGACGAGCTGAATGTCTCGGTCCGTCGCATCGGGCCTGCCAGGCGGCAACGAATTACTTCTTACGCCACTGCGCCATCTTCTTCTTGATGTCGATGCCGTTGTCATCGAGCATCTTTTTCAGCAAAGCCAGCAGGCGCCAGCCATCGCCGTTCTTGTAGTCTTCGGCCTTGAGCGAAAGGAATACCAGCGAACGGTATTTGTCCAATCGCTTCCCGTTGTCGTCGATAAGCGTACAGCCGTGAAAGCGAATGAGGTTCTGCATGGTGAAGAATGCACCGGCTCCCTTGTAAGCGTCTACCCATGCCTTGCTCTGAGGCGTATCGTGCTTCATCTTGAGGCGCAGACCGTTGAACTTCTTTGCCGCATTGTAGAGCTGGGTGGCGTTTCTTGCCATCTCGATGTGTCGGGCAGCGATGCGAAGCGGGCTGTAGAGCTTGGCGTGCAGATCCTGCACGAAGATGTCGCGGCCTCCGAGGTGTTTATAAGGAATGCCCTTGCATTTCCTCCCCGGCAGGCTCTCGACGTGCTTTTCCAGCTGCTGGATGTAATCCTTGGCCATAGCCGCAACGACCCCGACGTTGAACCAGCGGTTGCGGTCGGCGAAATTCTCCTCGTCCCGTCCCTCCATCTTCATCTGGGCGTGCAGTTCGTCGAGGACCATTCTCCATTGATACTCGTAGCCCAGACGGTGGATCATCTCCGTCACGCCGGCCGGTTCCCAAGAACCGTAGTCCTTGTAGGAAAGCATGCGGAACATCTGTGCCATGACGAAACGGCGGAACAGACGGCGGTTGGGAACCGTCCCCTGTGCGAGGATGTAGTCGAAAATCGGGTCGTTGTCATCCAGAATCGACAGCTTGCCGTTCTTGTTCGAGGCGATATACTCGCCGCCGTTTGCTCCCTGCATGGCGAACAGGCAGCTTACGTCTACACCTGCATTGCGCAGGGCTTCGATACGTTCCTGCGCCGTCTTGGGAAGTTGGATTCGATTGGCCGGCATGGCGCCGTTGTCGGCGATAGTAACTTTCGTGCCTGCGATGGCAAGCTCCGTTCCGCATGCGGGACATGCGATTTTGGTCTCTTGTTTCTTTCTCATGTTGCGATAATTTAATTTGTTGGTTGATTATTATTGGATTCTACCCACTGCCGGAGTATGACCAGTTCTTTTTCTTGTTTGCTTTGCCAGAACCACCGCCCCATGGCATCCGACCATTTCAGACCGTTGATTATCTGGCAGAGGATATACAGTTCCAGTTCGATTTGCGCTTTGTCCCGACGACAGCCGTAGAGCATATCTTCATCGCTCAATTCACTTTCAGGCAAGGCGATAAAATAGTGACGAGATGTGCTCTCGCTGCGTTCCGAAGGGATGGAATATTTGTAGCGGTTGTATAGCTCTTCCACTTTCGAGAAGAACTCTTCCTCGCTGCAATTCGGCACTCCGAGATTGCCCTCATGTGTGCCGTCCCGAATCACGTATTTGCCGTCCACTTTGAGGCTTCGTGTTTGGAAATCGACCTTGAATCGTGCGCCGCCCTCAACGGCACGAACGGTCTCTTGATAAATATTCTCCATGACAGCTACGGATTTTCCCTGAAGGCAGGAATACTCAGTTTCAGGTTGTCGTTGATGACGAACTTCCTGTCGCACTCGCAAATGATGTGAGTGGCTGTTACCCGTTTGATTCGCCGTGTAACCTCATCATGGGAGAGATAAGGTTTCCCATTTTGTATCCCGTTATCGATATCTCCTGAGATATGATACCAGTTTCCGATTTCGATGTCTTTTACTGTTACTTCCATTTTCGTTGTTGTTAAAAATTCGACAAAATGCACTTGAATCGCCGGCGCATAACTTTAGCGGTTCGATGAATACAGTCGCCACCAGGGCCCTTAAGGCAAGGGTCCGAAGACTTCAGGGCCCTGGTGACACTGTAGCGTAAATCCGATTCCTTGTGCAGTTCGTGGTTGCGCTACCACTTGGGAGTCTTGTCCGGTCGGCACATCGCTTTATGGTTTTGATATGAGGCAGCGTGATAGCCCCTGCTTCAAATGCCAGTGATTATGAGCAATCAGCGAGTTTGTCACTGGCATTTGATGCTGGGTAGCGATTGACGCCGCAACATTAAAATCCAGACCTCGACTCTCCACTCTGTGTTAAGTCTTTTGCTGTTCTCCGAATGCCGGCACGTTGCTTTAATCCTTCGATGTATGCTGGGACAAGAAGGCCGGGCAGCGACGTCGGGTTCCTGATAGTGAACGACGACATAGCAGCCGGGGCTTCGTTGTTCACAGCATGCTGAATCGCATCCCCTGAACCGCAGCTTTCCGTGCTGAAAATCTCATTCGGGCGGTACATTTCTTTATTGTCCTGATGCGTGCAGCTATGCTCTGCTGGCCAGCGACTCTCCTCCATCCAATCGGATGGAGGGAGGATGTGGCCGCAAGTTCCAAAGCTGCACCGCTAAAATCCCGACCTCGATTTTTTTCGACTGTGTACTCAGTTTTTTTTCATGATTCTCAGAATATCGGCACATTTCTTTACTGTTGCGATGTATGCCAGTCCTGAAAGCCGTATGGGCATCGACGTATCTCGTTAGGGATACGTCGATGACGTATGGGCTGTATTGGAACTCGGCATATTGAATAGTATCCCTTGAACCATACTTGTGTGCTAAAAAAAGTTCTCATAACACGGACACATTGCTTTACGCTGTCGATGTTACCCGCGTATCCAGCTATTGAGGAGTCTGAAGGTGATTGGTCCGATCACCTTCAAGACTCCGTAGAGCTGGTTGCAACGCGGGTTGTTGAATAGGTGTTCCTTGAACTTCGGCTGATGTGTTTCAGGTTTCGGACGTATGTCAGGCAGACGGCACATTGCTTTAGCGTTTCGATACATTACAGGAGGAACCAGAACTGTTTCGATCCTCGCCGGTTAGTAGACCGGCGAAGATCTAATCGTTCTGGTCTGCCAGCCTGTAATATTGAATTTTCTGCCTCTTCATCCGGTTGCCGTGTGCTCGGCATATCTTATAATGATGCTACCAGCGTGTTATACACTGCACGGCTCGTGAGCAGGGCGTTTCGCATGCAACCGATGGTCAGATAACCGTTGATGGCATTGTCGGTCTTGCATCGATTCGCCTTGACATGACGCCCTTGACCTCGGACGATGCAGCCGTCGGGCTTGTCCCTTACGTATCCCAGTCCGCCGATTTTGCGTCTGCCGGTCTGCGCGGCTCGCAGGCAGTCCATCACGAACTTGTTCAGCTCGTCGAGGTCTTTCCGCACGTTGCATACGGGTAATATCTGGGTTGCCCAACTGAACTCGTTATTGCCCTTGTACAGGTAACGGTTTACAGCATGGACAGCTTTCGTCGGCGTTGTATTGGGACTGCGTATTGTCCGTCGCTCGATTTCTTTCTGAAAGGTTTTGATACGGGATGAGGAGAGCGAAATCATGCTTCCTTTGATGCTGAACCCGAGGAATTTGAACCACCTATCGGCGGTCAGGTATTCCACCTTTTTCGGGTTGAGCTGCATGGATTTCTCAGCGAGGCGTTTTTGAAGAACCGCCATCGCATGCTCGTAGTTCTCGCCGATGAACAGCATATCGTCCGAATAGCGAACATAGTAGCCGTTCATTCGCGACAACTCGTTATCGAGGTCGTACAACAGCACATCTGCCAGCCAACTCGCCACAGCACAGCCTTGTTTGAGCGACTGAAATTTGCTTTGGAGTTGGTTGTTTTCGTCGAAATACAAATCCGAGTGGTAGTATTTCCGCAACACATCGATTAAGGCGGAATGCCCGTGTTTGGCTTCCACCTTGTCGAAAGCCTCATCGATGAATTGAATCGGCACGCTGTCGAAATACTTGCTCAGGTCGGATTTCCAGCCCATATAACCCTTTTGGGCCGCATTCACGATTTGACGACTTGCTTCGGTCACGACTTTGCCACAGCCGATACCGGTCTGGTAGGATTTGCACGCAGGATGCAGCATCTCCGGCATCAGCTCGAACAGCAGGTCATTAGCGATGCTCAATACCACACGATCCATCGGTTCGTTTACGTAGACCGTGCGGAACTCGCCGTTCTCTTTGGGTATCTGCGCCGTATGGGGCGGAGATATTTCGTACTTGCCTTGCATCATGGCTTCGGCTATGGCAAGACGGGTGTGTTCGTCGGTCAGCCGGATGAGTTGGTCCTTGCGGATGTCCTTGACCACACCCTTCTCGATTGCTCTCGTCCATCTGTCGATGTCGAAGAACATTTGTAGGATTTTATCTGCCATCGTTTGTATATTGTTAATCAAATGTTTGGTTAAGAACGAGGTATAGATGGTATACCATTTCCTCCGCAGCCTCCATATCCCGCACGATGTCTTTGATGTGATACGGTGCTCCATTTTTTCCATGCCCATCGTCGCCTATCCACAAATAGGCCTCTGCATCGGCATCGAAGCCATCGTAATATTCTTTGATATTTTCGATGAGTGTTCGAACCTCTCCGTTGGTCAATTCTGCGGAAAAATTGAAATCCTGTCCGGCCTGAGTGTACTGGGAGAACTCGAAAACGATATGCCCATGTTTCACTTCATCGGTATCAACATTCCATCCATTGGTTTCTGCAATAGCGATGATTTTGGATATGCCTGACGTGTCGGAGGAGTTCGAACCCTTATCGATGGTTGCTCGATGATGTTCTTTATTCATGGTTATCTGATTTGTTCGTCATCGCATACGAGCACATTTCCGACGATGTAGTCGTCAGAGTCCGGGTAGTTCTTTCTGAATACGCGGGTCGCCTCATGATTGAGGTCGAGGCTGTTGTTTTTTCCCTCTTCATTAACGACCATGATTTCCGTGTCATTCAGGTAGACAAGTTCGATGTCGCCTCCGACTATCGCCTGCATCTCTTCAAGCGTGAAGTCGGTTCCATTGGCGGGCTGTACCGGCTGGCACGTTCCGTCTGTTTTAATGATTTCTGCCATATTCTTAGGTTTATGGGTGTTACACAGTTCCACGTGATACTTCCATTCTGCCAGAAGACGTTCATATTCTTCGGGGGCTTCATCTTGGCACACTGTGGTCGGTTCACCGCAAGCGAAGTGTTCGACCAGTACGCAGCCGCAGGTGTGTGTGACTTTGATAGAGGTGCTAAGCATCTCTATTTTCGCGTTTTCTTTGGGCACAGCATCGCTCATGATGATGCGCAGTTTATCTAATTGAGATTTCAAATGATTGATGTATTTTATTGATTGAATGTTATTTTCGTCTCTCCGTCATAGCCGAATGTTGTTTCCAGCCCGAAAGCCTTGGCATCACAGCTGATGCTGCAAATGTCCCAGACACTCAATTGGCCGGCACAGGTAATGATCGTATTGTTTTCAGAGATTTGCGGAGACTTGTCTTTTAATGCCGCACCGCCGCATATTCCGCGCAGAATCACTCCGCGCTGATGGGTTGTCAGTTCTTGCATTTCCATCGGTTATTGGTCGAACATGTTGGACATTGTACTGGCAAGGGCATCCTTGAATCCGTTGCTGACTGCCCAATGTTCGAGCAGTTCATTGGCAATAATCTGCATCTGCTCGTCGGTAGGCAGGTCGCCGTCGTATCCGTACTCTTCGAGCAAGGCACGGCTGATGATTACGCCCTTGACTTCGTGGATTTTATTTCTATCATTCATATTTGTTGTATGTATTTTCGTTAAAGAATAGATGCTAACCGAATCATCCGGTCGGAAATTCGGCAACTTTTTATCGGAGCATTCTTGTTATTGACGGGTCTCAGAATCCGAAACAAGGGGCGCACGGTGCCGTCAACACACGGATTCCGACCCAGACGAGCACGAGCAAGCCTGCGACGAACACGGTGTTCAACACCGCATCCTGCCGCTTGATTACATAGGCGATGATTTTCTTCATGTTGTTAATTATTATCGTTTTACTTCATTTTCAGACATAAAAAAGGCACGAGTTTTATACCCGTGCCTGTACCGTTATTTTATATTGCATTATGCCGCCGGTGTCGGTGCGGGCGGCAGTACCGGCATTCTGACGATGCGGCAACGCTCGCCGATGAGCACACGATACACGCGCATGAGGTTGCGCCCGTGAAAACTGCTCACCGTGACGCTTTGCACGCCACGGGCAGCCAGGTTCGCAAACACGCCTCCGGCACTTTGCAGCTTGTCGAAACAGCCGTAACTTTCGGTTCCGGCATTGTTATATATCTCTATCATTGTCGTTCGATTTTTAGTGTATTGATTACATGAAGATAGGCAGCGGTCTGACGAGCCAGTCCGGCTGTCCTGCCCGAAAACACCTGTCGGCGTGCCTTTGCGCCTCCTTTGCACGGATGTACCGAGGCTTCTTGGGCTGCTTGTGCAGCACGTTTCTTGCCCGCAGGTTTCCTCCGGCATCGGGTGTTTTCGCCTCTTTGGGCACTCGCCAACGTCCGTTATACGTGGCAGTGTAGGTTCGTTGCAGTTCTGCGCCCTTGTAGCACACGACCTGCACGGTCGGGTTTTCTCCGGCAAACTCGCCCCTTTCCCGCAAGAGGTCGAGCGTCTCTTTTGCCGCCTTAAAATGGGCAAAACGTCCATAATTGCGGGTGCGGTCTACGCTGTATATCTCTATCATGATTCGTTATCGCATTAGCTTTTTGAGAAATTTCCACGCCTGCGGGCTATACTTCCGGCACACGAAATTTTCCAACGATTCGGTGCGTTCATAGCCGTAATGCCGGCATAAGTACCGCACGAATTTGTGCGTGATGAAACACAGCATCCCCGTTTCATCACTTTTGCAGCGGTCGAAATACGGGGAGATGCCGAGCGCAAAGTGGGCAGAAAAATTCTCCGCCACTTCATTGAAAGCGATGAGCTTGTACATGGTTGAACACAAAAGGGACAGCGCACATTTTCTGCACGCTGTCCGGCTTGATTGTATCGGGTTCCGTTATGCCGTTACGCTGCAATCGCTACGGTTTCCGCTCCGTTTCTCGGCTTTCTGCCACGTCTGCGGGCGGGCTGTTCCGCCACCGCTTCGGAAGCGGTTACGGGTGCCGTACTTTCGGCGGCAACCTGTCCGGTTACTTGTTCGGCAGGTTGTTCGGTCTGCACCTCTTCGGGCTGGGCGGTGTCTTTGGGCAGCTCCACACGGAAATTCAGTGCCTCCATGAGTGCTTTGGTGGCATGGTGGATGTACTTTTTGCGGTCACGGACAGAGCGTTCCAAGTCCTTTTTGGTCGGCATCAAGCCGATTCGCGCCCATACGCTGGCATCAAGGTCGAAGATTTTGACCGTTACGCCTGCGGAGGTGCGGATGATGAGCCGGAGCGGAGTGCCGGCACGGAGTTTCGAGCGGATACCGTCGTTCGATTCACGGAGCAAAGCCTCTTTGGTCTTCACTTCCCAGAATGTCGTCACCACGTTGCGGAGCACACGGAACATTTCGTCCTGCGTTTTTGCGGTCGCCTCGTAGTCGGCACCGAAAAAGTGCATAGCCGTGTTCTTGCCGTCCTTGCCGGCATACTCGAAAATCACACCTGCGGCATTTACTGCCATGTTTGCAAACTGTTCTGCATTCAACTTACTGATTGCCATAATGATAAAATTTTGTGAATTTCTATGCAATAGTGCATATTGAGGGCACTGCGGAATCGAACCGCACGTTCTGCGGATGGCAAAACGGCACGACCTGTGCGCGCCCAAAAACTGCACGCCACCTTTCACCCGATGGCGTGCAGATTTTCTTTCAATCTGCACCTCACTAAACGCGCCCTATACTCGCTATTTCGGAAAAAAGCCCTATATTTGCATCGTTCACACGCAAAGGCAGTTCCCCGCTGTCATGGCAAGCCCGACATACTCCAATTTCCGACGGGTGTTTCTTTGGCACGTCCCCCGTCTTTCCCAACGGGGCAGCTAACATTCGGGCGGTTGGCGGCTGGTGATTGTGGGCATAATCTTGGCAATGCTCTTTTCTCAAGCTCCGTGCGGATTGTTTTTACCGCATGGCGTGTTTTATCTCCGAGCGCACTGGGCGCAATTATGGCATTATTTTCACGCTTCCCTTTTCCATACGACTCTCACCCTCCCAAATTCACGGGTTTTGCGTATGCGGACAAAATACACGTATTTCGACCGTTCCGACTTGCGGCATTGGTTTGCCGTCCTGCTCGGTGTGGTTGTTTAACACCCTATTCAATCGCTCCAAAGCGAACAGGCGAATTTTTGATTTTCCAAGCCTCAAAAATAGGTTTCCCACAAAAAGGGCTTTTTGTTTCTCGCTCTCGGCGGCTTTTGCTTTCTGTTTCTTACTTACTGACTTTTTAGGTTTTTACTATTTACAGACTTTTGCCGTTTGTCTCACTTTTGAAAGTCTGTATATGTTTTTTGTTTCTTTTCTCTGTTTTGCTTTCGGGGTTGCTTTTCCCGTCCGGCTTCATTTCAACTCTAAAACAAAAATTTCAATCCTCCAAATATTTTTTTTCGAGGGACTGAAAAATCGGGTCTAAAATGGATGTGAACGCCCGCGCGCGAGGGCTGTTTGTATTTTATTGAAAATCAATCATTTGTAAAAAGTGAAAAATTTTTTTCAAAAAAATTCGGGGTTCAAGGTTCAAAAATTGATTGAAAGAAAAACTATATATATTGACAATCAATTATTTGCGAGTTGAAAAACCATAAAAAACCACAACGAAATTTTTTTTTGCTTTCAATTTGAAAGATTCAAAACCCTATTTATCGGTTTTTAGCTTCACTTTTCTACAAAGTGAAGATGCTAAACGATTGAATAACAATACACTAATAATTTTTGAAAAGATTGGGGAGGGTACTCCCCCTGGTGCGGATTCGATACGCGCCCTACGGCCTGATTTTCAAGTCCCGTTTTTTGCTTCGACTTTTTTGTCCGAAGTTTTGCCCGATTTCGAGGGATTATTTGCTCGAAACAGAGGGGATTCGGCAGAGGGGAAACACCCGCGGACATATACAGACTTTGCAATAATCCGTTAGCCTGTCTGTTCTATCGCTTCGAAGCATACCGGTCTTTCCGTTTTCTTGTTCTGGATGATACGGTTATGCGACCGAGGCTCGTCCTCCAAAACATTCCAGAGCGGAACAGCGGAACGGTTGTTGTATATATAGTCTTGCATAGAATTTTGTGCGATAACGCATTACGGGATTTTTTGTCGAAACTTTTATTAGGTTCCGCCAAAAAGAAAATTAAGAATTTATAGCTGCATTTTGAGACAATCACGTATATTTGCCTAAAGTAAACCTGTATATAATTCATAGATGCAAATGCCGGATGAGTAAAAGCAAGTCGGAAATCCATGATTTCTTTCGGTGTTACAGACCCGAAAACGAGACGCACCAATTGGCCATCGCCCAATTTTGCGCCCAGAGGCGTTTCATGGTCTCCATCGACGGAACGGCCGACAAACGGTTGCCTGTGACATACGAACAGTTCCGGCAGTGGTTTGAAGAGGAGTTGCCCCGGCGTGGCGATGTCGTAACTCTTGCGGGGGAAGGTATTTCCGGAATCGTGGAGACCGTAGGCGTGAATCATGCCGTGTGCTTGTATGTCTCGATTCAGGGCGACGAGTTGAATGCGACGTCCGGGTGTTTCGGCTATACGTCGCTGCAAGCCGCCGATGAAGAGATCGTCGTCCGGCTGCAACGGGCACTTTACAGACATGGGCTGGTTTGGAACCGGTGGCGCAACCGCATCAAGCCTCGTGAAACGCCGAAAGAGAACGTCCAGTACCAGGTCAGCGTATTGGGTCGGAAAGTCGGCTACGGCGTTTTCCGGGAAATCGATTCGCAAGGCCGGATTGTCATGTATTGCCTGAAACGGGAGGGCGAAGCGGTGCGGTATTCCCTGCATGAGGTCGTGGGAGCTGTGGAGGATTATCAGCTGGAGCCTATCAATGTCGGTCAGCGTGAGGTGCTGGTCAAAGAGCTGGCGGCGGCAGGTGTGCTCTGGAACGGGTTCTGCAAACGTATCGAACCTGTCAGGTATCTGGTCGCTGAGGGGAAAGGTTATTATTACCTGAACGAGTTCTGGGAGGTATGCAGGGGCATCGAACAAGGCAAATCCAAAGGGGCGAAATATTTCAACAGCGGCAACTACGCCCGGTATCGGGAGCCGATGGAAGAGCTTCGCCGGTATCTTTTGGATGAGCTGGGAGTAAGTCCTGTCACCCGTTCCGAAGATACGGTGTATTACTACCTGAAAGAGTTCTGGAAGGTTTGCAAAACGACCGATAAGGGACGGCGGAGGGATATTAAACGGGCCAAAGCCGGCAACTACTCCACGGATGAAGAAAGCATCCGGGAACTCGCTTTACGGTTACAGGAGAAACGAAAAGAACAGCTGGCCCGTTATCCTCTGAAAGGATAGACTTTCCGACTTTAACTTATGCTGGAAGTGTGAATCCCGCTTCCGGTTTTCTGTATCGGTATTTTCTATCTTCTTCTAAAGAAGAAGCAAGGTGGATGGTATAAATAAAGCACTTCCGCTACGCTCCAGTGTTTATTTATACCCTTGAATGCTCACCCCTAAAGGGGTTCGCAATGATTTCTTTTTAAGTAGATAAAAAAGAAAAGTAAGATAGTAGTATAGTATATATAATATATTACTGCATCTTACTTTTCTGTTTTGTAGGGATACGGTATGGGAATCGTTCATCCCTCGTCAGCACCTTTTTTGCGGCCGTAGGTCTGCTCAAACCTTTCCCGTTGGGCTTTGACCTGCTGCGGGGGCAGGTAGCGGTGCACTTCGTTGCATAGGGCGTCGTACTCCTCCAGACGGAGCGTGTCGAGATCTTCCGTATCGACCTCCACATCGGGATGCAGCCGGCGGAAGTAGAATCCCGCCGCGGCCGCATATTCCCCCTTGCAGGCACGGCTGACGGTTTTGACGGATATGGCGGCAATCTCAGCGCAGGCCTGCATCGATTTGAAGATAGCGACCAATATTCTCGTATGGCTGAACACCAGCACCTGTTTCGGGTGCCGGAATGAACTGTTGCTTTTTCCTTTGCGTTTCATTGCTTCATGTGTTGTAGTATCTTCGTAATCAGTCCGATATTTTCCCTGTCGATCCACTCTTTGGCGACATTCCAGCTCAGCGACCGCTCGAAGCAGAAATTATCGTCCGCAAGGAGATGGTACGACAGCTTTCCTTCCGTAGGTTTCAATCCCGAATCGTGCAACCGGCATAATCCGTTTTCCCAGAATACGCAGCCGTGCTCGGTTTGCAGCGCCTGCACCATCGGTATCGGAAAGCGAAGTTCCCCGACGAGCATACCCACTGCCCAATAAGTCAGGCGCAGCTCGCTTCCGTATCCGGCTTCTATCAGTCGCCAGATGTCCTGCGGTGTGCCCAGACAGGGGGTTCGGCATTGCTGGCGGCACAGCGGGCAATCGCATTCTACGGGATAGCGTCCCGTGACCCGTGAAATCTTCTCGGTCAGCTCCTTGCTCATTCCGCCTCGGTCTCTTTTCCGGCGCCTCGGCCGTTCCACAATTCGATGATCTTCTCCCGTCCGAGGCACGTCCACCGCTTTCGTGTGCCGAATGCCCATCGTTTCTGCGTCTTGGGATTCAGCCAATAATACGGCACGTCGATTTGCCACTCCTCGTATTCCGGCAGTACAGCCCATTGCTTCTTCTCGAAGCGACAGATGCCGTTCTCTTCCAGAAACCGGCTCATGCGGCTTGCCGAGATGCCGATTTCCCGGGCGAGCTGCGTGGGGCTGAAATAGTCCACGCCCTCCGTCAGGTGGCTGTACGGATTTTCGACCCGTCGGCGCTTGGCCGGCAATTCGGGCTGCCGGGGCGGCTCCTTGCTCCAGAGTTCGAGTATCTGATCGCGTCCGACCTTGCTCCACCGCTTGCGTGTTCCGGCAGCATGGCACTTGCCGGTGCGCAGGTCGTTCCAGTAGTACGGCATATCGATCTGCCAGCTCCGGTACGGCATGAACGCCACCCACTGGTTCTTCGAGAACTTGCAGATGCCTTTCTCGGCGAGGAACTGGTGCAGCTGCCGGGGCGTCGTGTTCAGCTCCTGCGCAAGCCATGTCGTGGAGTAGAAATCCCGCCCCTCGATCAGGTTGTCGTAAAACTCCACCTTGTAGGCATCGGCCTCGATGCGTTCCTGTTGCAGGTGCAGCTCGTGCCGCTGGGCGACAATCAGCTGCTGCGCCTCGTCGAGGCTTTGCGGCACGGGGAGATGCTCGGTGGTGCTCCCACCGTTCGTGTGGCGGGGTTCCAGCGTGGCATACCCCCGTGTCATCAGTTCGTTGACTTTCGTGTTGCACCACTGCGAAAACTCCGGCGAGAGCTGCCGGGCGAACTCCATCGCCAGCTCCTCCTCAATCCATGTAGCTCCGTTGTTCCGGCCGCGTGTAGTGAAAATCTGGCTGTCGAGGCTCTCCGATACGCCCTTTTCGACCAGGTACTGGCGGTAGCGGACGAAATCCGCCTTGCGCAGGATTTCCGCCGGCAGGACGCCGAAGCTGCGGGCCATCTGCGTGGCGTTGATCATCATCTTGTTGTTGGCGGCCCGGAACGAGATGGGATGGTCCTGATAGCTGAATACCACATCCTCCTGCTGTTGCGGCTGCGCCGCTTTCGCCGATTCCATAGCGGCCTGTTCCAAGAGTTCGTTGAGCCACGCCTCCACCTTGGCGCACTTTCTGGCTGCTATGGAGTTTTCCCGCCGCATGGGGCGTATCAGCTTGTAGACGTCGTAGGGGCTGATGGCCCACATCTCACGTCCTTTCTTGCGGAACGGAATCTGTATGCTGGAGGGCAGCTGGCGGATGGCCGCCTTGTTGCCGAGCAACTCCTCCCGTCCCAAAACCTGACAGAGGTCGTGGAGGTTTATCCACGCCAGCGTCTTATCGTCGTTGAACAGTACCCTGACCGGATACTCTTCGCATTGTATCGTACTACTTTTCATCTTGTTTTTCGTCTAAATCACGTTGTTTGCAAAATTTTCGGAACTCCTTGCGGCGCTGTTCATAGGCCTGCCGCTTGTGCGCCATCTCCCTGACCGTGAAATAGCGCCGGTCGATACCGCACAGGCGGTCGTACTCCTGCAAGGTGAGGCTGTCGAGGTCTGACAGGTCGATTTGCACGTCCGGATGTGCGTGGCGGAAGTAAAATCCTCCGGTGCCCACGTACTTTCCGACACAGGAGAACGATATGCTCTGGAGGTTGATGCCCGAGAAGTCCGCCGCACTGTGCAACGAGCGGACTATGGCGATGAGTACATACGCTCCGTTGAAGACGAGCAGTTGTTTCGAGGGTAAAAATGGTCCTTTCGTATTCGTCATCATTCGTTGGGGTTTGGTTTATCGATCAGTTCTTCGGGGGTAAAGCGTTCCTGCGCCTGCATCAGAATGTAGGAGTCCGAGCATGCGATGCCGGCCAGCAGCATCTGCGACATGCTTTCCAGCAGGTACACTCCGAACACCGGGTCCGCATAGGCAAGGAACGGCAGGGCGAACGACTCTTCCGCCAGCGTGTGCCCCGTGGCGGCATCGACGGCGAAGCGTTCATCCGGCGGAATGCCGTACACCTTGCCGAGTTGGTCGATCCACAGGGCGAATCCCCGGGTAAATTCGGTAATCTTTTCTTCCGCGTCCGATTTCATGGCTCGCAGAAAATGGGTCATGTCAAAATAAGTCCTGCCACCGGCTGCGGTGAACAACAAATCCGGAAATTCGCCGAACCGGGACTTGAACCCTTGATGATTCTTTATTGCTTTCATATTCTCAAAATATTGAATTTTGCAGGCAAATATATATTTTTCGCCTTGAATTCGGATATAAATTTGACGATAAATTTTATCGTTATCAATTCATTTATAGTAATTTACAAGACAGCAACAAGGGCAAAAACGGACGAAAAATCTGTGAATACCGAGCCGATTATTTTGTATGGTAAACCGAACATATCGGAGCCTGTTTGTCCGTATGGTCACGAGGTCTCGGATAACCCATTTTTCCGGGTTCGAACTATTCTTTTTGAAACCCGAAAAAAATGCAGGAAGAAGGAACTTTTAACCGTCAGTTGCTCGAAAGCATCTTCCATACGTCCAAAAAAACGATTCAGGAATACGTGCGGGAAATCGAGCGGCACAACCGCTACCGTTCGGTGCGCTCGAACATGCTGCTGGGCACCGTCCTCGACGACCGTTCCCGCCTGATCGACCTGTACGACGCCTGCCTGCAACAGGATGCGCACATCCGTGCTGTCATCGAGACGCTCGAAAGCCAGATTCTCGGCGACCGCTACATGCTCGCCCGTCAGAACGACAAGGGCAAATATGTCAAAGACGTGAAAGAGAGCCAGAAGATTCAGGGCTCGCAGTTCGACAAAATCATCCGGGGCGTCATCGAGGCCAAACTCTACGGCTACACACTGCTGGAAATCATGCCGGACATCGACCCCGACACGGGTCGGTTGAAGGAGGTGAACAGCATCGAGCGGCGCAACGTGCTGCCCGACCAGGGCATCGTTGTCCAGCGGCAGGGCTTGTGGCTGCCGCACTGGGACATCCGTTCGGCGGCATACCGGAAACAGTATGTGCTCATCAAAAGCGGCGACCTCGGTCTTTTCTCCGCCACCACGCCGCTCATCCTCGCCAAGAAATTCACCGTGGCGAACTACGTGAATTTCAGCCACACCTACGGCCAGCCCATCATTCACGGCAAGACCGTCAGCGAGAACAACATGGACCGCAAGCGTCTGGCGCAGGACATCTCCAACGCCGCCCAAAACAAGGTCATCGTCACGGGACTGGAAGACGAAGTCGATATCAAGACCTTCACCATGTCCAACAGCGAGAAGATATACACCGGTCTTATCGAGTTCGCCAACAAGGAGGTCTCCAACCTCATTCTCGGTTCGGAGTCGATGGCCGGCGGCATGCAGTCGTATGTCGGCTCGACCAAGGCGCATCAGGACATCTTCCGGGACCGCATCGAGGTCTACCGCCGCTACATCGAGAACGTCATGAACGAGCAGCTCATCCCCCGTCTCGTGGCCATGGGCTACATCTCCGCCGGGTTGGAGTTCAAATACTCCAACCGCATCGACATGAACAACGAAGACCGCATCAAGCTCTACCAGCTCATCACGGACAAATACGAAGTGGCGGCGGACGAAATCGAGAAAGAGTTCGGCATCGCCGTGGGCAAGCAGCTCAACGTCTTTCCCGGCATCGGCAGCGGAGGGAGCGGTATCGCCGGCGGCAGCTCGTCCGATAGGGGCATCATGTCCGACGAGGAGTATTACAAACGCTACGGTCATCCCCGAGGCGTGAAAAACACCGATATGAACTCTCCAACGGAATAAGCCATGCGCATCACCTTAGAGCAATTCTGCGAGCAGTGGGCACCGAAAGGCAACGGTCGGTATCTGCCCAACAAGATGGAGTTCAACACCCACGACTTCGTGACGGCCGCCGGCGAATACTCCAAGAGCCGTTTCCGCACCAGCTTTGCCGAGGGCGGATTCTACGGCAGCGGCAAAAAATGGCCGGAGCGTAAATCCCGCTGGGGCCGGCGTTTCACCCATCCCGTGATGCTCGACAGCGGCACGCTGTCCCGTTCCCTTGTCGGCGAGGCCGACCACATGGACCGCACCAATATTACCCAGCGGGCGTATGGCGACCGGAAGAGAATCTTCCGCCGGGGCGCCCGCTATGCCATCCATACCCGGGCGAGCAACTACAAGCAACCCGGAAAAAGAGGAGCCTCGAAAAGTTACGCCGCTGTCCACAACACCGACCCGGCACTTGGTCTTTACACCGTCAACCAATACAGCTCCCGCCGTCCCGAACACCGGCAGTTCATCGGCATCAGCCCCAAGCTCAACCAGACCGTCAACCAACTTTTCATTCCCATCCTGTTCCGTGGATTTCCCTTTCCGAACCCATGATAAAAGACAAGAAACCATATCATCCGCCCGTGACCGCTTCCGCTCCCGAAGCGAAGCCGCCGACCGTCGCCGTACCCGAGCAGGTCGCCGAAAATCCGTTCGTCAACATGTACCAGGCCGTGCGGCGGGCGATTCTCACGCTTCGGGAGCAGCCGGAAGACCCGCAAAGCCCTCCGTTCTTCAAGACGGTCATGATCGATACGGGGCAGTTTTCCCGCATCGTGCGCAGCGAGAACTTGGAGATGGAGATCGCCTTTCCCGCCATCTTCATCCGTTTCGTGAACGTGCGCTACCTTGTGCAGCAGCAGCGTATCGGCGAGGGGCGTGCCACCATGCGCATCCGCTTTATTCTGAACACGCTCAACCACACCGACCCGGAGCGCGAATGCGACCCGTTCCTCGTCTTCCAGCGGTTGAACGTCGCCATACAGGATGCCAAGAGCCACGAGCCAGCACTCACCGAGCGGTGCAACTTGCTGTACTTCGACATGCCGATAACTACGAATATGCTGCAAGCCTACTGGGTGGACTACGAAGTGTGGTTTCGGGAATCCTCGGCATGGAAATACCGCAACTGGGTCGAGCGCTACTTAGTCATGCCGCCCTTTACGCAACATGCCGACGCTCCCAAACACGACACCGCCGGACACGGTCACCATGCGGAGCCGACATTCGAGCAGGCTACGGGCTTCGAGCCGTCGGTCGATACGCCCGGTACGCCGCTGCCGGACGAACCCGAAGTCCCCGAAGAGCCGGACGGGAAAGACACCGGCAAAGAGGAGCCGGACGCAGCCGGAAGCGGGTTATAAACCATTTGCTCCGCACGGGGCTATTCTTACCCAAAAGAAACGATGAACACGGAAACCTTCGAGAACATAGTCTGTCAGTCGGGAGCCGGCAAGCCCGCCTCCATCCGCTTCTTCGGGCGCATCACCGAAGAGAGCGCCTGCCGCTTCTGCGAGGCGTTGGACTTTCTGGAAAACATCGTGCGTCCGTCGCTCATCCGGGTTCTTATCAACTCCGAGGGCGGTTCGGTGCTGCACGGCATGACGGTCTACGCCGCCATCCAGAACGCCGCCCTTCCCACCGAATGCGTCATCGAGGGCATGGCCGCCTCGATGGGTTCCGTCATCTGGGCCGCAGGCGACAAAGCCTTCATGCGGGACTACGGTATCCTGATGATTCACAATCCGTTTTTGCCCGATGAAGAGAACGGAGAGCCGTCCGAAATCGTCAAAGCCTTCACCGCCCAGCTCGAAACCATCTACCGCAAGCGTTTCGGGTTGAGCCACGAAAAAGTCCGTGCCATCATGGACGGGGGAGCCGGTCAGGACGGCACCGTCTTCGACGCCCCGGCGGCCGTGAAGGCGGGCATCATCCCCGAAAGCCACGTGCTGAAGACCAGCAAACAGCTCCGGGACAAGGTGCGTGCCGACCTGTCGGGCGTCACGGATGCGGCGACCATACAGGCGGTGATGAACCGCATCCCTTTGGCCGAATACGAGAATCAACCGTCGGACAAGAAAACCACTATTCTTAATACGAAACTTAATCACACATCCATGAACGAAGAGAAAACCTTATCCCCGGAATACAATGCGGTGGTCGCTTCGCTCGGCATGCAGGAGAGGCCCGAAGTCAAGAACGTGCTGTCCCGCATCACGGAGCTATCCGGCGTAGAGGCCAAACTGGCCGAGGCGAACAAGGCGTTGAACGACGCCAAGACCGTCATCGCCGGCAAGGATGCCGCCATCGGCAACCTCCAGAAAGACCTCGACGGCGTGACGGCCCGCTTGCAGGCCTACGAGCAGAAAGAGGCGGACGCGGAAGCCGCCGCCATCCAGAGTTTCTTGCAGCAGGCCGTCGAGGACGGCAAGATCGAGGCCGACGCCGTCCCCGGCTGGAAACAGATGGCCGAAACGAACTTCGAGTTAGTGCAGAGTACCATCGCTTCGATTCCCGCCCGGGAGAAAATCAGCGAGCAGATCGCCACCGACCCTGACAACGCCAAGGCCGCCGCCACGGCGTTGAAAAGCGCCGAGCAGAAGATGGCCGAGCAGGTCGAGGCCGTGGTCGGCAAAGACTTTCAGTTCAAGAAGCTCTGACGTCCGGCAGGAGACATACCCATCCTGCATTCTTCTAACCTGAGAGCCGGACGATTCCGTCCGCTCCTTTCCAGATTCCATCAGCTGATTTGCCGGAAGCGGTTTGCCGCTTTGAGTCGATGCTCCGTATCTGCGGCCGAGATTTTAACCCTAAAATCACTAAAACAATGGCAGATACAGTAAATCTCATGCAGAACGGCTATGCCGGGGAGGTATTGGAGGACCTGCTGACCTACACGGCGCAGGGCAACGACACCTTCCGCGAGGGGCTCATCCACATCAAGAGCGGCATCCAGCACAAGTACACGCTTCCCGCCATCCGGCTGGGCGACATCATTCAGGACAACGTGCCCACGCCCCAAAGTACGCACGGCGCCAAAGGCGAGAACGGCGAAAACGAATACCGGTTCACCGAACGCCACCTCGAACCCGCCGAGTTCATGGTCTATCTGGAGTTCAACCCCCGAGACTTCGAAGCCTACTGGAAATTCGCACAGCCCACGGGCAACCTCGTGTTCCGGGAGCTCGACCCCAAGTTGCAGGCCACCATGCTGCGCCTGCTGATGGACAAGAAGAACGAGTTCGTCGGCAACGCCATCTGGACCTCCGCCAAAGGCGGTACGGCCGCCGCCGGCATCACGGCACCTGCCGGAGCCGTACAAATCGGTGCCGGCAAGGAGAAATACTTCGACGGCGTCATCAAGCGCATCATCGACAACGTGAATGCCACCGATGCGGCGACCGTCGCCGGAGGCCAGTGCATCGTCTCCGGTACGACCGAGCTCAAGGACGGTGCCGCCGTCGAGGCCGCCCTCTACGCCATGTGGAAGAAATGCCCCAAGCAGATCCGCAAACGTTCCGGTCTGAGCTTCGTCATGGGCTGGGAGGCATGGGATGCGTATGACCAATACATTACCGACAAGATGGTGAAATACTCCGAGAACAGCGAGGTCAACCGCTACCGCTTCAAGGGCAAGCGTATCATCCCGATTACGGGTGTGCCGGAGCACACCATCGTCATGGGCAACTTCACTTCGGGCATGGATTCCAACCTGTGGATGGGTGTCGACTATGCCAACGATACCGAGGTGCTGAAGGTGGATCGTCTGCAATCCAACTCGGAGCTGTTCTTCTTCCAGATGCGAATGAAGATGGACGTGAACATCGTCAAGCCCGCCGAAATCGTCGTCCACACCGCCTACACCAAGACGGCATAACCCTTTTCTCGAACCGATTCAGTAACCATGAGGGGGATGGAGCATGGTTTCCATCCCCCTTTTTCATACACACCGCTCATGGCTAAAACGAAAGACATATCCCCCGAATCCGGTACCGAACGGTTGGAACCGACCGGCACGGAGGCACCGGTGCAGGCCGAAGCACAAGAAACACCGGAGGTAAAAAACAGGAAAAAAGAACCCGCACCGGAAGTTGCGGCTGAGATTCCGGCTGCGGCGCTCGCCATCCTCAAAAAGTTCCCTGACTACAAGGAACTCTACATCGACACCGACGGCAGCATGTACACGGTGAAGACCGCACCCGCCATCCGCAAGGGCGCCGTGCTCTACAAGAACCCTTACCACCAATCGTAACACGCAGACACTATGGCATTAGGCAATGTAATCATTAAGGATGTGGACGGCAACCTGCCGTATGCCGCATCGGCAAGCAACGAGAAAATCACGGGTCTGCTGTTCGACGTTTCCGGGCAGCCCGACCTCTTCACCTCCGGCTACGGAAAGAACAACGAGGCGAACGTGGCGTTGGGCGATGTCCTCTGCATCACCAGCCGCAAATCCTCCGTGCAGGACTTCGGCATCAAAGAGCGTGTCGCATGCGATCCCGACGAGGAGGCGAACGAGAACTTCCTGTTCGGCATTCCGGCGTACCACATCCGCGAGTTCTTCCGCATGAGCGGCAACATCGACGGCACGGGGCGGCTGTACGTCATGTTCGCCGACTGCTCCCAGAACTGGGACGCCCTCGACGTGATGCAGCGAGCGGCGGACGGGCTTATCTCGCAGGTCGGCATCTGGACCGAGCAGCCCTTGTGGAAACTCAACGGCGAGCAGGAGAAATACAACCTGAATCTCGTCAAAGGCGTCAACGACAAGGCGGTGGCACTCGCCGAGCTGAACCAGCCGCTGTCGGTGGTGCTGTGCGCCAACCCCGCCGACACGGGCGGCGACACCGAGGAGGCGAAGGTCGTCGACCTGAACCGCATCCCGAGTGCCATCTGTGAGGCGTCCCGCACCAGCGTCATCTTCGGGCAGGCTCGCAATGCCCAGAACGCCACCATCCAGTACCGCAACCCCAACCACACGCCGGTCGGGTTCTTAGGCGCCGTCATGGGCGCACTTGCCAAAGCCAACGTCCACGAATCCATCGCCTGGGTGCGTCAGTTCAACCTGTTCGACGACGACTTCCAGCAGATCGAGCTTGGCTTCGGCGACCTCACGCTCGATGCGGAGGACGAGTTCGTCTCGACCAACCTCTACGAATCGCTCTCTCCGGCGCTGCTCGACGACTTGGACGACAAGGGGTACATTTTCCCAATCAAGTATTCGGGTCGGGAGAACGGCATCTACATCTCCAAAGACCAGACCTGCTCCAACGGGGACTACCGGACCATCGCCCGCAACCGCACCATCAACAAGAGTCGCCGTGCCGTGCGCGAGGCCCTGCTGCCGTACCTGCACAGTCCGCTGATGGTCAATCCGGCGACAGGATTCCTCGCACCCTCGAAAATCACCGCTTTCAAGACCCTCATCGGCGACATCCTCGCCAAGATGCAGGCGGCGCAGGAAATCAGCGGCTACGCCGTGACCATCGACCCCAACCAGAACGTGCTGGTGGACGACACGCTGCGCATCAGCTACGTCATCGTGCCGGTCGGTGTGGCAGTGAAAATCTACGTCGAGGAGGGCTTGTCACTAACCGCTAAATAACAGAAACTATGGCTATCATCAACAACGTCGCATATTCATGGAGCATGATTACCTTAGCCAGTACGGCCTTAGGTATCGAAGAAGGCTCCACCGTACTGGAAGGCGTTTCGGGTATCAAGTGGTCGAAGAAACGCAAAATCGAACCCAACTACGGTTTGGGCGGAAAGCCGGTCAGCCGGGGCTTCGGAAACATCTCCTACACCGCCTCCATCACGATGGACTACGCCACGCAGCAGACTCTCCGTTCCACCTATGGCAGTCTGATGGACATCGGCGAATTCGACCTGATCATCTCGTTCGCCAACCCGATGGCCTCGGACGACTGGACCACGACTACCGTCACGCTGAAAGGCTGCATCTTCTCGGAAGACGGCATGGAGAGCCAGCAGGACGACACCAACATCACGCACGAATTCGACCTCAATCCCTTCGATATTCAAATCGGAGACGGGGACACTATTTAGTGCTCATCCTCTTGCACGGAGCCGCTTCTTTCTTGAAAAGGGGCGGCTCTGTGTTTGAGGTTCGGGGATATTTCGGTACTTTTGCACTCCTTTTAGTATAAACTATAGCGAATGATATGATACAAGCGACAGAAAAGAATTTCGATGAGCTGCTTTCTGCGGGAAAGCCGCTCGTGGTGGACTTCGGTGCCGAGTGGTGCGGTCCGTGCAAGGCATTGGCGCCGATGGTGGCGGAGCTGGCCGAGGCGTATAAAGAGGAGGCGGTGATAGCCACGTGTGACGTGGAAGAGAACAACGACATCGCTGTGCGGTATTCCATCCGGAACATCCCGACGGTGATTTTCTTCAAGGATGGCAAAGAGGTCGGCAGGCATGTGGGGGCTGTTGCCAAATCGACGCTGGAAGAGAAACTGAAGGCGTTAGTGCGGTAGATTTGTACGGCTTGTTTTCTGGCGAGTATCAAAAATTGCATCGTTTCCACAGTTCGTGATAACGATGCAATTTTGATGATAATAAGTTGATATGCCAGCGATTGTTCTTTCGATAAGGCAAGTTTAGATGTATTTGTTCAGCTCTTCGACGAGAAGATGTACTGTCGTGGATGATTCCGCCTGTGCCGGCGAAACGTTTTCCATCTGGCGCATGACGGCTTTGGCATTCCGGATCGCCTGTTCCTGTTTGTCTGCCAACACTCTGAACACCTGACCGGCAAAACCGGCTTCCTTACTGTACGGCACACCCAGCAATCCGTTCAGTTTTTCGGCATACTGATTTCGGTGCATCGGTCCCTGAAACAGATTGAAGTGCAGCAGAAACCAATATTCGAATGCCTGATTGCTGTACGCCGCATTCATTCCGTTCGATTGCGCCAATGCGATTGCCCGGTTGAAGTCGTTATCCGGGAAATCATCCTTGTCGAACACCACCCAGCATTGGTCGTACTCACGCCCTTTCTTCCGTTCCTCTTCCCTGATGCGGAGCGCTTTCTGTACGAGCGAAACCGTATTGATTCCTTGTCCGACCGCCTTGATGTTGGCGGAAGTCAGGCGGAACGCATTGAAATAGTCAGGTTCCGTATTTTCGCCCTCGCACACAATCAGAAAGGTCTGCTTGACCTCCCGGACGTAGCTCAGTCTTCGGAGGTTCCGAGCGGCTCGTGGGTCCCGTTTATTCGTTCCCATCTTCATTCGATTCTTTCCGGTCAAACAAACGCTCGAACTGTCCGACGATAGGAACGCCGCCATATTTTCCCATGAGATACTCTTTCTCGAAAGGAGCACTGTTGCGCACCTTGTATTCCGCCAACGAATACAGTTCCGAGGCGCCCAGCGAATCTTTCTGGGTAAACCACACTTGATCGCGGCGGAACAGGTTTGCATTCAGCAGATTCGTGTCATGCGTCGTGAAAATCAGCTGCGCATTCTTGGGATTCGTCAGCCGGGAATTGAAGAGCGTAATGATTTTACAGGTCAGCAGCGGGTGCATCTTCGAATCGAACTCGTCGATGACCAGCCGTTTGCCGTTGTCCAGTGCATCGATGATAGGATATGCCAACGAAAAATATTTAATCGTACCCTCCGACTCGTTTTTGCGGAACGGGAACGTGACCATTTTGGTCGCTTTTCCCGCCTCGTCATACTGCTGGTGGGAACTGATGACCGTATTGTCCACCTTGCGGATGTCGTCGATTCCGAAATCGGCAAACTGCGCGAACTCGACGATGCGCTGCTTCATCGCCGGGTTATCGATTTGTACGACCGCCATTTCCCAGATCCGCTCATCGCTACTGCCCAGAACGATGGTCGTATTGGCCAGCCAGTTCATGATTTCCACCGAAACCGTCTCATTGAACTGTGCCGCCACGGACAGCAACAGTGCGTTGTCACGCACCATCTTTTTGGAAACCACCTCTTTGCCGACGGTGAATTTCGGATGCAGCACGTATTCATCCTTATCCCGCAGGAACAACTCCACCTCCTTCGCTTTCTTCTTATTGCTCTTTTGGTAAAGCCATTCCCGGTAGACCCGTTTCTCGTCCACCTCGAAACCGTACCGATATTGTGCCTGCTCGTCGGCAAAGACGGCTTCGAAATAGCTGGGCTCGTTCTCCGTGCTGCGATTGAGACGAAAACTTTCCACCTGCCGGATGCGCTCTCCGGACTGCACGCCCTTGGACGAGTTGATGACGAACCACTTGAAGAAATCGAGCGCCTTTACCAGATTGGACTTCCCACTGGCGTTGGCGCCGTACACAACGGCACTCTTCAGCAGAGAGAGGTTCGTCCCCGCCACTTCAAAAACGATCTCTTCGGCCGAGGTTAGCTTTTCCTTCAAAGCCGAAGCCGCCAACGAAAGTGTCGCCGCCTCCTTAAAGGAAAGGAAATTTTCGACTGTGAACTGAATAATCATATAATATCGTCGTTATATGTAGATTTTCTGCAAATATAAGCAATATCTTTCTAATTTCTGCATTTTATGAAAACAATTTCCCGCTTTACACCCATTCGGACGGGAAAGCCGCTATTCCTTTTTGTAACCAAATATCACGCAGAAATGGAAGATAAGCATCTTACGCTGGAGCAGGAAGCTCAGATCAAGGAAAAGGCGGCGGCGTTGAAAGCCGAGAAAAAAGTCCGCAAGGTCTGTCCGATGGTCGTATTCGGGGACACCGAGTGCGGCGAGCAGGAGGTCTACGTCGCCTATTTGGGCGAGCCGACATTCCCGCAATTCTCGAAATTCATGGCGGCGTCGAAGAAAGACGAGGTGCATGCGATGCGGCAGCTCGCCCGCGACTGCTTCATCGACGGCGACAAGGAGCTGGTCGACAACGACTCGCTGTTCCTCTTCGGTCTGATGGGACAGCTCTCGGAAATCATTACCACCCGTCAGAGTCTGCTGGTAAACTGATAAGCCGGTGGGTCGTGACGGACGACCAACGCATCCGGCAGCGGATGATTTACGTCCGTCATTACTTTCCCGGCGTCAATCTGGATGCCATCACGGACGAGGAGTTCGCCATGCTCTCCGAGGAGGCCCTGTGGCTTCATCAGCAGGTGCTGGTCTCCCGTCTGACCTTGTCGCCACCGGCCGTCTGACCAGCTTGCCGGAGCCCCGCAGCCCATGCGACTGCGGGGTTTTCTGTTTTCAATCCCCGACGGTCTGCAAAGGCTATTCTTTCAACGGATGTAAAGCACGCTGTTTATGGCTCAAACGCAGAATTACGAAGTCTTTTATGAAATAAAGGTCGATGCTACGAAAGGAACCGAGCAAGTCATCGACTTTGCCAATGCCGTCGAAAAGCTGAGCAAGGGCCGGGTGAACTTCGCTCCGGTGGTGACCAACATCAACGAGATGATGCAGGCCGTGGAGAAGACCTTTCGGGGGAAGAACGGCAAAAAGCGGGACTTCAACTTCGAGCTGAACATCAAGACCGGTGAGACGGAAGCCCGTCTGGAGCAGGTCAAGAAACTGCTCACCGAGATTCAGGGACTGACGCAAAACATCAAGCTGACCATCAACCCCGGTGAGAAAATCGACGGTCGTGCGCTCCGCAGCCAGACGCAGAAATTAGTCAACCAAAAGAAATTAGACGAACAGCAGAGTGCAGCGAGAAAGAGTGCCGCCTCGGCGGTCAAGAGCGTGATGGATACCCAGCGGACGGTGACCCGTTCCATCGGTAAAATCAACTCCGCCCTTGCCCATCTGGAGCGGGGACGTGAGGTCAACATCCAAACCGACGCCGCCCGCACCCGCTTGCAGGAAATCCTCTCGCTGCTCGGTAACATCCGGGGTGCCGCCTCCATGCCCCTGAACGTGACCACGGCATCCCCTGCGGCAACCTCCGCCGTCGGTTCTGTCGTGCGTCCTCCGTTTGCGCCCGTCACGCCGTTCATGCTGCCTGAAAAAGAACAAGCGGCACTCACCAAACGGCTCTACACCGACGACGCCATGAACCGCCAGCGGCTGCGGCAGGCGCAGGAAAAAGCCGCCTTGCAGGTCGAGACCTTCCGCCGGATGTCAGAAATTCGTGCCGCCGAGCGTGCCGCCCGCCAGCGGGAAAGCGAGCGGGTCCGTGCCGACCGGGAGTTGCGCAAGATTGCCGAGCGTACCCGTCGGGAAGAACTCAACGCAGAGAAACGGCGCCGTCAGGCCGAGGAAACCCTGCGGCGGCGCAACGCCTCGCAGGCGGTGGCCTCCGTGCGCCGTCAGGCGGCATTCAACGACACCGTCTACGGGAACAAGCGCCGTGCCGCTATTAACCGCATCCAGTACTCCAAAGCCCCGTCGTGGCGCAACCTGCCGATGGCTGGGATGCTGAACGCTTATATGGCCTACAACTTCCTGCGCACGGAACTTACGGAGGCCGTCGAATACGCCAACATCATGCAATCGGCGCACTCGATTCTTCGGGTTGCCGACAGCGACCTGGCAACCTTCGAGGGGCGTTTCGACCGCATGGCCCGCTACGTCCGCCGCATCGGCGTCGAGACCAAGTTCACCGCCATCGAGGTGGCGGGAGCCGTCAAATACCTGAGTATGGCCGGCATGGGCATCGAGACCATCAACGAGTCCATCCGTCCCATAACCAACCTTGCGCTCATCGGCGACAACGACATCTCGCAGATCGCCGACTTAGCGACCAACATCCAGACCGGCTACAACATCAAGAACACCAGCATGGGTTCGGTCGCCGACATTCTCGCCTCCACCGTCTCCCGTTCCAACGTGAACATCATCGAGATGGCCGAGTCGTTCAAGATGGCATCCGGCTACCTGCGGCTGTCGGGCGTGGACTTCACGGAAGCGTCAGCAGCCATCGGCGTCCTCGGCAACATGGGTATCAAGGGAACGATGGCCGGTACGGCATTGCGAGCCATGGCCACCCGTTTCGCCAAGCCCACCAAGCAGGCGCAGGAGGCGTTGGACCGTCTGGGCGTGAAATTCACCCGCATGGAGGACATCTACGGCAAACAGGTGGAAAAGCTGCGCCCTTTGGCCGACATCTTCGAGGACCTGAACAAAAAAGGCGCTACGATGGCCGACATGCAGACCATCTTCGGCAAGATCGGAGGCAATGCCGCCATGATGTTCGTCAGCAACTACGGGCAGCTGCGCACGCTCGCCTCGCAAAACCGTGCCTCGCAGGGCATCTCCACCGAGCTGGCGCAGGTCAAGCAAGACACCACCAAAGGCTTGTGGTACCAGATGACCTCCCAGCTCACGGAATCCTTCATGCAGGGGTACGAACTCATCGAGCCGGTCATCCGCAGCACCTTGAAAGACTTCCTCGCCAAATTCAACTCGCGGGAGTTCGCACGCGGTCTCGCCTCCGTCGGGCAGGGCGTGTTGAACCTGCTCTCCGTATTGGGAAACTTCGCCTCGTGGATGACCCGCAACTTCTACTGGATCGAGCCGATGCTATTCACGGGCTTCGTCGCCACGAAACTCTTCAAGTTGGCCGGCGCCCTGACCAACGTCGGCGTGGCGGTCGGCTTCATCGGCAAACAGGCGGCGGGCAACTCCATCGTCGAGCTGGTGTCCGGTCTGACCGGTCTTGGCAGCGCCCGAAGCATCAAAGCCTTGTCTTTCGGTAACAAACGGGCATTGGTCACCGCCTTGCAGGCTGCCGGTGTGAGCGGCAAGGGGGCCATGAGCCGAGCCTTGCTGCAAGGCGGAGCGGGTTCTTTCGCCGCCCGTGCCGGGTTCTCCTCGCTCTTCTCCTCGCAGGTCGCCACGGGCGGCGGTCTGGTCGGTGCCGCCGGTTCCCTGAGCGCCATCGGTACGGGAGCCGTCGCCGCCACGGCCGGCATTGCCGCCTTGGTGGGTGCGCTTGGCTGGGTGGCCTACAAGACCTGGCAGATCAAGAAAGCCAAAGACGCCGTATTGGCGGACATCACCGCCAACGAAAAATACCGCTATCCGGTCATCGAAGACCTCTACGCCGCCCTGAACAAAACCTACCGGCAAGCCATCGACACCAAAAAGGCGGTGGACGACCTGACCACCGGCAAGACCATCGAAGAGAGCAGCGGCCATAAAATCGGGGCTTTTACCGGCAACTGGTGGACCTCGTTTTTCTCCGAAGCCGGAGCCGGCATGGCAGCCTCCCGTGGAGGCGTCTATCATGCTCCGGCATACAGTTACAGCGATGCCCGGCAAGACGACAGCCGGGAGGCCATCAACGCCATCGCCCGCCGGGACAGCCAGTCGAGGGTCAACGCCGCCTATGCCGAATTCGGCAAGATGTCCGACCCGTTGGAAGTCCGTGCCTTCATCGACAACATCGCCCTCAAATACGGCCAACAAGCGGTAACAGCGGCGGAAGCGGCGCAGAAACTCGGTTTGGACAAGCCGTTCTGGTATGAAAATCAGGGCAAAGTAACCTATTCCAGAACCCTCGGCGACCTGCCGGAGATTGCGGCCTCCTACACACCCGACTATGCCGCCTACCAGAACACGACCACCGTCCGGCACATCACCACGGCGGCGCAGGGCTACCTCGACGCCATCGAGAGTGCCGCCGGTGCCCGTGCCCTGATTGAAAAAGCCGGATTCGACTACGACGAACTGACCCGAGGCGGATTCAGCCAGAACAAAGACGGCGTGTGGGTACAGAAAGCATTGGGAGCACAGGCTACCGACAAAGAGCGTCAGGAGCTGCTTGCCGGCCGCCAGCGCATCCACCACCTGTTGGTCAATCTCTCCGGAACGCTCCGGCAGGTATTCGGCGGCTCGTCGGAGGCGGCGGAAAACATCCTCCGCAAGGCCGGATTTTCCGCCGCCCTCTATTCCAACGAGCCGGACTCCAACGACACCTCGCCGTTCAATGCCAACCGCATCACGGGTCTTACGGGCGAGGACGACGGCGGAGCGGGCGGCAACTACTCCGGAACAGGGCGATTGTCCTCGGCAACCCCCAAGCAGGTCATCGTCAACATCACCAATCTGATGAGCGTGGAGACCATCGACCTGATTAAATCGCCCGAAGGTCAGACCGCCGAAATCCAGCACTTCAAGGAACAGATGGCGCAGGCGCTCATCGACGTCGTGCACGACTTCGACGCCTCGTGGAACGGTTAAACAACGATACAGCAACATGAAAAACCTATTCGGAAGCAGACTACTCAACATCGGCGCCTCGACGCTCCTCAGCGGCGGGCTGCTCTCGCACGGCGGGTTGGGAGGCTACATCAGCGACGCCGCCCGCCGTGCCATCGGCATGGGGCTCGCCGAGTTCCAGGACGGCACCGTGCACTACTTCTCCAAGAACAGCGACATCCTCAAACGAGCCCTTGTCCAGTTCGCCTGCCAGACCGCCTACGGCATGCTGCGCTCGTATCCCCGCTACATCAAATACTGGGAGCAGAAAGAGCGGGACAAATACCTCGAAACCCAGTCGCAGAGCGCCCTCGTCAACAAATCGGGGCAATACTACCAGCTGATTCAGGAGCAGCAGGCCGTCGCCGAAAAGAAAAACTACACCGACAGCATCGTCGGCCGCACGGTGGCGGACTACCTCGAACTCAAAATCAGCGGCGAGGGAAGCTACTACGACCGGGAGAGCGGCAAGGTGGAGCCCAACAGCAAATACGGGTTAGTCACCTTCGTCGATCTGGGTCCGCAGGTACAGTTGTCGAGCAAGAACAACATCGTGCTGACCACCGTACAGGGACGCGACTACACCCGCAAGGAGTTCATCTCGGGCGGCGACCTGGAATTCACCGTAAACGGCCGGATTACCAGCAAATACCCCGACGTCTACCCTGAAGCCGAGTTGTCGAAATTCCTGAAAATCGTCCAGTACAAGGGTGTCATCGACTGCGACAACACCATCCTGCGGCAGCTGAAAATCTCGCAGCTCATCATCCTGAGCTACACGCTGCCTGCCGCCGAGTACCGCAACGTCCAGCCCTACACGCTGCAATGCGTCGCCGTCGAGCCCTCCGAGGCGGTGGAGCTGATTGCCAAAGACGCCGAAGTGGTGGACGAGGCCATCGAACACACGAACAAATGGATCAAGTGGGTACGGTTCGGCACCGACGTCATCGACCCGACCTCCATCCTAAAACTCAACAATCTATGGCTATAGCACCGCTCGACGTTCTCTGTTGCCGGATTACCGTCGGCGACCCCGACCCCGGCAATCCGATGGCGATCCAGAACCCCATCGTCCTCACGGAAGTGCAGGAGGTGGAGATCGTCGAAACCTACAAAAAGCTCATTGGCACGGCGACCGTGCGATTCCCGAAAGGGACGGTCTTCCGCAGCACCATCGTCGGCACGGCGACCCTCGAAGGCAAGGACGCCACCCGCATCACGACCGAGGTCATGCAGGACGGCGTGCTCATCGAAAAGCGTTCCACCTACTCGGCGATGGACGCCGCCACCTTCAAGGTCGGACAGCGCATCCGCATCCGTTTGGGGTACAACGGCGTGTTGCGCACCATGTTCGACGGCTACATCACGGGCTACAACGCCGAGAGCAGCTTCGAGTTGAAATGCGAGAACATGGCCTACAAACTCAAACTGAAGCAGGCGCCGAAATTCGAGACGCCGGCTTTCGGTACGAGCGTGAACGACGTCATGGAAGGCAAATACAACATCCTGAAAGATACCGGATTCAAGCTGCACTCCGAAACCAAGCGTTTCGACATCCAAATCTGCAAGGTCAAAATCACGGACAACTTCACCGTTGCCGACATCCTCTCGGCGTGGAGCCGTTACCGCATCTACTGCTTCCTGAAATACGACGAGAACAGTCCCGACCAGATGCCCGCCATCGCCGTCGGACGGCCGTATTCCTCCGTTAAGGGTCAGCCCGAATTTCCGCAGGACACGGCAGCCGGCCCCTTTCAGATCCGTTTCGACACGCACGTTGCCGCCTCGAATCTCAAAGTGCTGAAAACCGACTCGAAATTCCTTGCCGTGCAGGCCAAAGCGTTGGATTCGGACGAGAAATTCTTCGAGGTAACGGTACGCCTGAATCCCGACTACGACCCGGCGGTTGCCGGCAGCAAGGAGTTTCAGACCATCAACGCCACGCAAATCAGCAAGAAGACCCACAAAGTGACGGGCAACACCACGGCGGCCGGAGCGCAGACCCGCACGAAAGCCGACCTCTCGACTTACACCATCGTGCCCTACATGTCGCCGAACATGAAAATCAACTCCGACAAACTCGTCGAGGAGGCCATCGAGTATTTCAGAAGCTACAACCTGAACGGCATCAGCGGCTCGGTAACCCTCTTCGGGGACTTCGGGCTATATCCGGCGTGTCAGGTGGAACTCATCGACGACCGCAACCCCGCCAAGAACGGCATCTACATCGTCGAGGAGGTGACGACCACCTTCGGGACGGGAGGCTACCGGCAGAAGATTACGATACCGCATAAAATCAAAGGAACGAACAAGACGTATGGAAACAAAACATAACACAGCCGACAACAACCGGCGGATGATACAGGAGGCGATCCGGAAGATTGCGCTGGGGCGGAGCATCGAGCGCATCGAGATGGCTCCGGGTGGCATGGGCGGGGTTGGTACCGCTCGTCTGATACACGGGTATGTCGCCAAGATACACGACGACCCCGGCGACGAGGAGTTCGCCGACTACGGCGGAACTGTAGATGTGGGCGAATACCCCGACGAGACCGCTTCGACGGGCGGTATCATCCACAAGGGCGTACTGCTCGCCGCCGCCCGGAACAACGAGGACGGCATACTCATCGTGCCGACCCTCTTCTCGGAGGTGACCATCGTACTCGATGCCGCCACCCATCATGCCTATGTGGTCAACTACTCCCATGCGGAGACCCTCCGGCTGGATGCCCACACGGAGGTCAGCATCGGCATCACCGAAACTGAGGCACTCGACCCCGACAGCGACACGTCGCCCGACTACGACGAGTTGGAGCCGACGGGCAACGAGGCGCACACGACCTATTCCGCTGCTGGTATTGCTTCGACGGTCAAAAACGACGGCGGCAAAGAGTCGTCGGTCGTGCAGGAGGCCGAGAGCATCACCTCGACCGTCGATAAGTCGGAAGTGAAACAGAGTGCCGACAAAATCGTGCAGAAAGTCAACGCCACGACCGTCGCCGTCGCAGACAACAAGGTAACGCTCGGCGACGAGAACGCCACCGAACCGCTCGTGCTGGGTAACGAGCTGGCGCAACTCATGTTAGACTTTCTGACCGAGTGCTCGAAAATCATGACCCCGACGTTGATGGGGACCATGCAACCGCTGAACTTTCCCAACTTCCTCTCGCTGACCTCCCGCATCCAGAAATTCCTCTCCAAGACCAGTTACACGAAATGAGCGTACAACTTCATCCCGGCATCAGCCGCCTCGACACGCAGAGCCTCTGCTACAGCATCTACCGCCAGTTATACCAGACCTTCTTCAACGCCCAGGAGCGCAAAAGCGAGATGACCCCCTACGGCATCGAGGAGGGCGACGACACGTCGATTCGTCTGCACAACACGGCTTACGGGTTTGCCGAGGCCATTTCGGGTGGTGTTTCCGGCGAGGGCGGTGAAAGCGGCGGCTGGGTCGGCTACCTGCCCAAGAGCGGCGGCGACATGCAGGGGATGTTGCGAGCCGACTACGGTTTCGCTGCCGGTCTCGACAACCGCCGGCTGTTGGAAACCTTCCGCACCCCGCAAACCGATGATGAAGGCAACATCACCGGCTACACCTACGGCATCCGCCTGACCGGCGACGTGCATATCGGCGGCAGCCGTCTGTTCCTGGACGGTATGCAGCCTCTGCGGTGCGATGCGGCGACCGGTAGCATCCATTTTCAGGGGCAGCGGGTCGATTTCGCCGATGCCTCCCTTTCCCTGACCGGCAGCATCCTGTTGGGCGAGACCCAAGCCGCCGGTCTGCTCCTGACGCCGGACAGCCTGCTCCTGCACGGCCGGGAGGTCTATCACGGCGGTAACGCCAACCTCTCCACCGTGGACTGGTCGATGCACGACGCTGCTGTCGCCGGTTCCCTTACTGTGACGGGAACCGCCTCGCTTTCCGGTCGGCTGCGAGCCTTGCAGGGCGTGGAGTTGGGCGACGGGGGACGGATGCTCTTCTCCATTCTCGGCGATGGCGTCTCGTGCCTGAGCGACCTTGCCTTTTCCGCCGGTTGCGGTGTGCGAATCGGCGGCGTGACCGTCCTCAAAGGCTCCGGGGCGAACGATGTCCGGTTGGAGGGTGCGGACGGCGACCTGCTCGTGGGCGGCGGCCACACCGCCAAAATCCGGCTGATGTCCAACCTGACGGACATTGACGGGGAACACGTCCTGCTCACCCCATACGGTGCGGCCTATTTTCCCGACTCCTTGCGGGTACGCCACAACTACGGCGGCGACCTGCTCTCCTCGTATCGAACAGACAGCGAAGACGAGGGCATCGTCATCCACAAACTGCTGCGTTTCGGCGGCAAGGACGGTTGTTACCTGTACGGCGACAACCACAGGCTCGCTTTCGCCTCCTTCAGCGACCACACCCATGTCCCCGGCGGAGCCTACGAGCTTATGGCAACCCTGCTGTCCCATGCGCCCTCCACCAGTCGCTACGCACCGCAAAACCGCACTTCGAACTCCCTGCAAATCGCCACCTTCGGCGACTTCATCGTCACGCTGAATCCCGTGGAGGTGACGGGACACATCGGCATCGACGGGTCGTACACCCGTCTGACGGCCGACGGGCTATTCTTTAGCGACGTCCTCTCTCTGACGCAGGTAACAGACGGCATCCGTCACGGCGGCAACGCCTACTTCGACGGCAGCCTGAGTTCCGAACGCTTCACGTCGGGCATGGCCGGTACGGGCTGGGCTGTCCTGTGCAGCCGCACGACGGGAAGCGTCTCCGCCACCTTCGACGAACTGACCGTGCGCAAGCGGATGCGGGTGTACGAGTTGGAGGTGCAGCGTTCCTCCGCTACCAACGGAGCCTTGTGGATCAGCGACACCTGCTCGGGGGACAGCGTCGAAAAACTGTAAATCGACTTATGGCAAAATACGAATACGCCCGTTTCAAAATACGCATCGCCCCCGACTCCGGTAAGCGACAGGGGCTGCACACCGGCGATGTCGTTCGCCGCCAGTATGCGGACGGCACCCGAACTTTTTACAGCCTGATGGTCGTACTTGCCACGGGCGAGGATTCCTTGCAGCTCCCCGACGGCAAAGAGGCCTCTTCACCGTACTTCATCGGTGCGCTCATCGAGGGCGACGAGCCCCGTGACGGGGAGCTGCTGGACTTCGTGCGGCTCACGAGCCTGACGGACGAACGGCGAAGCGGCGCCCTGTACCTGACCGCCTCGGACGAGGAATCGCCCTACATGGACGTCATTGACGGCATGGGTACGGAGCGATCCTTATGCCGTCCCGCCTCCCTTGCCGCATTCGGGTGCAGCGACAACGAATCGTGGTCCTACCGTTACACCCCCTCGGACGGCCCTGTCAACCGGATTATCCGGATTACCCGTTCCGCCGGCTTGACGGGCGCTGCCGGCGGCTTGCAGATACCGTTCGCCCCGTCCGTCTCGCATCCCCAGCGTTTGGTCATCTCGTTCCGCATCCGTGCCTCCAAAGCCTTGTCCGCCGTGCCGCTGCGCTTCGGATACGCCGACGGTACGGAGACGGACGGGCAGGACACGGTGGCCGTCACGACCGAGTGGCAATACCGGTTGAGCCTGATTACGGTGGACTTCCCTGCGGAATACGCCCGTGTGCTGGCTTTCGACCTCGCGGGGCATCTTACCGCCGGTGACTGGTGCGAAATCGCCGACCTCAATATCTGCCTGCTGGAGCACCTTTCCGCTTTCGCCGATGCCTCCAAAATCCGCATCGGCAAAATCACGGGCATCGCCGATCCGCTGTTCGGTCTGCTGCAAGGCTACGGGGCTTACTTCCAGCGGCTCTATGCCACCCGTGACGTGAACGTCGCCGGTACGCTCACCGCCGGTGACGAACGGGGCTTCGGCAGCACCTTCTACGCCGGGCGCATCCACAAGAACTGCATCCTTAATTCCCTGAACTGCAACTTCACCACCACGGTCGTCCGTTTGTCGAACAATCCGCCCGCCGGCATCGGCAAAAACGCACTGATAGCCGTTTCCGGCGGGACCTTGCTCTGCCAGACCGAGGCCTGGTGCCGGAAACACGCCGGGGAGCGTTACTGCCTCTCGTTCTGGTGCTACTGTACGTACAAACAAGGTCTGTCGCTCACGATTCTGCGGGGCGAAAAAGAGCTTGCCGTTTTCGACGCACCCCGGACATGGCAACGAGTACACCTCTCTTTCGACATCGAACACATTCCCGGCGAAGACCTGCGCATCGATTTCCGTAACGGAAGCCGGACGCCCTGGTTTTTCAGTGCGCCGCAGCTGGAAAAAGGAGACGTGCCGACCTTGTACCAGCCCACGGACGACACTCTGGACGAAACCGACGAATACGGTGCGTGGTTCTGCCGGGGCGGCGTGGGCGGCACCATCCAGCACCCGTTGCTGCGGTTGGAGGCGGACGGATCCATCCGTGCCGGCAACAACTCGTTCGTCATCAATCCTGACGGCAGCGGCTACTTCTCCGGCGGAGCCATCCGGTGGGACGACAGCGCCGTCACCTTTTCGGAAAACGTCAAGCTCCGGTGGGACAACTTAGACGAAGAAGCTCGGCACAACCTGTCCGGCGAGGACGGCTACAGCGTCTATTCCGACACGCCGAACCGCCTTTTCCCTGCCGACAGCGAGGGCCGTATCACCGCTGACCAGCGATTCGATATCCGTTTCCATGCTTTCAAAGGGCGGCAGGCACAAACACCTGTCGTAGGCGAACTGCCGCAAATCTCCGGCATGGAATTGTCTCTGAACGCCGACCGTACCGGCATCACCGTCATCGTTCGGAGCGGAACCTCGACACTTGCCGAATCCGACTCCGTGTACTTTCCCGTAACGGTAGACGGCATCACCTTCTCCGTTCCTTTCACCTGGTCGGTGGTGCGTGCCGGAGCGGCAGGGAAAAACGACGTCGAGTTGGACTGGATTCAGGATTGGAACAACAACCGCACCCAGATCGGTTCCGCGACCCTCATCACGCCCAAGCTGTTCGTCGGTGTCAAAAATGCGGACGGCACCATCACGGGTACCGCCATCGGCCGTTTCGCCCTGAGTACGAAAACCGCTTCGGGCGGCATCGTCACCGAGACCGTGGACGGCATCTGCGGATTCAGGGACGGATACAAAACCTTTCTGTTAGACAACGGCGGCAACGTCCAGTTAGGTTACGGCGACCAGTTCGTCCGTTACGACGCTGCCACGGGAAAAATCTCGTTCGGCGCAGGGGTCAGCCTGAACTGGACCAACGCCATAGACGCTGCTAAAACCGAAACCTTGAATGCTGCTGCCGCCACGGCTCAGAGCAAGGCGGATGCGGCATTAGGGGCCGCCAAGAACTATGCCGACACAAAAAAAGCCGAAGCCATCACGCAGGCTGGCCAAGATGTGGACGGTAAAATTTCCACGCTGACCGCCACGCTGACCGCCTCCATTGCCGACGCCAAAAAAGCCGGCACGGACGCCCGTGCCGTAGCGGACGCCATCACGTCGAAAGCCGCCACGGAGGGCTGGTCGGACAAACTGACCTACATCGACGGGAACGGCATCTTCACGGGACAGTTGTCCGCCAATACCGTCAGTGCCATTCATATCAATGCCTCGCAGATTACCGCCGGCACCATCGCCACGGAGCGGTTGAACGCCGCCGAAATCCGTTCGAATATTATCAACGCCGCCTACATCAACGGTCTGACGTGCGCTTTCGTGCGGGGCACCATCGGCGGCTGGACTATCGGAGCCACAACCTTATCGAACAGCCATATCCTGTTGGATAGCGGCAACAAGCGGGTGGTCGTGTATGGTGCGGACTCGGGGGCTACGAGCGGCAAGCGGGTACAACTATTTTACAACTCCGACTCGGACTTCGGATTCTACGCCACGGATGCCGCCGGCAACTGCCTTGCCCGTTTCGGTTCCGCCAACCAGATTGCCGGTTGGAACATCGACACGTCCCGCATCTACAAAAACAACGTTGCGTTGGGTGCGGACGGCTCCGTTGCGAACGGGGCAAAATGGAAACTCAACAACGACGGCTCCGGCAGCCTCGCTTCGGGCAATATCTCGTGGGATGCGGCGGGGAACGTCGATTTCGGGGCTTCGGTGTCGTTGAACTGGACCAATGCCGCCAATTCGGCGTTGGCCTCTGCCAAAGCGTATGCGGACACGAAAAAGGCGGAAGCCGTGAATACGGCAGCAACGGACGCCACGACCAAATCCGATGCCGCCAAAGAACTGGCTCGGGCGATGGCTTTCGGTAAGATGCTGAACCGTGATCCGACCTTCCGCAATAGCAACAACGGCATTACCGCTTACAACAATGCCAGCAACGGGACGGTCACCGTCTCACGCATAACGGCTTCAGCACCCAACGACAGCGGCTATGTATTGGAAGTCAAGACCACGGGCAGTGCCACGCCCGGTTTCGGCGGTTTCACATTCAGCACCATGAGCGGGTACAAAAAGATATTCATCGTCCGGCTCATCGCCAGGATTCCGGTCGGACGTCAGATTGCGTGGGCGACGAACAGCATCGGCACGGGCAGCACCAGCAAATGGCTGACCCCGACCGCCGGCACAGGCGATTGGTGCGAGTACCTCTACAAAGTGGAGTGCGGTACCGCTTCGTTCGCTACCACCAACTATTTCTACCTGTCGGGTGGTGCCACCGCCACGACCGATGCTCCGATTGTCTGGCAACTGGCTTACGCCACCGTCTTCGACGTCACCTCGTCGGAGCGGTACACGACCACCATCGACGCCAACGGCATCTACACCGGCACTTTGACAGCGGCGCAGGTCAACGCCGTTGCCATCGATGCCGGCAGTATCCGCACGGGAATGCTCAGTGCCGACCGTCTTGCCGCCGGCAGCATCAGCGCCTCGAAGCTCGACGCCGCCAGCCTCAAGGCCAACATCATCAACACGGACTACATCAACGGTCTGACTTGCACCTTCGTGCGGGGTAAAATTGGCGGGTTCACTATCGGCAGCGACAACATGACGGTCGGTAGCATCGGTGCTGTCGGCGCTACGCCCATCCAGATCCGTTCCGCCTCCAGCGGTTCGGGTTACTGGTATACCGGTGGCTACAAACCGTTAGGCATTACCATGACCTGGTTTCAGAGCAGCAACGCCGGACACATCGTGTTCGGTCAGGTCGCCGCTTCGGGCAGCACGGTCAAGACGGGCTTCTTGGGCATCCAGATGATGACGTGGGACAACGTGGAATACTTCTGTCTTTCCGCCAACTACACAAAATCGGGCGGTAAGGAGATTTACAACCGCATTGCCGGCTGGGCGTTCGACCACGCCAGCATCTGGAAAAACAACGTCTCCCTCGGTGCCGACGGCTCCATCGTCAACGGCAGCCGCTGGCGGCTCAACAACGACGGTTCCGCCTCTTTCGGATCGGGCAAAAGCATCTTCTACAACGACGGCTCGGGGCAGGTCGCCAACGGCAAATTCAAGTGGGACGCCGCCGGCAACATCATCGCCCAGGGCGGCAAATTCAAAGACGTCACCATTCAGGGCACCATCCGCAGCGCTTTCGTCAGGAACGACCCCTCCATCTGGGTCGTAGTCGGCGGCGGTACGCCCAGCGAGGTGCAGACCGACCCCGTGCATTACGACAACGTGGTCTGCACGCAGACGGGCGGCTGGAACGAAAACATCAACCTGCAATGGACGCTGGAAAACTCCGGTCGACGCATTTGTCTTGTGAACTACAAATGGGGTTCGACCATATCGACCGGCTACATGACCATCTCGGCACCCAGCGGCAAATACTTCTTCGAGGACGGCATTTCGAAATCGACGCTCAAATTCTCCCGGGAGGTCATCGAGATGATCGGCTACGGGGACGACACCACCTTTTTCGGTTGGATCGTGCTCAACCGCCGGGACCTGATGACCACGGGCCGCTACGGGAAATTCTTGCAGGTGCTCGCCTCGGGCATCGTGACGGGTACCACCTCCAGCGCCTCGATACGCTACAACACCTTCGACGGTTCGACGGGCGTTTCCGTCAGTCGTCTGGGACGGGGGCAATACCGGGTCTACCTGCCGTCGGCATGGGGACTTGCCGGCAAATACATGGTCGTGGCAACGGGCATCTATTCCACGGCCGAGGATACGCCCATCTATCCGACCGTCAAGGCGACATACTCCTACTACTTCGACATCTACACGCAGGACGATGCCTCCCGCAACGACGGGTCGTTCAATTTCATGGTCATCAGCACCAATAACTGGGACCATTAACAAACCATCGGGGGCGTGAGCCGCTATTCTTATACAAAACGCTTATGGACATCATCCGCATCACCACCACCAAGACCGCACAGGAGCGCAACGAGCGGGCCCTGTACAACTTAGACTACACGCTGACAGACGGCACGCTGGAGCGCATCGTCGCCACCGTCTACACGCCGGAGAGCCGCCCCGACAGCGACACGGCTCCGGTCTTCATCGGCACCATCACCTACGAAAACGGGCAAATCTTCTGTTCCCTGCCCCGGGAGGCCGCCATTGCGGGGCTGATGGCCGACTTCGAATCGTTCCTGAGCCGGATTCATGCCGACGTGGCGTCCGAAAACACGGACAACGCATAATACGAAAACTCAATCAACAGCGATATGGAATTAAACATCAAAGACCGGCTTTACATTCCGGTCATCCTGCCCAAAGAGGGCACCTTCAAGGAGTTCAACACCAAAAAAGAAATCCTGCGCAAAATCGAAATCTCCGCCGGGGAGCGCGAGGCGGTCGGTCTGCACGAGAACACGGAAACCGGCCGCATCGAATGGAACGTGGAGAAAGACACGCCGCTGTCCGTCGACTTCGGGAGCGACGAGCTGGCCTACCTGAAACAGGCGTGCGAGAAAATCTCGGACGAGAAACTGCCGGACGACATGTGGGCGGTGGTGGAGAAAATCTACGATGCCGCCGTTGCATAGCCGGACATCCCGAACCCAAAGAAAAGGCTGTCTTCGGGCAGCCTCTTTCCATACCTGAACAGCAATCATGGCACGCACGGACATTACGATGAACGCCCCGTTGGGCGAGGTGGTTACCACGACCGGCTTATCGGGCCGGGCATTCCATCCGTTCCGCCTGCTGGCGGAGCAGGACGGGCAGCGGGTGCGCGGGGAGATCACCGTCTCTGCGGACTTCGCCGTGCGCCGCCACGGACAGGGCATACCGGTGCGGATTCCTTACACGCCGCTCTACAAAGAGCTGTCGGTGCGTCTTCGCCTCGACAACGGCACGGGCCATCCCGAATACGTCGTCAATCCCACGGACAACGGCGTGTGGTTTCCGGTATTGGTGCAGGACAGCGAGGGGGCGATGCGAGTCATCCGCCTCTCCGAATACGAAACCGTCAACGACGAAGGGTGTTACCAGTTGGTCATGCAGGAGGGGCATCTCGTCCTCTTCTCCGGTCATGCCACCGACTTGGAAATCGGTGCGGCGAAATACCAGAACGAAGTATTCCTGCTCAAGGCCATGCCCGGCAACCTCTACCAGCATCCCACGACGGGTGTCGGTCTGATCGACTTCCTGCACGGCAACTTCGAGAACAACAACCTCGCTGCCCGGCTGCAATCCGAATTCCGGGGCGACAACATGGTCATCATCAACGCCTACATGGATTCCGTGACGGGAGAACTTTTGCTGGAAACCCAAGAAAAGGAGGAGCACAATGGGTAGATACACCGTTACCGAGGGACAGAACTTGTACGACGTCGCCCTGCACCTGACCGGTTCGGTGGAGGGCATCGTCGATTTGCTCATCTGCAATCCTACATTGTCGCTTGCCGACACGCTTCGTAGCGGAGACACGCTCGTCTACACCGACGGCTTCGTCATCGACGCCGACGTCGTCGCCAAATACCGCCGTGAAAACATTGTTCCTGCCGGCGGCGAGCGGAGCGTCTATCCCAAATACCCGACGGGCGTCCGCCGGTTGTGGTTCACGGTGGACGCCACGCAGCCGACCACCGCCTTTGCGCTCTCGGGAAGCGGCCGCATCGAAATCGACTGGGGCGACAACTCACCGTTGGAAACCGTCGTGCTGGGTGCTTCCGTCCGGACATTGAGCCACCGTTTCGACAACACCGTCACCGAATCCCGCCGGGTGCGTCTCTACGGGGACTTCACCCTCCGAAGCCTCGACCTGAGCGAGAGCGGTGCCCGGCGTATCCGTCTGTCCGGCCCGCTTTCATGCGAGCGTTTCTCGCTCTGCGGCGGCTCTTGTCCGGTGGACTTCCTGCCACTGCTGGACGGAGTCTTCCGGATGGACCTCCGTCGCCTGAGCTGCGACAGCCTGCTGCCCGTGGCGGAGTGCCGGGAGTTGATGACCCTCGACCTGTCGGACGCCGACGTGAGCCGTGCCGCCGTCGATGAATACCTGATTCGATTGGTTACGCACCATTACGGCCGCCGCAACTGCGACCTCACGCTGCCCGTCGTTCCCTCCGGTACTTATGCGGAACCCGTGCGGAATGCCGCCGGCGCATGCGTTCCCACCACCGGTTTAGAGGCCGTGTGGCTGCTGACCCACGAGCCGAGCTGGAACGAGGGCGGTGCCTGGGTCGTCCGCACTCCCGACCACTGTTACCGTTATACCCCCGCTAAACCCTGATTCCATGAGCCGAACATTGAAAGAGATATACAACGAAGCCGTCCGGGAGCGCAACAAGCGTCTGGAACTGAACGAATTTTCCAGCGACTCCAAGCTCTCCATCCTGAACGGCATCACATGGACGGTCGCCGCCGCCATCCACAGCTTCGAGACGCTGCTGGACGTCTTCGCCTACGACATCTCCGAGACCATCAATCGGCGCATCAACGGCACGCCGGACTACTACGCCCGTGCCTTGCTCCAGTACCAGAAAGGCGACGAGCTGACGGTACGCGAGGACGGTCTGGCTTTCGGCTACGCCTCGGTGGACGAGAGCAAGCGCATCATCACGCAGGTCTCCTACGACGAGAGCAGCGACGACGTGAACCTCGACAGCAAATTGGTGCTGAAAGTCGCCACCGGCGACAAAGGCGACCTCTCCGCCATCGACGCCGACGAACTGGTGCAAATCCGTGCCTATCTGGGCAAAATCAAATTCGCCGGCACCCGTGTGGAGGTCACCTCCCTGCCGGGCGACCTGTTAGTTCCCCGGCTTTCCGTCTTCTGGGACGGCGCCGTCTCCGAGTCGGAAGTGCTCGACAACATCGAGGAGAAGCTGAAAGAATACATGATGAACATCGAGTTCAACGCCGTCGTCTACGTCTCCAAAGTCATGGAAGCCATCCGTTCCGCCGGGCATGTGACCGACGTATGGATAGACGAGGATGCCACGCCCCGGCAAGGCGTCTTCCTTGCCTGTCACGACAGCGACGGCACCCTGATGCCCATGGAGCGCATCGCCCGGATGCGGCACACCGCTTCGGGTTACCTGCGCCAGTCCTCCGGCAAGGGAGCCGAAGAGCCGATACCGAACTTCCGACAAGCCTTAAAACTCAGCGTCGATGGACAATAACCGATACCGCCTGCCGACCGACAAACTCGTCAACCGGCTGACGCCCCATTACCTGTCGGGGCGGCGTTACCTTCTGCTACTGCAAAGCCTCGTATGGCCGTTGCAGACGCTCAACGACCGCTTCTGCACGTGGGCCCGGGAACGGCAGATCGAAGCCCGCATGACCTCGCAGGTCATGTGGTTCGAGTGGTGGCTCAACTACCGCTTCCGCCGTTACTTCCGAGATGCGAACGACGCCATTCGCATCGCCGACAGTACGTCTTTGGGCGTAGACCTCTACCACGAGAGCGCAACGACCGGCCGGCCGTTCACCCTCTGGTACGACGGCGAGCAGGTGGCAACCGACCGGGAGGACGAACACCCCCGGCCGCTTTACCTCCATGCGGAAGAGAAAGCGACGGGAAAAGTCAGCTTCATGGTCTGCGTGCCGCCCATTACCATCCCCACGCAGGAGTTCGTCTACATGCTCTCCTACGCCGTGAACACCTACCGCACGGCGGGCAAGACCTACCTTGTGAAAATCGACGGTGAAGAACTCAAACCCAATCCAACGACAACATGAAAGAATTCATAGCCGAACCCGGCGGCCGTTATACCTACGCCGACGACATCATCAACTTACAGGACATGGTCCTTGCCCTGAGCAGCCTGTTCGAGGAGTGTTCCAACTTCATCATCTCCGGCTGCCGGTGCCAGGGTGCCGTCATCACGCCCGGCTACGTGTGGCTCAACGGCAAAGTGCGCCGCTTCGAGGGGTGCGCCGATGCCTCGTATCCGTACTACATCTACGAAACCAACCGCAACGAATCGGTCACCTACGCCAACGAGGTCAACAAGCGGGGCCGGGCGTGCTACCTCGCTTCGGGAGGCGGTGCCGTTCCCGACACTGCCGACCCCGTCACGGGTGCCGTGCCGCAATTCATCCGCCTGACCGAGGATTACGCACCCCGTCTGGCGGACAAATTCATCGGCCGCTACGCCCTGATGATAGACAGTCCCTTCGTGCAGCAGACCGTCCGCAAAGACCTCGTGCTGACCGGAACGCTCGCCGTGGAGAAAGGCATCGAGAGCCGCAACTCCCTACTGGTGGCGCCCCCCGGCAGCAAACATATCCTGCGGGGTTACTTTCCCGAAGCCGCCGTCGCCCGCATTGATGCCGGCACCCATGCCGACTCTATGGGTGCCATTGTGTTCAATCTTTTCAACGGTGAAGTGACCATCGAAAGCAAAGGTTTCATCTCCGCCCGGTTCTCGGAGCGGCTTTGCATGGTGTCGGAACTTCATAGCGACATCATGCGCAGCGGTTCGCTGTGCCTCACGGGCAACCATCTTAAAAATACCACTGAGCGCAGCGATAAGGGCTCCGTGCGCATCAATTACGACGGCTACAACAACGGAACGTCCTACTTCCGCAACTTCGAGGTCTACGACGGCAAGCGGTGCGCCTTGCCGCTGCTGCAAGTCAGCGGTGCCGACAAACGGGTGTCGGTGCACGCCTCCTTAGCCGTCGACGCCGCACGGGGCATCACCCTTGCCGACACGGAATACGCCTCGACGGACACCGCATTCGGGGGAGTCATCCGCTGGTGCGACAAACAATCGGCTGAAGCTGCCGTCATTGGCTATGCTTCAGAGGAGAACACCGAATTCTTCGTCTCGAACCCTGCCGGCGGCATCTTCCTCATACCCAAAAACTTCGTCGACGTGCTGGGCGAGCTTCGTGTGGACGGCATCTCCATCGCCAAGACCTACGCAACCCAACAAGCCTTAACTGAAGGCTTAAACCGGAAAGTGGACGCCGTCGAGGGCAAGGGGCTCTCCACGAAAGACTTCACTCAGGAACTCTACGACAAACTCAACGGCATCGCCAGCGGCAGCTTCGCCTCCGGCGACACGCCCCAGAGCGACGGATACGTCACCTCCGCACAGGTCGCCGCCGAGCTCGACCAAAAGGCGGAACGCCTTTTGGACGGTCTGACCGATGAAGAGCGGCAGACCGCCGCCGGCAACCTCGGCGTCCATACCAAACAGAACGCCGACAGCCGCTTCGGTCGTCTGGCGCAACTCTTCCAGGACTACATCGACTACTTGGTCGGTCAGGGCAGAAACTCCTTCGAGGCGCAACAGCTGCTCCGGGACAAACTGGCCGCTGCCGGCAGCAAAGACCTTGCGGAACACTACCTCCGCAAAGACCGCATCCTGGCGGATCTGATCTTGGCCGGCGAGGAATCCCGGAAGCAGGTCTGCAAAACCCTCGGTGCCGCCTACGCCGCCGACTACCAGCCCAAGCTGCCCGACACGGGGTGGCTCCAGATGTCCAACAGCGGCTCCGGCACCGACACCAGCAAGCTGTTCGTGCGGCAGATCGGCAGCATCGTCTGCATCCAGGGGCGCATCAACACCGCCCGGCGGGACGGCAGCAACGAGGGCGGCATCGTCGCCGTCATCCCCAACAAAATCTCTCCGCCCAAATACGGACTGCGCACCACCATGGCGCATTGGAACGACGACCACAAATACAACCGCGGTTCCTCGTTCACCATCGACGCCGAGAGCCGTTACATGCGCATCTACGAGCGGGGCATGTACAACACGGAAATCAACATCCACTTCTCATACATGACATAGCATGAAAAAACTCAACATCCAGCGCGACCTGAACAGTCGTGCCGCCATCAGCGAAAAACGTCGCCGCACACAAAGCATCGTCACGGCGGCACCCGTCGAACCCGTAAACCCCGAAGAATATGGCACAAGCGAAGAAACACCGGAACGCGAGGCTCACCCGCAGGGCGGAGAGCAGCCCCGCAAAGCGTCCCGGAAAGTCCGGAAGACCGAAGGGAACCTATAAACGCTACCTCTTCGAGGAGACCAAACTGGGCTTCTTCCTCAAATACGAGGTTCCTGAAGTGTTCCAGCTCATCATGCAATCCCTGCCGCCGGGCAGGCATCGGGCGCCGCCGCTGCCGCTCATCCGCATCGTCTGTGCAGCGTCGAAAGACCCGTCGCTCCGAAAACCCAAATTCCGGCGTTACATGGAACTCTACGAGCGGGACGGCCTCTACTGCCGTCGTGCCACGGTGATGACCCCGGCAAAGAAACCGTTCTACGACGAGATGCGGCGGCGCAAGTTGGAGAAATTCATCGGTCGGAACCGCAAGCTCATCTCCGCCATCCGGCGGCAGATGCTCGAAGACGCCTCGAAAGTAGACACGTCGGGTCTCTATCCGTTGGAGCGGCTGCGGCTGCCGTGGCAGGCCAAGTCGGCCGGGCGACCCTGATACGATTATTTGCATCGTTACGCAACCCGTTTGGGTACAATCTGTTATCCGCTTTTTTCAAAAACATTCAAGCGGATATTTTGCCCATTCGCCGAATGAAGCTACTTTTGTCTACACTCAATTGAATCCGCTCGTTCTGAGCGGCTTGCAGGGGAAGTGATAAACGGGCGGAAAACGTCCGGCTTTCCATCCAATTTCTAAACTGAAGAGCGGCGGTGCATCCGAACCCGCCGGTTCATCGATTTTTAGATTCTTCGGCATTTTCCATTTATCACTTTCAACACTATGCAAGAAGAAAATCTTGACAGAGAGAGCACGGTTTCCGTCGAGGACCTTTTCCTCGCCTCGCAGGAGACCTATGCGCAGGCACAGCAGCGGGCGCAGGAGGAAAACAAAGCCTTCGCCCGCACCGAATTCTTCCGGATGGACAAATTAGGCGTCTACCGCCTGCGTGTCATGCCCATCGCCCCGAGCACCGACGGTGTCCTTGCCCGTCCGGGGTACGAATTTCCCGTCCACCAGCTTCTGCTCGAATTGGAGAAACCCTCCACGGGCGGCAAGGCTTCCTACCTGTACGTCACCGTACCGAGAGCCACGGATGCCGGTTATCCGTTAGACCTGATCGACAGCTACCGCAGGGCCGCCGTAGCGGACGCCAAAGCGCAGGGCGACGACAAACTGGCCGAGAAAATCGGCGGCGGCAGCTTCGGCGGCGGTCTCAAATACACTTACAGCCATGCGCTCTACGTCCTCGACCTCGACGAACGTGCCAAAGGGTTGCAGCTGCTCACGCTCTCGCACAGCCAGTTCAAAGACCTCGACGAGCGCAAATTCAAGCTCTGGCAGAAGAAACTCGCCAAGAACCCGTCCTATCCGTGTCCCGTCTCATCGATACGGGACGCCTATCCGGTGGAAATCGAGAAGAAAAAGAACGGCGGGAAGACCGAGTACCTCGTGAACATCGACAACGAGAGCGACACCGACATTCTCTCCAAAGAGGAACTCGCCGCCCTCATGTCGGCGCCCCGCATTCCCGATATCATCTACCGCTACTCCCGCTACCAGGCCGAGGCCACCGTCGAGTACCTCAGGCAATGCGACGTCCGCTACGGTCTGTCCATTATGGAGAGCGACGAGATGAAAGAGGCCGTCGAGACCCTCATGGCCGCCCTGCCGAAAGAGGACACCAGTTCCTTCTCGTTCGACAAGCGCACCAAAGACAACAAAGAGAACCCGGCGGCGGGTGCCGCCACCCTCGACGACCTGTTCGACCGTTTCGAGAGCCTGCAAGCCGAGGGGTTGGGCGACCGCACCGAGCAGGGACAGGAGCTGCGGGGACTCATCCGTGCCTACATCGAGCAGGAGGGGTTGCAAATCCGGGTGACCCGTTCGACCTCCAACAAAGACCTCTTAGAGATGATCGAGGAGGCCATGCAGGGTCCCGTACCCACCGAAGAGGAAGAGCCGGACGCACCGCCCGCCGGGGAGGAACCCCGTCGTCGACGCAGATAAACAGACACTTGGAGTTATTCACCAGAGGGAAGAAGCGGCTTCGTGCCGCGCTTCCCTTTCCCATATCACACGCCTATGCAAAAGGAAACGATATATCCGTGTCTGTTGCTGCTCAACGACATACACGTATCCAAAGACAACATTCCCGAATTCACGGCCAACTGGCGGGAGGCTTTGGACATCTGCCAGAAGATGAACGTCCGGGACATCGCCCTCGGCGGCGACCTCTTCCTGAGCCGTGCCGCCCAGAGTCTCGACGTGCTGCTTGCCGTGCATGACGCCTTGTTGCTCGCTGCCGAACGGGGCATGCGCGTCACCATCATCAACGGCAACCATGACAAGGTCAACCCCGAATCGACACGGGGCTACTGCCACATCTTCGACCGGCATCCGAACGTCTTAGTGGCGGACGACTACATCGCCCTGCCGTGTCCCGACGGGCAGCGGTTCATCCTGCACATGGTCGCCTACTTCCCCGAAAACGGCAGCTTTCCGGAAAAACTGGGCAAGGTGCGCCTCGACCCCGACCGGTTGAACTACCTCTACATCCACGAGGGCATCAACGGCGCCTTGTCGCAGCCCTCCGACAACGAGTTGCCCGTGCATCTGTTCGAGGCCTTCGACCGGGTATTCGTCGGCCACTACCACAACCGCTGCATCATCCCCGCCACCCGCATCGAATACATCGGTTCGAGCCGCCAGCACAACTTCGGCGAAGACGAAGAGAAGGGCTACACCGTACTCTACAGCGACGGTAGCCACGAGTTCGTGAAAAACCGTGCCAACACCCGCTACCGGGTCATGGACGTACCGGTGGAGAAAGCCGGCATCCGTTTGACGGACGAGTTGGCCGAAATCCGAGCCGAGGGTCGCTACAAAGTCAAAGTGCGGGTGCACGGCCGGGCGTCCCAGCTGCCGAGCATCGACAAGCGGACGTTGTTCGACGCCGGAGCTTCCAAAGTGGAGTTGCACGCCGAGGAGACGGAGACCGAGCCGCTGCCCGGCGGCGACCTGTCGGAGCGTTACGACGGGCGGAAAATCAGCGAGAGCTACCGGGAGTTCTGCACGCTCCGCAGCATCGAGGATCCCGAATACGGGCTTATGTATTTATCTCAAATCGACGGAACACCATGTGGAAATTAGAACATATCGAAGCGGAGAACCTGTGCGCTTTCCGCACGCTGGACTACACGCTCCGGCAGGGCGTCACGACCCTCGTCTTCGGCGACAACCGGGACAACGACTCGCAGCGCTCCAACGGCAGCGGCAAATCCGCCCTTATCGAAGCCATCGCCGTAGGCGTCACCGGAAGTCCGCTGCGGAAAGTGCGCAGCGAAGAAATCATCAACGACGCCGCCGGCGAGTGCCGGGTGAACTTGCGGCTGCGGAACGATGCCGCCGCCGAGACCTTTATCATCGAGCGGCGTATCCCTCGCAAAGGCGCCTCGACGGTAGAATGCCGCATCGAGCGGAACGGCCGGGCGGTGACGACCGACGAAGCCGTGCAACCCTCGGTGGACGCCTACAACCGCTATATCCTTGAAAAGTTGGGATTGACACGGGAGGAGCTGTTCAACACCTTCATCCTCTCCAAGCACAAATACCAGGACTTTCTGTCGGCCTCCGACACCCAAAAGAAAGAAATCATCAACCGCTTCTCCAACGCCTCCTTAGTAGACCGAGCCATCGAGAAAGTGGCGGACGACATCCTGCCGGTGGAAAACGCATTGCAGCAGGCGGCGTTGGCCCTTGCCGGGTTGGACGGGCGGGTCGAGATGCTCGCCGAGCAGATCCAGCGGGAAGAGCAAGCCGCCGAAGAGAAAACCCGCAACCGTGAGGAGCGCATCGCCGCCATCCGGGAATCCGTAGCGGCGAAGCACGCCTTGATCCGGGAGAAAAACACGGCGCTCGCCGCCTTACAGGAGCATGCAATCCGGCTCGAACAGGCGGACGCCGTCCTGCAACAGACGGAAGAGGGCGACGATGCGGTAGAGGTGTGTTCTGCCGAGGTGCGGAAACTCTTCTCGCAGCTCGGTTTGGGCGGTTTGACGGACTGGGATACGGTGCTGGAAACCAAGCGGGAGAAACTCTCCGGCGTAAAACGGGAGCTGGAAACCGTCCGGTCGGAATCTTCTCAAACGGAGGCGTCGTTCGGCGAGCTCGCCCGTCGGCGGGACGAACTGCAAAAGCGTTACGACGCCGTGCGGGAGGAAAGCCGGCAAAAAGCCCGGCAACACGACAGCCGCCTGCGGGAATTGGACGGCTTGCTGGCCACGGCCAACACCCGTCTGTCCGAAGCACGGCACGCCCGTCACGAGCTGCTTCGGCGCATCGAAGCGTTGAAGGGGCAACTTTCGGGCGTCATCCGCTGTCCCTCCTGCCGGCATGAATTCCTGCTTGCCGACGAGGCGTTCGACATCGCCGTCGGTCGGGACCACCTGCGGCAAGAGCAGGAGCGGCTGCAAGCCGTCGATACGGACATCCGCAGCCTGAACGGCGAGACCGAGCAAATAGAGTCGCAGCAGGACCGCATACGCCGGGACAAACGGGCGTTGGCCGCCGCGGACGGCTCGATAGCCGACGAACTGTCGCAGGCGGAACATGCCGTGCGGGATGCCGACAGCCGTCTGAGGCGGATACAGCAGCAACAGCGGCAAATCGAAACCGAATTGGACGGATTGCGGGGCGAACTGGACGGCATCCGCCGCAAGTTCTTCGACGAAGCCTTCGCCCTCGTGGACGACGCCTGCCGCCGCACCATGCGTGACGTTCAGCGTACCGAAGAAGAAATCCGAGCCGCCGAAAGTGCCGTCGTTACGCTCGAAGAGACCGTCGAAGAGCTGAAAAACGCCTCCTCCACGGAGCTGATCCGTTCGCTGAAAACCTCCCTGAAAGAGGTGCGGCGCAAATCCGGCGAGGCGGCGGCGCACAAAGAGGAAATCGAATGGCGGCTGCATCGCTTGCAGGAGCAGCAGGAGCGTTTCGTCCAGTTCAAATCCTTCCTTGCCGGGACGAAAATCGAAGCCCTGAACCGCATCACCAACGAATTTTTAGAAAACATCGGCTCCGACATCCGCCTGCGCCTCTCGGGCTTCACGCTCCTCAAGACGGGCAAGCTGCGGGAGAAAATCTCCGCCAGCCTCGTGCGGGACGGCGTGGACTGCGGCTCGTTCGGCAAATTCTCGCAGGGCGAGGCTGCCCGTGTACATCTCGCCACCATTCTCGCCATGCAGCGATTGGTGAACGGCGGCTGCGAGGCGGACAAAGGCCTCGACCTGCTGGTGCTGGACGAAATCCTCGACGCCATGGACGAAAGCGGCCTTGCCAGTACTTTCGGTGCGTTGAACCGCTTGGGCATCACCTCGCTCGTCGTCTCGCACGGCAACGTCGCCGAGGGCTACGAACACAAACTCGTCATCGTCAAGGAACATGGAGAATCACGCATCGGATAACATCACCCGGGAACAGGTGCTGGCATTGGACGTGGCGGCCAAGACCGGCTACTACAGTCCCCACGAGAACGGTACGTGGAACTTCACCGAATCCAAGCGCCGCAACGGCAACAAGATGCACGGTGCGTTCCGGGTGATGCTGGTCGCCTTCATCCGCCGTTACGGGATTCGCCGCATCGTGGCGGAAGACGTTGCCGTCAACCGCCACTTCTACGACCTGCGCCGCCTCTCGGAACTGCGGGGCATCCTCCTGGAGGTCTGCGACGAATTAGACCTGCCGGAGCCCGAGTTCGTGAACCCCGCCACGCTGAAGAAATTCGCCACGGGGGACGGTCGGGCGACCAAAGAGCAGATGATTCGCGCCTGCCGGGAGAAATACCGCTACGAGCCGCCCGACGACAACGCCGCCGACGCCTGCCACCTGTGGCATTATTACATTCGCAAATATCGTATTTAAGAAATTATGAACGCTATTTACAGTATTGACGCACATAGAGCTGACAGATTGGGAATCAGATTGACCCCTCAATCCGTCCGCCTATGGAGCCATCAGAAAGACCTCTTTCAGAAGAAGAGATAAAAGACATCGAACGGCGCACCGAGCTGTTCAACCGTTACATCCTGCCCAACCGGAACTTGGTGTACCGGCTCTGCATCCGCTACACCTTCTTGCAGGAAAACATCGCGGACAACTACAGCGAGGTGCTGGTGAACTTCTTCCGGTACATCACCACCTATGATCCCCAGCGGAGCCTGCTCAACTGGATACACATCGTCACCAAGCGGTTCGTCATGGAGCAGAACCGCCGTCACGGCCGTCTGCCCGTGGCGGAAAGTGTGGACGTCTTCAAACTCGCCCCGTCGCTCAGCGACGAAGACGAGACGCACGGCAACGCCATGGGCATGGACAACTACCGGGAATTCTACAACGACGACATCCTCGCCGCCCTCGACCAGCTCAAGCCCATCTACCGGGAGGCCCTGCTGCTCCAGCAGGCGGGGTACAAATTAGAGGAGATCGTCGAAATCTCGTACCGCAACGGCAACATGAAGAGCCGCAGCATGGACACGATGAAGAGCCGGATATTCCTTGCCAAACAACAAATGCGCAAACTCATTACGCCCGATGGAGAAAAACGATAAGACCCGCCGAGCGGCGGCATTGTTCGAGATGCTGGTGCGCCGGCTCATCGACCCGGCGTTCCGCTTTCCCGGCGGAGCGTCTGGACTTCGGGCGGTGTCGGACTGTCTGGACCTCCTGCGTGCCAACGGCGGCGGAGCGCTTTCCGACGAGCGACTGGCGGACTTCTGCATCTGCCAAGCGCACGCCATCAGCCGTTTCGATGCGGAATACCTGTCGCACCGCTGGATGCCGTCGCACTCCTTCGGTCTCAAAGCCCGGAAACGCTTCGCCGCCACGACACCGGTGCGCCGCTACTACGAAGACCGCTGGCTCGGGGAAACCGGATTGAGCCGTGACACACTGCCGCTCCTGCTCAAAGACCGGCGGGAACATCCCTTGTGGCGGTTCCTCGACCCTGCATACGAAGAGGCGACCAAGCGGCGGGTGGTGAACACCCCCGTGGGCTACTACGTCTGCGGCGTTTCGACCCTGCTGTGGTCGCCGTTCTCCGCCGCCTGCGGGGAGTGCGCCCGCATCGAGCCGTGCCGCAAACGTACCGCCGCCCGTTATCCCGAACTGTACCGGCTCCGCTGCGAGGAGGCAGAAAGGAGGAGCCAATCATGAGAGAAGCCGCTGTAAATCCGCTGTCGGCGGAGTTCCTCTACGAACTCTACGCCGCCTCCCTGCGCTACGACACCCTGTGCGGCGTAGTGACCGAGCACATGCGCAAAGAATACCTGCCCGACCGCAGCTTCCAGAAAGTGCAGGAGGTCATCGCCAACCACTACCGCACCTACAAAGTTCCGCCGACCTACGCCACGCTCTCGCAGACCTTTCAGGGCGACTACGACGTCATCGAACTCATCGAAACTTTCCACGAATACGAAGAGGAGAACTCCAGCACGGAATCCCTCACCGACATGCTTGAAGCGTACATCAAGGGCGTGCGGTTGCAGAAAGTCTACACCGAGGTCGGCAAACTCTACAACCAGAACCGGCAGGACAAGGCCGAGGAACTGCTGGGCGAATACGCCCGGTGGCTCTCCTCGTTCACGCTTCGCACCACGGCATTCGTGGACGTCGCCAAGACCTTCCGGGAGCGGTTCGAGCACAACCGCCGTCGGGAGGCGGAAAGCCGGGAAAACCGCCTGCCGCAGGTATGCCGTTTCTACATTCCGTACCTCGACGCCCTGAACGGCAGTCGGAATTTGAGGGGACAGCTGACCTGCTTCCTTGCTTCCACGGGCGTCGGCAAATCGCACCTCGCCAAACACATCGGCATCCGTGCCGACATCGACGACGGTCTGCACGTGCTGCACTACCAGTTAGAGGGTTCCGAGCAGGAGGCCCTGGATGCCTATTCCGGCGGCATGATCTCCCGCAACGCCTACTACTTCGAGCAGGGGCGGATTTCCGATAGGGAGTTCAAACACTTCGAGGAGCTGGTCATGAGCTATGCCGGCAGCATCACCGTGCGGTCGTTTCCCCGCTTCGCCGCCCGCATCTCGACGATGGACATCAAGAACGGCATCGCCGAATACCGCAAGATAAACGGCTACTCGCCCGACGTGGTCATCATCGACTCGATGGACCTTTTGACCGACGCCTCCCGCCGTCAGTGGGGCGCCGAGCACGAACGCTCGAAGCGCATCGCCGTCGCCAACGACCTGAAAGACCTGGCGGCGGACGAGAACGTGTGGATGGTGGTGACCTACCAGTCGACCATTGAAGACCGGGACTGGCTCAACAACGAGCGGAACGTGCTCACGGAGTACAACTGTAGCGAAGCGAAGGGATTGGCGCGACCCTGCACGCACCTTATCTCGCTCAACCAGTCGTCCGCCGAGCGGAAAGAGTGCCTCATGCGGCTGCATGTCGCCAAAAGCCGGTTTTTCCGCAAAGGGGATACAATCAAGATTGCGACCGATTATGACAACGAGGTGTTTTACGATGCACAGCGGTCGATGAGTTTAACGCAGGAGATGTAAGTTTCCTGCGTTTTTATTGTTCTTTATCTAATCTGCACAAAAAAGTTAATACTAAATATAATGTTTGAACGGTAATACTCCTGTTTTGATATCTTTTCCAGCGGTAAGGATTTCGCCGATGGAATCAGCGAACTTCAATGTGACAGGGACACCATCTCCATATATACAAGCATTGTAGTTTAACTTCGTCAAACTTAATATGTCTTTACAAACAACTTCAATATCAGCATCTCCTCTGGTTACAGCCACATCAATTGGATTAGGGGTTTCCAATCCAATCTGAGTTTTGAATCGGGGAATAAACCCTTTTGTCCAAAGGAAGGCTTTTCGATCATCATATTGCAACATCATTCCTCGGGGAACGCAATACGAATATTGCCGATATAACTTAAAAATACTGTTTTCTCTTATTCTTACTCCGATGATTTTGGACTTTCCCTCGACAGCTTCTTCAAACCCAGCCCATTCAGGATCATCAAAAAATGTTTTTGCATGAATGAAAATTTCATTGGGATAACATGCAAAGCGATTGTAATATGCTTCCAATGATTGAGAGACTACCTCAAAAGCATCTTTTTGAGATAGATGAAACTCGCCGGTCGTAGGATTCCACCATGGACCCACATTTCCTCTAAACACCATTCCATCACCAGAATCAAGAAACATTTGAGCCGCACAACAAGCATTTTTATTTTTGGCGTCGCTCTCGGTTTTCTTATACACTAATCCCAAATAACAAACCCCATCTCTAATTTCCCCAAGTTTCCAAGGAAGGCCACCTAATTTATAATAAAGTGTATTAGATATGTTCCACGCTTTAGCTGTGTCAAATTTTCGTTCTTCCTTGATTTGCTTTTCATTTAGCAAGTTTTCATAAGCAATTTTACTCTCCCGAATTATCTGGGTAACGATTTTTGCAGATAATATTTTAGCTTTTAACTGATTATGAAAATTGACTTCAAACTCATACGCTTCTCGAAGGATATCTTTCTCCGCTTGGAAAAACAGATCCAATTGGGTTGAATTCCGTTCATTTTTCTTCAGTCCAATGTTGACATTATCTTCCGCTTTCGGAATCTTTGAATTTGGTCTGCCGAATTTATAAATATCTTCCGGTATTACGATAAACCATACATCCACAGGCATCTCTTCATGTTCGGTATATTGTATTAACGGCTGGACATATAGATTCACCAAATTGTGAACTCGTTGATGGGAATCCGTATATTTTAGATATTTATCAATATCCTTTTGTTTGACATCAAGTTGAATGATGTTATCAAAGTTTATTGATATACCGAATGTTGATTCCAATCCGGGGAAATGGGGGCGGGCGATAACCTGATCCACATTAACGATTGAACCATGTATTTTTTTCAGATAATCGATCATTTTTCCCCTCAAGTTCATAGGGCCAATGATACCGATATTTTTAGGACCTTTGATTCTCTTTTGATCAAAAGGACCGAAAAGCATTAAACCATCGCGTGGATCGATAGCTGTTTGCCCATTACCAAATGTTAGCAATGGTTCACTGATATATTTTAGAGTTGGTTCAATCATTTGTTTCCTCTCCCGTTAAATCTTCGTAATAATCTTCTATCTTGTCAACGCTCATTTCAGCGTCCGGGTCTATATATCCCATTTCACTCATCAGCATTTCCGGCCATTCTTTCAGTTTGATTTGCTCTCCCTGCAACGTTACCTGAATGCTTATTTCTCCCTCTTTATTTTTTAGGCGCTGAATAAATGCGAGTAATAAATCCCTCCATGCCTCATTAAAGAGGCGTTTCCCTTTTTTCCTTCTGAATGAATGTTGTTTCTTTTCATCATCTATCAATTGAAAACCGTCCGATGTAAACAGAATGTGAGATTTAAGAGAAAACCCAATGAATGGAAACAGTGTCGGTTGAATAGAAACTCCATAATGCCAAAATCCCACCCCTTGCATCTCTCCTAATAAAGCCTTCGCCTTTTTTCTCGTACTTGAAGGATAGGTAAAAGTCACTCTGGTTATTTTATCATATTTCGGAAGGAAATAAGCCAATCTTTTATTTGACATTTCATGTTTCCATAAGCCTGTCCGCCTGAATAGATTTGCAATTATGCACGACATCAGTCTCTTGAAATGATTCTCGACATCTCTATGTTGAGGAAACTTTTCAGATACGAACCCATCTAAAATATCAGTCAGAGAAAATGTAAACGTATGTTCCGGCCTAACTTCAATCGTTTCATTATCTCTTTGAACGGAAAAATTCAAATTCCCATCAAACGAAGAAATACAATTAGATAATAAGCTAATCGGAATTTCTTTATTCAAGTCTCTGATAGCTTTTGCTTGGGCAGCATTGGCAAATTGATACATGTAAAATCTATCCGGCATTTCGGCAATCGACCACCATGAAGTATAATATCGCTCTTTGTGGGGTACGATTGAACAGTTGGAAATATACTCATTTTCATACCATTCTGAAAATGAAGATTTCTGATCGCCGAAATTAGAAGGGACATTGTCTTTTTCCAATTTTTTAAGCAGTTGCTTCAATCCGTCAGCCCAATTGCCGTTAAATGGAATATGATTGATATTGGGCAATCCTATCGCCAAATTATAGTTGGAATCATCTATATGCAACGGTATAATAAAATCCTGTAATCTGTCTCGTGCAGCAATGCTTTTCGCATATTCCAGCTCATCTTCAATTCCTTGCCGAAGTATGCCTTCTGTCGTTACAATATTTTTTGAATAGACGAACAAAACTTTTATTGAGCGATCCAAGGCTTTTTGAATGGTTGCCCAAAAACGTTCTCCTCCAAGCAATCCTTCTTTATCTACCCAAACCTTATATCCCAACATCTCTAATCGAGAAGCAATCCAGATGGAAAAATCATTATCTTCCGGTGTCGCATGACTTATAAATATCGTGTCTCTCATAATCTATCCTTTCGTTGGTGGGGCTTCATAATAGTTCCGTCATAAACACAGGTAAGCAAAAGATGTCTTTGTCTTTTCTCAAATCTTTTGTATAGAGAAGGTATCTGTAAAGAATTCTCGCTGAAAATTTTTCTTGGAATTTATCGATTGATTTGTGTGAGTTGTATCCAGACGACTTCACCTCGATGGGACATATCTTGTCTTTTCTCGAAATCAGAAAATCAATCTCATAATTGCGAATGGCTTTGTTTTCCGCTTCGTCTTTCGGTATTTCCTCCTTAAATGTATAGTAAAAAAGTTCATTGCCGGCACTCTTCAACATCTGGGCTATTACATTTTCATATACATATCCCAAATCTGCGCTGAGTTTATCAGAAAGCAATTTTCGATAGATGACATTTTCTGTATAGTCACGATCCATAAAAGCAAGTGTCACGAACAATCCCGTATCGGCAAGAAACATTTTGAAATAATCGTAGTCGGCATGTAAGGAAAATCCCACACTCGGATCATTGGCATGATAGGCAAAATTGACGGTCATGGAATCCGCCATATCCATCAATAATTCACTGAGTCGAGCCGCCGTTGCATTCTCAATTACACTTCCCACCTTATAGCGTGTCGTATTGCGGGAGAGTTCTGCCGGAATCGAGGTGAACAGCCTGGACGCACGTCCAGTCGGATCGATTTTCCGGAAATCGTCGATATAAAGTTCAAGAATATTCCGTTTTACCGCATCTATAGCTGAAAAATCATTCGATTCAATATAGGCATTTATTGCCTGAGGCATACCTCCGATAAGCATATACAGGCGGAAATTCCGCATTAAGTCTCGATTTATCGCATCTCCCAGCGGTTTGAGGTTTTGATACGAATATCTAATCAACTCATAAGTCTGAGATTTATCGATAGCCCATAAAAATTCCTCGAAGTCCAGCGGATACATTGAGATGCGAGTTTCCTCACTCGGTATCACGATGCCTTTCACATTCTTTTTTATGGAAAGAAGCGAACCGGTTTCAATATAATCATATCGGTGATCCTTAACAAGATGCTTTATTGCCTGTCGTGCGGGAGGGAATAATTGCACTTCGTCGAAGATGACGACCGATTTTCGTTCGTGTAACGACACATTGAACAAGGATTGAATCCGCAGAAAGAAGTAATTCAGATCCGAAATATGAGAAAACAACTCTTTGACAGCATCGTCCGCTATCGAAAAATCGATGATGATGTAGGACTCGTACTCCGTGCGGGCAAATTCCTCTGCAATAGTAGATTTTCCGATTCGACGCGCTCCTTTTATCAGAAGAGCCGTTCGTCCGTCATTTTCCCTTTTCCACCGGAGCATTCGCTCATAGATTTTGCGTTTGAATATTCTTTCAGACATAACCGAAGCCTTTTATTTTCCACAAAGATATGTGTTTTGTCGGAAATTGAAAAATGTTTTTGGTGTTATTTGTCGGAAAATGGAAAATGTTTTTGTGGAAATTTGCCGAAAACCGGAAAATGTATCGAAACTCATTTTGCGCTGAGATTCTAAAAACGAAAAATAAAACATGTTTTAGTCCACCTGTTTCGTTCCTCTACGGCTATTTCTTTATATGCACATCACAGGGAAAGAATACGATTTGCTGGTGGCGGAGTTGCGGGCGGAGCTCGGAGCCCGGACGGACGGCGGCGGGAAAAACCTTATCGCCCGGTGTCCGTTCTGCGGCAAGGAGGGGAAATTCGGCGTCTACATCGGTCGGGAGACCGCCCGCAAGAAGCCCTTCATGGCGCACTGCTTCTCGTGCGGCCGTTCGACGGCGACATTAGAGCGTCTGCTCGAAAGCCTCGGGCGGATGGACCTGCTGCCGGCCGAGACCGTCGCTTTCGACACGCCGCTCGCCAATGTCTTGTTTCCATTAGAAGATGCGGAGGAAGAGGTTGACGACGAATTGGGCATCGTCTCCCTGCCGGAGTTCTGGCGGAGAACCTTTACCCACCCTTACCTGCAAGTGCGGGGTTTCACCTACGACGACTATGACCGGTTTCCGGTGGGCACCACCTGCCGGCTGAACCGCCGCTGGGACGACTACGTCATATTCCCCGTCATCGACGCCGGCGACCCGGTGGGTTACGTCGCCCGGCATACGTGGAGCAAGGAAGACATCGACCGGCATAACTGCCGAGTCCGGCGCAGCGGCGATTACAAAATCCTGCGCTGGCGCAACTCCACCGAGAACGACTTCGTGAAGCTGCTCTACAACTACGACGCCGTGACGGAAGGCGAGACCGACACGGTCGTCCTCGTCGAGGGTATCTTCGATGTGGTCGCCCTGACCCGCAAACTGGACCTATACGACAACCGTCGCTTTGTCGCCGTCGCTACGTTCGGCAAGAAAATCTCCCGCACCCAGATCTACAAACTCCAGTCGAAAGGCGTCCGCACGGTGGTCGTCGGCTACGACGGGGACGCTGTCGAAGCGGTGAAGCGTACTGCCTCGGAACTCTCCGCCTACTTCGAGGTCTTCGTGGCGGACATCCCCGACCCGGAGAAAGACTGGGAAGACCTCACGGCGGAGGAAATCTACCGGGTCTTCGCCTACGGCCTGAAAACACCCGTCGAATATCAACTCACTAAAATACAACAGCAATAACATGAACGAACTGCATGAATGGTTGGAAACGCACCGCATCGCATACCGTCCCGTCGACCGAGAAGTGGTCGAAATCGAGGGCTTCGGCAAGGTATTCCTCGCCGACCTCTCCGGCGTGGAATCCATATTCCGTCTGAAAGGCGGCGAACCCGAATTCAACCTGATGGAACGCCCGGAGGTGCTGCTCGCCGAGGGCATCGAACACGTCGCCTTCCCGTTTGGCGACAACTGGTACTACTATTCGCTTCGGGAGGGTTTCGCCCTGAACATCCTCAAATATGTAGGCAAGCGGATTCCCTGCCGGCGGCGGACGCCGTTCGTCCACTTGGGCGTACACACCCCTTACGAGCTGCTCAACGCCTCGGGCGACGTCGCGCTGTGGGTGCGCAAAGCCGTGTGGATGTGCCATACCGCCCTCGGTATTTCGGACCACAACACGATGGGTGCCACGCTGGCGTTGCAGAAAGCCTGCGACAAGGCCGGCATCACGCCGGTCTTCGGCTACACCTGCACGCTCTCGCACGAGGGCGAAAAAGTCGAGGTCAAAATCTACTGCCAAAGCCAGCGGGGGCTGCGGAACCTGCTGCGCATCCAGAAAGCCGTCATGGTGGACGCCGAGGACGCCACCGTCCCGCTTCCCGAACTGCTGCGCCGGGGTGAAGGGAACGTGTTAGTGTTGGGCAAACTTTCCTCCTTCTGGATGGAGCGTAACCGGCATGTCGTGAAAGCCCTCTCGGAGACCTTCGACCGGGTCTTCTACCAGGTCGATTTGTCCGAATACAAAGCCGAGCGGTTGGATGCCGAGGTACTGAAAGCCACATCGCACTTCTTCAATACCTTCTACGACAAGGCTGCCGACCGCTTCCTCGTCGAGCCGGTATTGATACCCGACTGCCACTATCCCGACCGGGACGACGCCCGCACGAAAATCGTCCTGAACAAAATCGCCACGGGCGCCGCTCACAGCCAGAGCGACGACCAGTACCTGAAAGACGTCGACGAACTCTACGAACAGTTCCGCATGCTCTTCGACGGCGAGCGGTGGGACATCGATGCGCTCTTCGAGCGGGTGTGCCGCCACACGGTGGAAATCGCCGAAGGTGCCGAAGCCCGCTATCAGACCGAGCGCAACTACATGCCCCGTTACGACATGACAACCGAGGAGCGGGAGCGTTATGGTGACCGCTACAATATGTTCCGGCAACTGCTGGAAAAAGGTTTCCGGCGGTTAGTACCGCCTGACCGTGCGGACGAATACCGCAAGCAGTTGGAAAAAGAGGTTTACATTCTCGAATCCACCGATAACATCGACTACCTGCTCATCCAGTACGACACCGTGAGCTGGGCCCGCCGCAACGGTATCCTCGTGGGGTGCGGGCGTGGTTCCGCCGGCGGGTCACTCGTGCTCTACCTCTTGGGCATCACGCTCATCGACCCCATCCAGTACAACCTGCTCTTCGAACGTTTCCTGCTGCCGGAGCGTGCCGGGCTCTATGCCGACCGGGTAACCTGTCTGACGGACGAAGTACTGTCCGACCGTGCCGTCCGTATCCGTTTCGACAACGGTATGACGCTCCGTCTCGACCGGGACGCTGAGTTGGCGGTTGTCCGTGGCGGGCAGCGTCTCACAGTCTATGCCGACCGGCTCCGTGCCGGGGACGAGGTGTTGTTCGACAATCGGGATATCCTGTTCCACCTGCAAAACGAGCGGCGATGAAGATACAAAGCATTGAATGCGAAACCCTGCCGGAAAAGGTATTGCTGGCGGACACCTTCGTCGGGGACGGTTACCGTCAGGGCCCCGGCGGACAACTCCCCGACGTCGACATCGACTTCCAGTCCGACCGCCGGCAGGAGGTCAAGGAATACCTCGAACAGCGTTACAACACCGACGGCCGGCAGCAGGTCTTCTCCGCCGGTACGCTGACTACGCTCAAGATGAAAGCCGTGCTCAAAGACGTATGCCGGGTGCATCGAGTGCCGGTCAGTCTGGTGAACTACATCACCGCCATCTTCGGGGACGACAACATGACGTGGACCGACCTGTTCAGGCTCGCCGCCACGAACAAGAAAGTCCGGGACTTCATCCGGCGTTACCCGAGGGTCATCGAAGACATCCGTCCGATTATGGGTCAGCCCCGCAGCGGGTCGGTACACGCCTCCGCCATCATCATCACTCCCAAACAGCAGGAGGGCGAGCCGATGGAGTGCTTCGACTACACGCCCATCAAGAGAGTGGACGGACAGCTCATCTCCGAGCTGGACGGTTACTCCATCGACGAGGTGGGCCTATTGAAAAACGACTGCCTCGGTATCAAGGAGCTGTCGAAAATACAGGCCGTCATCGACATCTGCAACAAAGAGTACCATGCGGGGCTCTCCTTCGAGGGCATCGTGCGCAGCGGGTTGGACGACGAAAAGACCTACCGCATCTTGGCCGAGGGTTACACGCAGAACGTCTTCCAGTTCTCCTCGCCGGGCATGACCCGTTTCCTGCAAGACATGCGTCCGGAGCGTATCGGCGACCTGATAGCCGCCAGCGCCCTCTACCGTCCGGCGACCCTCGACTCCGGTTCGGCGGAAAAATACCTGCTCTGCCGTCGTCGGGAGGTGGCTCCCGTCTACCTGTGGGGCACCTACGACGCCCTGAAAAACACCTGCGGCGTGCTGGTCTTTCAGGAGCAGCTGGCGCAGATGGCCCGTGAGGTAGGCGGATTCTCGCTGGCCGAGGGCGTGCGGCTACTGAAACTCATCTCCAAGAAAAAGGTGGACGTCATTCGTGCCATGAAAGAGAAATTCATGACGGGTGCCGCCGCCAAAGGCTGTCCGAAAGAGGACGCCGGGCGCATCTGGGAGATGATAGAAGCCGGCGGCGGCTACCTCTTCAACGCCAGCCATGCCACCGCCTACGCCGTCACCAGCTACGTGGGCGCCTACCTCAAAGCCAACCATCCCACGGCGTTCTACACCGTCGCCTTACAGTGGGCCGACGACAAAGAGATTCCGACGCTCATGTCCGAGATGGAGCTCTGCTCCGGCGCCCGCATCGTGCCGCCCGAAATCAACACCTCCCGGCAGGCCTTCTTCACCGACTACGCCGCGGACGAAATCTTCTGGTCGCTCGGCCGCATCAAGCAGTTGGGCGCCAAAGCCGTCGCCTGCATCGTCGGGGAGCGGGAGAAAAACGGTCCCTACGCCTCCGTCGAACAGTTCATCCATCGGATATTCCGCTACAAGCTCAAGAAATACGCCTACTGGGACGACCCCGACAACGCCGAAGAGGCGGTGCGGGTGCCGGTCAACGCCCGTCACGTGCGCAACCTCATCCTTGCCGGCTGCTTCGACAAAGCGGAGGGCATCGACACCGTGACGGGGCGTTACGACCTGCTCGTCCGTGCCGCACGGGAGCTGGGATTCACGCTTTCGGAGAAAGACTTCCCTGCGGAATCGGTGGGACAGCACTACTTCTGGAGCCGGTTGCAGATTGCCGTCAGCGGCATCGGCTCGGTGGACTACCGCCGCATCTTCGACGCCTCGCCCGCCCGTGCCTCAGTGAAAGGCAAAGCCTCCTACCTGAGCCTGCGAGAGGTGCTCAACCCCTCCGGCGACGGCCGTCGTGCCGCCGTGTGCGCCACCGTCACGGAGCTCGGCGAACACACCTACAAAGACCGGGCGACCGGCGAGCGGAAACGCTTCGTCAAGCTGACCCTCCAGCAGAACAACGACGTGGCGGAGATGGTCTGCTGGAGCGAGACCTGCGAGGCGCACCGGGACAAAATTCCCGCCCTGAAAGACCGCATCGTCATCGTGACGGGCATGGTCAAATACAGCGACTACTCCGGCACGAACACCCTGCAAAGTACCAAAACAACCCTTATCCACATCGTATGAAACCGACCATCATCGCCATCGCCGGAAACTCCGGCACCGGCAAGACCCACCTGTCCAGCTACTTAGGCATGCGTCTGGGCATTCCCGTCATCGTCTCGCACACGACCCGTCCACGAAGAAAGGATGAGGTTCACGGTAAAGACTACTTCTTCGTTGGCCAAAGCGAGATTCCTCCCCGGGAGGAGATGCTGACCTACACGCAATACGGCGGCCACGAATACTTCGCCCTGCTCCGTCAGGTGCCGAAAACCGGCCGCTGCGTCTACGTCCTCGACGAAAAAGGGCTGGTGGCGCTCCGCCGTGAACACGGCAAACGGTTCCACATCATCGCCGTCCTGCTCCGTGCCAAGCCTGAAACGCTCGCTCTTCGGGATATCTCCTCCGAGCGTATCGCCCGGGATGCAGAGCGGCTGCAACTGCCCGACAAATCCTACGACGCCGTCATCGACAACGACGGTCCGCTGCGGGAATTCGAAGAACAGGCACTATACCTCATCAACCAATTGGGATAGACATGGCAGCACCGAAAACAGAACAAGGCATCTACACCGCCGTCGTCCTCGACTTCGAGACCGGCGGACTGGACTGCACCCGTTGTGCCTGCACGCAAATCGCCATGCAGGCCGTGCGGCTCGACACCTTCGAGGTATTGGGACGTTATGCCAACTACATCGCTCCTTACGACAGACAGCCGTTGGGCGGCGCTCCCAAGCGCAAGGTATTGAAGACCCGCCGGGAGGTCGAGCAGGAAAACGCCGCCGAGCCGATGGACTACGAGCCGGTCGCACTGAACTACACCGCCATCACGATGGAACTGCTGCGCTCCCGGGGCGTGGCGTTGAAACAGGTGGCGGCGGAGGTCATCGACTTCGTCCGCCGGCATACGCTCAGTAAAGGCCCCCGTTACAAACCGGTGCTCATCGGTCAGAACATCCCGTTTGACGTGGGTTTCCTGCAACAAATGATGGCCTACGCCGGATTGCAGAAAGAGTTCACGCAGGTCTTTTCCGGCACGACCGACTTCCACGGCAACTTCCAGCCCCATTACTTGGACACCCTCGACCTTGCCCGGCTCTGCCTCGCCGCCGACCCGGAAGTCACCTCCTACAAACTGGAGCTGGTTGCCGAGCGGCTCGGTATTGAGCTTGACGACGCCCACGACGCCGATGCCGACGTGACCGCCACCCGTGAGGTGGCTGCCTTGTGCGGCCGCCGGTTGCGGCAGAACGGAGATACGGATGTCTCGCAACAGCGGACACCGAAGACCAGAGACCATTTCAAAATCTGAAACCATGCAAGAAAACGACAAGATAGAGCGGGTGACCTTCCGGATGGAAGACCGCATGACCTACGGGGTATTGAACTACGACGGTAACGAGTTGATGGCCGCTATTACAGGCTACGACCTGAACGTGGTGTTCAACATGCGGCTTATCAACTCGCTCGCCGATGCCGAGGCCTGTGCCAACGCTTTGGCCGACGTGTTCTACCAGACGCTGATGGAACAACTCATAGCGAGAAAGGCGGAGTTTATTCAACCGCCGAAGCCTTAAACCGCTATTCTTTTAAGAGGATACCTCATGGTAACTTCTTAATATACGAAACGATGAAAAAGAAAGAGATAGCAAAGCCCATAGAGATGCCGACAGTCCCTGTACCATTGGCGGAAAAGCCGCTGACGGAAGACGAGGACAAATTCTGCGAGCTGTACGTCTCCGGCGGTGCGCAATTCGCCGGCAACCACCGCAAATGCTACGAGGAGGTGTTCGGCAAGGGCAAAAACGTCCCCATCGCCAGCCGACTGCTGCTGGGTCGTCCGCACATCTCCGCCCGCATCCGGGAGATGATAGACAGCGTACAGTTCGACGTCGAGACCATCGCCACCCGCTTGCAGGTGGCCGAAACCCTGAAAGCCGTGATGAGCGAGACCTCCTCGGCCGAGTACACCGACAAATTCGGCGTACCGCTCTCTCCGGCTCCGCTACGTGCCGTCGCCGTCAACGCCGCCAAAGCCCTCATGGAACTCTATCCCATCAAATGCTCGCAGGAGACCAAGCTGCGCATCGACGGCGGCGAGGGCGGCGTGGTCTTCAACGTCATCGTACCCCAGACGCCGCCCCATGAATAAGCCCGAATCCCAACGGAAAATCAGCCGCCGCACCGCCGAGCGATTGCTCTACATCACGGTCATCCTCCTGCTGCTCCTATACGGGCTGTTCAGGGATTCCGAAGTTGCTGCACGGCTTATGGAGGCCATCACGAACGCTTTTTCAATACTCATTCAAAATCCATCATGACCCAAGTAAGAAACTTCATCAGCGACAACCTGCGGACGATATTGGTCATCGTCTCCTTTGCCGTGACCCTCTACGTACAGCACGTCAGCAACACCGAACACATCAACGAACTGACCCGCCGCTGCCAGACGTTAGAACTCAAAGTGCAGGACCAGTACGAACGCATCGACGCCATCAAGCTCGACAAGGCCGTCTTCGAGGCGACCATGACCCAGTTCACCTCGCTCCAGACCGACATCCGGGAGATGCGCGAGGACATCAAGGAACTCCTAAAACACAACCGATGAGGCGGAGGGTTTGGGTCATCGTCCTGCTCTTGTGTGCCGGAGTTGTCCGGGCGCAGGAAGCACGTTTCGAGGTTGCGGTGGCCTGCATTAAACGATATGAAGGCATGCACGACAGCCGTCATCATCCGTATGTCGGCTACGGGCATCTGCTCTTGCCGGGCGAATCCTTTCCGGTAATGACCGAGCGCATCGCCGACTCGCTGCTGCGTGCCGACCTGAGAAAGAAATGCGCCGCATTCCGGCGTTTCGGGGCGGATTCCCTGCTGCTCGGTGTGCTTGCCTACAACGTAGGCGAATCTCGGCTCTTGGGCTACGGCGACCGTCCGAAAAGCCGGTTGATCCGGAAGCTCGAAGCCGGAGACCGGGACATTCATATCGAATACACGGCTTACTGCCATTACCGGGGAAAAGCCGTTCCGTCCATCCGAAAGCGACGGGAAGAAGAATTCAAAATCCTATTCATCAAATAAGAAAACGTTATGATTGAAAGAAATGCAACCGTGCAGATAGTGGCATCGCCCCAGCTTACGGAGATGATGCTGGACGAACTGGTCGGGAAAACGGGCGTCGTGTCGGAAGACCTGACGGGTCCCGAACGGCGCAGCAATAAAGGCTATATGGTATTCCTCAAAGACCCGTTCCAGGAGGAATACGAATGGTTCATCCCCGAAGAATCCGTCCGCCATGCGTAGGAGTACCCGTTACCTGAGCCTTGCCGTGCTGTTGCTCGGCTTGGCTGTCGCATTTCTGTGGCAGCGCAATGGCCGCCTTCGGGAAGAGCGTGACCGTTACCGGGGCAACACCGAAGCGTTGTTGTCGGACATGAAACGCATCCGTGTGGATTCGACGACGATGGCCGTGGATGTGAACACCTTGCGGCTGCGGGTGGACGAATACAAGCGGTTGCGAGCTGAAGATGCCGAACAAATCAAGCGGCTCGGGGTGAAAATCAAGCGCCTCGAAGCGGCGGCGAGGCATGAGGTAGAGGTTGCCGGTCCCATCGATGCCAGCGTGCGGGATACGGTCGTCATTCGGGACACTGTGCCGGTGTTGCGGCAGAAAGTGGAGATGATTACGCCCCACATCCGGCTGACAGGCATCATCGAGGACAACCGGTTGCGGGGCGAAATTCAGGTGCCGGTAACGCTCCGTCAGGCCGTGTGGGTGGAATACAAGGGCTGGTGGTTCTGGAAGCGGGTCAAGGCCGTGCATCAAACCATTTCGAGCGACAATCCGTATGCGGAGATACGGTATTCGGAGTATATACAGATTGCTCCAAAGTAA